ACCACATGAACATGTACGCGCCGTAGGTCACATGCAAGTCAACGCCAGAGGAGACAAATTGGATGCTGATGGCAATGTGATCTCAACCAGGTCACAACAGGTCAATCGCAATCTTGATCGCACTACCAACACTGCACCGGGACCAATTCCCACCAGCAGTCGAGTACAAAAAATAGCTGATAAAGACGCAGCCGATAAAGAAGAAGCTGATAAAGAAAAACTTGAACAAGCAAGATTACAACGACAGGCGCTGCGAGCACAAGGAGTAGTACCTCAAGTTGAACAGCCCACAACAGGACTAGCAGCAGCCATGGCTCGTGCAGCCACCCAACCCAACGAGGAATAAATGACCAAATTCGCCTTTCAACCACACCAACTCACCCGACAACAAATTGTTCCACTCAAGGATTCAGTGATTGTGAGTGACATGATCTTTGACACACGTATCACTACCAGTGGTATTATTATTCCCAACGACAACGGCAAAAGCACCGGCATTCGCCCACGCTGGGGCCGAGTGTATGCAGTAGGAGTCGAACAACAAGATGTTACTGTTGGACAGTGGGTTTGTATTGAACACGGACGATGGACTCGTGGTATTGATATCGAAGATGAAAGCGGCAAAGTAACTTTACGTAGAGTGGATCCTAAAGATATCATGATGATCTCTGATGAAGTACCCAACGATGACACATTCTCCACAGCAATACATGTGGAGGCCAAGCCTGACTGGATGCAACACAATTGATCTTCAATCACATCAAGCAGCTCAAAGCTGATGGCAAACGTATTGGTATTACGTTCAGCACGTTTGATATGTTGCATGCCGGCCACATTGCCATGTTAAGTGAAGCCAAGAACCACTGTGATTATCTTATTGCTGGCTTGCAAACTGATCCCACAATAGATCGTCCTACACAAAAGAACCCACCGGTGCAAAGCATAGTAGAACGCCAGATACAACTGGCTGCTTGCCGTTATGTGGATGAAGTTGTGGTATATCAAACTGAAGAGGATCTTATAGATCTGTTGTTGATCCTGCCTGTGGATGTGCGTATCCTAGGTGTGGAATATCAAGGCATGGAGTTCACTGGTCGAGAAGAATGTGTAAGTCGAGGTATTGCACTGGTATTCAACGGGCGTGATCATTCATTCTCCAGTTCAAGCCTGCGCCGACGTGTGGCCAAAGCTGAAGTAGAACGTGGTCTAACACAACAATGAAATGTAAAACTTGTCACGACGTGATTCGTCCAAACTGTGATTATAATCAAGGGCGTTGCCCACATAGGAAACCCATGATAGAAATTCAACCCCGAGACCCCAGCAAAAGACACTTTTATGTTAGCCTGGTCAAGAGTGTACTACGCATCGGCGCAGGCATATCATTGATTATGGTAGGCTTTCCTGAAGCAGGCACACTGCTAATTGTTGCAGAAGTTTTAGGCATTGTCGAGGAACTGGTATGAGTAGAGAGTCAAGACCAAGAAAAGCCACAGTGGATCAAGAAGAATTGGCCAACCGACACGAATCGATCTTTGGCAAGAAACTACCAAAGGAACGTTATGTTCCTCCACCATTGCCGGCAGAATTGCAAACACAATCCTCGCACGAAAAGCAATTGGGTAAAAATATTCCACTTGGACGTACATAATCTTATGGTTGAAAACACGGTTGCAAATGTTCAGTGCGGATGTTATAATTGTATGAACAAGATCAAGGATGCCCGCGGATGGCCATTGACCATGAGCACATTTATTGTGTGCCCGGACTGTGGTAATAAACGTTGTCCCAAGTCAACCGATCATAATCTAGCCTGTACCAATTCAAATGATCCAGGCCAACTAGGAAGTAGATACCAATGAAACAATTATGGGTAGAAAAATACCGGCCTGACACAGTGGACGGGTATGTGTTTGTGGACGATTCACAGCGAGAACAAGTGCAATCCTGGATTCGAGACGGCACAATTCCACACCTGTTACTGAGCGGTGCAGCCGGCACAGGTAAAACCACCTTGGCCAAAGTGCTGATCAATGAACTGGGCATAGACCAATACGATGTGATGTATGTGAATGGAAGCAAAGAAGGTCGCAAAATTGAATGGGTGGACAAGCTGATCAGCTTTGTGCAAACCATGCCATTTGGTAAGTTCAAAGTGGTGCTGATTGATGAAGCTGACTACATGAACAAGGAAAGTGTGCAGCCTGCATTGCGCAACTTGATGGAGGACTACTCCAGCACAGTGCGATTCATAATGACTTGTAACTATCCACACAAGATCATTGACCCTATCCACAGTCGCTGCCAAGGGTTTCATATTACCAAAACTGATCATACAGAATTCACTGCCCGTGTGGCCACAGTGCTGGTAACAGAAGGTGTGGAGTTTGATCTAGATGTGCTAGACACTTATGTCAAAGCCACATATCCTGATCTGCGCAAGTGTTTGAATCTAACACAGATGAATTCACAATCAGGAACTTTAAGTGCGCCCAGTGCCACTGATCGAGCAGCTCGGGATTGGAAACTGGATTGTGTAGACATGTTCAAGCGTGGACAGATACGTCAAGCACGTACACTGTTATGTCAAAGTAGCACACCAGAAGAAGCAGAAGATGTATTCCGTTGGATGTATGATAACTTGGACTTGTGGGGCAATACCGACGAACAAAAAGATCAAGCTGTTGTGATCATCCGTAATGGTATTGTGAATCATAACTCTGTAGCTGATGTTGAAATCAACTTGAGTGCAACATTGATCGAATTGGCAAATCTAAAATGAGATATTTCTTAATCACCTACTACCTAAAGCCTGACGGCAAGATTGACGAAAGCACCACAGTTGCCAAGAATCTCAAACCCAAGGATATTCAAACGTGCAGTGTGATCCTGGACTTTAAAAAACTTCAAGTGGTCAAAGCCCAAATGAATGGAGTAAGTGTGCCCAAGGACTTTGACAAGATTGTAGAATACTATATTCAGCACTATGAAAGTATCATCAAGCGGTTGTTTGCCGAAAACGGATATGAACTTGTAAAACAAGAAACTGTGGCCGGAGCCACAGAATCTGTGATTTAGTTATTTGACGTATAGTGCTAGTATGATCCCTATGATTGGATGGCGTTGTATGTCTCGCCCGGTTAGCCTGCAAACAGCCATTCCTGTGACTGGATAATGCTCTAACCGTGAACAGAGATCTAACAGTCCATTTTGGCCCTGAGCTCGATCGGCTTGTTCCACATCCCCAGTGACCACAATGCGCGATTCAGTGCCTATGCGACTCAGCAGCATTTTCATCTGTGCTGGCGTGGCGTTCTGCATTTCATCTGCAATGATCCACGCATGTTTAAATGTGCGTCCACGCATGTAGGCCAAGGGTGATATTTCAATGGTGCCTTCGTCAATCATGGCTGCAATTTCAGGTGGGCGATAGTATTCACGCAATACATCCAGCAAGGGACGAGTCCACGGTTCCATCTTGGCAACGAGATTCCCGGGTAAGAACCCGTGCTGTTCGTCTTCTACGCCAATGGCCGGTCGTGTTAGGATGATACGTTTGCATTCGCCTGTTCTAAATGCTTTTACAGCAGCCAACATGGCCAGGTAAGTTTTACCAGTGCCTGCAGGGCCAACTGCTACCACAATTGATTGTTGTGAGTTGAGTAGGTTTAATATGAGATTTTCTTGATTGCGTGATTTTGGTATGAGTTCTATTGGTCGTTGTCGCTGCCTGGGTTCTGGATTGAACGGAATTGTGTTTTCTACCATATGTGTTATGATGCGTTTTTGTATTTGGGCTTTGGCCCCTCTTTGTCTACTCAAGTTTGGTTCTCCTAAAGTGTTTGCCAATTGGGATTAGCATGAATATTTAGGTGTTTGTAATCAGAGATCTGTGTACTGAGATTTCAGAGATCTATGGCATAAGTATTAGACTGTGCTCGAGTATTTCAAAGCGCACAGGTTCTAGTCTCCTGCCATAAATATCCGTATGGACGAAAACATCTTTAAAGATCACACAGACTACTGGAATGTGGCTGAAAACATCCGTGATATCTACCTCAGTGAGGGCAGCTTGCTCACACTGTTGGATTTTGAACGAGTTCTCGACGAACTGGATATCTATGCATTTCGAAACTGGGATCGTGGCGAACTAGTACAAGGCCCTGATATTGGCAAATACAAAATAGGCTGCATATTCATGTGGCCTGAGAATCTCATGCCCGACCCACGTGGTGGCCGTAGATTGTTACCATTTGATTGCGAAGTAAAATTCAAAAAAGTAAACATGAAAATACCCATCAAGGTCACAGAACCCAGTGACTACGAAGCCGGTACACACATTGCTAGATTGATAACTAAAAAAGTATGGTTGGTTGAGATTGTGATGCCCAAGAACCTAATCGCAGACATCCGTACAGGTAGTGTTGATCTAGAAGGTGAAGAAATTGATTTACAAGATCTAGACGACGCTTACGCAGAAGATATCGACAAAGACCAATACAAAGATGAAGAGAAAGCAAATGCAGCACAACAACAACTTCAACAACCCGCAGCAGCCCCCACAGCCGCAGCACCGCCGCCGCCGGCAGCTTAACGAAGGCTTGGCCTACAAGGACATGGAGGGCATGATGAAGCCCACCGTGCATATCGACGAGTTCTCAAGCAAAATGGGCGAAGATGCTGATGTTATTGTGGTGAGCTTTTTTGTTCGAGACAAACAAGCAGCTAAAGATCTTATGAACTGGTTTGAAAAAGGCTATGACTTTGTGTTAGATGCTGATCAAAGCCCTGGTGAAATCAAACCCAATCGTTATCTGGTGTATTTAGAAATGCGCCGTCGCAATGCTGCTCCTAAACAAATACAAGAGATACTAGACGATCTTGGAACACTTACAGAGTACGAGCCAGATGATTGGATCATGGTCTACCAGAAACAAAAGCACGAATGGAGCCCCGAGACCTTTGCTAAACTAGTACCACTTACTCCCAATGAATATCGTGAACGCACAGAAGGTGATCTTAACGAAATGCGTGTTGCTGCCGGGTTAAATACCAAACCTGTGTACAAAGTGTTGGACCCAGCTCTCAAATCCATACAGGCCGCTGCAGGTATACTCTGACTCTAAGGGTTAGAATAGTATTAGCAGATAAATATCTGCATGTGGCTTTTACACCTTCTTCCTGACGCATTTATTGCGTGGATTGTTAACATCATTTTGATAGCCGGCGCTGTGACCACAGTAGCCGGCTTTTTTGTGAAGTTTATTCCATTTGTAAACACCTACAGAATACCTGTGCAAATAGCAGGTGTTTTGCTGTTGACTGTGGGAGTTTACTTTCAAGGTGGATATTCAACAGAAATGGCCTGGCGAGAACGTGTGCGTGAGGTGGAAGCAAAAGTAGTCGAAGCACAAAAGAAAAGTCAAGAAAACAATATAGAAATAATAACCAAGTTTGTTACTCGAACAAAAGTCATACATGATCAAGGACAAAACATTGTCAACTACATAGATAGAGAAGTTGTAAAAAATCAAGAAGTTGTTCGATTTGTGGAAAATTGCCCTATCCCTGACATCATCATTGCCACACACAATGCAGCGGCGTTGAATCAATCCATTAAGGAAAACAAATGAGATATCTGGCCATTTCACTTGTATTGTGGTTGTCCGGGTGTGCAGCAGTTCCGGTCACTGCGTCATTTCCCGACGCACCGGCAATGTTGATGGAACGCTGTGCTGATCTAAAACTCATTGCAGGTGAAAAGATCAGCATAGTGGATTTTGTAAAAATCATTACAGAAAACTACACAACATATCACGAATGTTCAGCTCGGAATCAAGCCTGGCAAGAATGGTATACTACACAAAAGAAAATATGGAATGAAGTACAATGAGTAATTCAATACTGCAACTAGAACAACTAAAACAAATGGTTAAGAATCCTCATATTGACCACTGGTATGAAGCTATTGATCAATTGCTGCCCGACTACAATATCAACACACCGGCCAGAGCAGCGGCATTTATAGCACAATGCGCTCACGAGTCGGGCAATTTTGTTTTTGTTAAAGAAAATCTCAATTATAAAGCTGCTAGTTTAATGAAAACATTTGGCAAGTATTTCCCCACAATGGAACAGGCACAGAAATATGCTAACCGGCCTGAAAAAATCGCCAACAGAGTATATGCCAATCGCATGGGCAATGGTGACGAAGTTTCAGGCGATGGATATCGTTTCTGTGGACGTGGCCTGATTCAATTAACTGGTCGAGACAACTATACATTTTTTGCTGGTAGTTTGGAAATTCCTGTGGAAGAAGCCAGTGAATATCTGGCCACATTTGAAGGCGCGGTGCAGAGTGCCTGTTGGTTTTGGGAAACCAACAACTTGAATAGATTTGCTGATGCCGGAGACATAAAAGGCTTAACCAAAGCTATCAATGGTGGTTACATTGGCCTGGCCGATCGCATCAGCCATTACGAACATGCATTGCATGTGATGGGAGTGTAAAATGACAAAAAAACAACATCACACAAGTCGCAGTGAAAAAGAAAAAGAAGATTGGATGAATTCAAAATGGAGGCCCATGATGGGTTGGATGTACATGACTGTGTGCATGTGCGACTTTATTATATTTCCGGTATTGTGGAGTTTGTTACAGTCATTGAGCAAAGGGGCAGTAACCAGTCAATGGCAACCGTTGACCTTGCAAGGTGCTGGACTGTTTCATATTGCCATGGGCGGTGTGCTAGGACTAGCAGCATACGGCCGTACACAAGAAAAACTCAACGGAGCCAACAACGGTGGATTAACTCAACCAGGACTAGGAACAACTTATGTTCCGCCGGGGCAGGGACAAGTTAATGTAAGTAACCAACCCAACTTAGTTGGAGGAGGATTCGGAGGAAATGCATATGGCAACACAACAACATCAAACACCGGATTTACGACCGGCACAACAACATTTGGCTCTGCGCCAACAACAGGCTTCGGCGCACCCAGTGGCTTTGGTTCACCAGTCACGCCCACAGAAACCAGTTGGGCAACTGCTCCAGCAGCAGTAACCACAGGATACGGCGGCAAAAAAGCACCCCCAGACCCTGTATTTCCAGAACTATAAGGACAACTCATGAAACATTCATTTTTGATTGGAATTTTATTAGTGGTATTATTCTTGCTGGTAACATGCTTACCGGCACAGGCAGAAACCACACAGGTCTGCATAACTGTCAAGGACAAAGCCGGTGAAGTGGTCAAAGATTCCAAAGGCAAAGTCAAACAAAATTGCAAAACAATGAAGAAACACCAAAAGCTAGAAGGTACCCGGGTCCCGGAAAAGAAATGATCCTCATCTGTGTGTATAATTACATACAATGACTGATCACTATGCTACCCTGGGTGTTGCCCGCACTGCTTCCGCTGATGAAATAAAACGTGCGTTTAGAAAACTAGCATCACAACATCACCCCGACAAAGGCGGCGATACTAGGAAATTCCAAGAAATACAAGCAGCCTACGACACCTTGGGCGACGAGCAGAAACGAGCAGCCTACAACAATCCGCAAACACATCATCCATTTGGTGCTGGCCATCAGAACTTCAACTTCAATGAGATCTTCAACATGTTTGGGGCCAAGTTCCAACAACCACAGCAACGTGGTCATTCTAGAATGACCTTGTGGATAAAGATACAGGATGTGGCATCCCCGGGATCTAGAGTAATTTCCATGGGCACACCGACTGGCACACACAACATTGAAATCAACATCCCCAATGGCATAGAAGATGGGGACAACGTGCAATATGCCGGCATCGGACCTGGCGGACAAGATCTAGTGGTCACTTTCCGTATACATCCTGATCCAACTTGGCAACGAAATGCCAACAACGTGATAACAGATAATCATGTGTCATTTTGGAAATTGATAGCAGGAGGTGATGCTCCTATGTTGGATATACGTGGCAATCGGATTGAAATCAGCATACCACCAAACACACAACCAGGCACTATGTTACGGGCCAGAGGTCGAGGCTTGCCAGATCGAAATGGCAATTTAGGTGACATGCTGGTACGAGTACAGGCCAGATTGCCCAGCAACATCCCTCCAGAATTAATGGCTGCTATACAGCTGGAATCTGCCAAATAAGTATGTGAAAGGTTGATCTCTATTGAGATCTATAGTATACTACTCTTATGAGCAACTCAAATTCAAACGCAATGCAAGACAATCCAGAAATCGATGCTATCATCGAAGGTGCAGTACAAATCGCACAAACTTGGAAACACGAATATGTTCTAACTGAACATCTATTGCTGAGCCTAATTAGACACGATCCGTTTAGAAAAACACTATCCAAATATGGCTGCGACGTGGCCATGCTGGAAACAGAACTATGCGGATATTTGGATAGTTTACAAAGTTTAGTTAAAAATGAAACTGATTTGACTCCACGAAAAACCACTGCTCTGGAACGAGTGTTCAATCGAGCACTGACTCAGGTGTTGTTCACTGGACGTAGACAGGTTGTTACTATTGATCTTTATCTGGCCATCATGGGCGAAAGCAATAGCAATGCACAATATTTCTTGTTGAAATACGGCGTACACAAAGCTGAGTTTGTGGAATTTTGGACCAAGAATTATAAATCAGAAAAGTCAGCAGCAGGTATGAATCATCAGCAAGCCACCGAGGTCCTGGAAGAATACTGTACCAGTCTAAGTTCTCTTGCTGCTACCGATCGTCTGGAACCATTGATCGGCCGCGCAACAGAACTGGATGAAATGATTGCTGTACTAGCACGTCGATTCAAAGCCAATGTGCTCATGGTGGGTGACCCAGGTGTGGGCAAAACTGCAATCATTGAAGGGCTGGCTCAAGAAATTGCAGCGAACCGTGTGCCTGAGTTCCTCAAAGGTTACGAAGTATGGAGCCTGGAGATTGGTAATTTGGTAGCAGGATCTAAGTATCGCGGAGACTTTGAAGAAAAATTCAAAGCAGTTATTGCAGCATTGGAAGCCAAACAGAAATGCATCTTGTTTGTGGATGAGGCACACACCATGAAAGGTGCTGGTGCCGGCAGTTCAGGTAGCTTGGACTTTGCCAATATGTTGAAACCAGCCATTACCAAAGGCAATTTAAAAGTAATTGCATCAACAACCTGGGAAGAATACTACGAATCATTTGAGAAAGACCGCGCACTCATGCGTCGCTTTTATCGACTCAGCATCGATGAACCAGATCGTGACACTACAGAAAAGATTCTTATTGGACTTAGTCCACGTCTGGAAACATTCCACAATGTGCTAATCGACACCGAAGCCATGACTGCTGCTGTGGATCTTGCTGCTAGATACATTCATGACAAAAAGAATCCTGACAAATCAATTGACTTGTTGGATGCTGCTTGTGCTAGAGAACGTGTAAAAGATTCTGGACTGACCACAGTGACCAAAGGCATGATCGAAGAGCAAGTGGCTCGAGTAACAGGTGTGCCCACAGATCGACTGCAAAATGAACGCAGTTTGAAAATTGTGGATCTAGAATCAAATATCAAGCAAAAGTTGTACGGACAAGAATCGGCTGTGGATTCAGTATTAGAACGTGTGTACATCAACTTCTCAGGTATTGGTACTGTGGGCAAGCCCATGGCCAGTTTCTTGTTCCTGGGCCCAACTGGTACAGGTAAAACTGAATTGGCCAAGCTGTTGAGCGAGAACTTGGACATGCATCTGTTGCGTTACGACATGAGTGAGTTCCAAGAGAAGTTCTCGGTCAGCAGTTTGATTGGTGCACCTCCAGGCTATGTGGGCTTTGAAGATGGCAATGTAGGCGGCGGCAAGTTGATTAGTGATCTCAGCAAACATCCATTCTCGGTGATCTTGTTTGATGAAATTGAAAAAGCACATGCCGATGTCACTAACATCTTGCTGCAAATGCTGGATGAAGGGCATGTGACTGGTGCCAATGGCAAGCGGGTAGACTGCAAGAACACCATTATCATCATGACATCAAATCTAGGTGCCAGAGACAATGAAAACAACAACATTGGATTCAGTACTGATTTGGAGAAATCCGGAGAAGAAGATCGTGCAATGAAAGAGTTCTTCCGCCCAGAGCTGCGCAATCGTATTGACAAGATCTGCAAGTTTACCAAGCTGGATACACTGGCCATCAAGAAGATTGTTGTGAAGTTCTTGGATCACTTGAAAGCAAGTGTGGCAGAAAAGAATATCCGATTGTTCTTCTCAGAAGCAGTGATTGAACTGTTGGCTGAAAAGGGATATGATAGTAAAATGGGTGCTCGTCCGTTGAATCGCAAGATTGACGAATTGATCCGTGTGCCGTTGAGCAAGCGTATTTTGTTCGAACAGCTGACTGATTGTGCATTAAATGTAGAATTGCAAGATGACAAGATTGTATTTGAACTGAAAAATCCACAACATGTACATACGTATATTGCCACCCCAGATACAGTGTGAATCACGCAGCACCTTGTACTTTGGCCAGTACGAGTATGTGGTAAACTTGCCATGTAAAGAAGCCTGGATCATGCGTGATCTCAATCGTCTGGTGATTGAACAAAAGCTAGTGCATCGTGAACTGTATGTCAGGGACCACGAAAAGAACGTAAACATGCTTGCTATAAGAGAAACTGTGATGTGTATAGTAGACACACTGGAGCAGTTGAAAAGCAAGTTTATGCATCGATCATTTGGGTGGCAGGCTTTGCATGTGTATACCAATGATTTAAACGATGTAAACACATTGATGACTGCGTTCAACAACAAAGTCACAGTAAAACAAGCAGCAGTGGTATATCCCAGTGGTGTGATAATGCTGGCAACTGAGCCCAAATACCCATTTAGAACCTACTTCCGAGACAAGATTCTACCTGTAGTTAAAAAACAAGCATTGTGGACGTGGATCAGTTGTCAAACACCTGATCTTGTGGCCAGCCCTGCAACCAAAATTTGGTTTGAGTCCAAGTTCCGTGTGAGATCAGAATGGTGTCGCGGTCATTATTATGTAGAACACACTGATCTCAAGCACATTACCATGTTGGCAATGGTATGTCCAGGGCTGACTCGCAAAACCGTACAAGTACAAAAACGACCATAAATACAGTATGGCAAAAATACATGAAGAAATAGTTGTGATCAAGCTATCAAAATTGGTCAAAGACGATGCAGCACCTGCTGAAATCGCCACAAATAATGTGCTGACTTCGCTAGTGTCTGTGGTTGAAGAACTTGCAGGCGCAGGTGTTGTTGTAGAAGTGGAACGGGCATAATGGCCATTACCACTGTCACACTAGTGCCTTATACAGAGTATGGTGTGCCATCGGGTAATTATGATGGATCCAGTGAAGATTTTATTGCTGATCCGCAAAAGGCCGCCAATTACTATCGCGGTCGTGGTGGTATACAAACTCTACGCTGGGTGTTTCGTGGTGTGCAAGGCGAAGTTGTAATCCAGGCCACCCTGGACAATGATCCTGCTGAATCACGTTGGTTTGACATAGCTGCATATGGTGACGGCAGCTCAGCTGATTCCAGTACCATAACAGACACTTATATACAAGCTGTGATAGGCAACTTTGTATGGTTACGAGCTGTGGTCACAAACTTTAAAGACGGCATCATTGAAGTAGTACAAGCCACATATTGATATGAACACATCAATATTCAGTTGTAGTATCGGAACCACCGACCCTGCTGTACCATTGGGTATGGAGATTTGGTTTGATCACACATGTGTTTTTGATCAGGTGCATGTTCAAGAATCTCACACCATAAGATACGAATTCAATGACGATGATGGTGACCATGAACTGAAATTTGTATTAAAAAACAAACAGTCAGAACACACCACTGTGGATTTGGATGGAGAAATAATCTCTGATGCTGTGTTGACCATTCACAATATAAGTTTTGAGGATATTGCTTGTCAATATCTAACAACCAAGTTGGCAGAATATCAACACAATTTCAATGGTACCGGAGCAGAAACTCAACAAAAGTTTTACGGTTCCATGGGTTGCAATGGCACAGTCACTCTGAAATTCTCCACTCCTATATACCTTTGGTTATTAGAAAACTTGTAACTAAATACTAGGTATGAAACAATTAGTAATCATGCCTGGTGGATTTCATCCTTTTCACGCAGGCCATTTAGCACTTTATCAATCTGCATTGCAGGCTTTTCCTGGTGCTGATGTCAAAGTGGCTGCAACCAATGACACTTCGACTCGCCCATTTCCTTTCAAATTAAAAGAAAAGCTGGCACAATTGGCCGGAGTTCCTCCTGGTGATTTCTATCAAGTTAAATCACCATTTCGTGCAGACGAGATCACACAGAATTACGATCCTGCAGACACACAGTTGATCTTTGTTCGTAGTGAAAAGGACGCTACAAAGCCTCCACAAGCTGGTGGTATCAAACGTGATGGCACACCGTCATATCTGCAACCCATTAGTGATCAAATGGCGCCAATGACTCAACACGCATACATGGCATACTTGCCCACTGTGGAGTTTGGTCCTGGCATGACATCTGCTACTCAAATACGCACAGCATGGCCAACACTGACAGAACGTCAGAAAACTGCTCTTGTGATGAGCCTGTATCCTAACACACAAAGTAATTTAAAGTTAGCTACCACTGTGGTCAAGATGTTGGACACTGCTATGGGCACCGAAGGCTTGAATGAATTCGCACCAGATGGATTCAACGGCGGTGATAACGGCGAAGAGTTCAGTCCAGCAATTGCCAAGATGGCACAAGAAGATGGTTTCACTAAAGGTGTAAGTCTTGCTGATGGTGCTACATTAGAACGAGCAATGAACATTAACCACTGGCACAGCCAACACGGCGGTATGTATAAACAATACTTTGCCAAAGGTTTTAAAGCAGGTCGTATGAATAAAATCCGTCACGACAATAAACAATACAATCTCAACTTGAAGTTGATGAAGGACGGTAGCATCAGACACGGTGAGCAAGGTGTCGACGAAGAAGTCACACGTCAAATGAACATTGGCGGCATGCGTGCCAGTTATCAAAGCAAGTACAACCAGCCTATTGCTGAAGATTATTTGGACGAAGCCAGGTTGTAGAAATTTTACGTGAGTGCTATACTCCGTTAAATATTCTACAACATTGAAAGGGCCTCATGGCAAACGAACAACAATTACCTTACCAAAACGCATCCCCAGTGGATCCGGTTAATGGTCAACAAAGCATCCAAGTCAACATTGATTACTTGAAAACCACAAGAGTTCATCTTTGCATGCCCTGTTATGGCGGACAACTCACTGAATCCACATTCATGAGCTATATCAAATGGGCCAATGTGGCACGTCAATTGGGTCTAGACTGGACTGTGGAAACAATGACCAATGAATCTTTGATCTCTCGTGCTAGAAACACTCTCACAGCCAAGTTCCTGCACACCAAAGAATCCACTCACTTGATGTTTATTGATGCAGACATTGGCTGGGAACCCTGGCATTTGCTTGTGATGTTGAATCATGACAAGGATGTGGTAGGTGGATTGTATCCTATGAAAAGCCTGCCTGTGAAATGGTGTGTTAATGGTATTCCTGATGCAGTACAAGATGATCCATCCGGCTTGATTGAAGTCACCAAGACCGGCACTGGGTTCTTGTTGATCAAACGAGATGTATTTGAAAAACTCAATGCACATCCTGCTGTGAAGCCTTTTATCAATGACATTGGACTGGATCCAGAATTAAATTCTTACATGAAAACATACTTTGACACTGCGGTACGTGAAAATCGTTACTACAGTGAAGACTGGACATTCTGTGAAAACTGGCGTGATATCGGTGGACAAGTGTTTGTAGACAAGCGTGTGTTGTTAAAGCACACAGGCACGTATGTGTTTGATTATCAAACTCAAGACAAGCTGTATGCGGATCTGCATCAAATTGCTCTGAGCAATCAAGCCAATCAACCACAGATTGTGATGCAACAGCCTGCACCGGCTGCACCAGTGGCTGTGGAAGCCACTGTGATTGCCACAAACAAGAAGGTGTCAGAGGAAACTGCTACTGCTGCATAGCGATAAATAAGGCATGAACTTTCATGACCTTGACAACTACAATCTCGCAGATGCTGTAAAATTCCATCAACGTCTAAACCCCCGTTTGTGGGGTAGAGACGAGCACTTGTTGCCCGAGGTGCGTGACAAGTTGTTGGCAATAGCAGCAGATTTCCAAGAATTCCTGGGTGTGGATGATCTCAACACCCGGGACATTACCATATCAGGTAGCAATGCTGCCTATAGCTATACTCCCCATTCTGATATTGATCTACACCTTGTGGTAGACATGCCCGACGATCCTGTGTATCAGGAATTGTTTGCAGCCAAGAAATTTCAGTATAACCAAGAACATGATATAAAGATTGCCGGAGTTCCGGTGGAACTGTATGTACAGCCTAGTGATCAAAAGCATGTGAGTCAAGGCATTTACAGCGTGAAGAATGGTGACTGGACACAAGTTCCGCAACGTCGTCGTGCTAGTGTAGATGACTCATGTGTACAGCACAAAACAGCTGATCTTGATGCTAGAATACATTCGGCCATCAAATCAGGTGATGCTGATGCTGTGAATCAGCTGTGGGACAAGATCAAAAACATGCGGCAAACTGGCCTGGAAAAGAATGGCGAATTTGGTTGCGAGAACATCACATTCAAACTGTTGAGAAATATGGGTTGTATTGGTCAATTAAAAGATGCCAAGACAGCAATACAAGATCGTGAATTAAGTCTAGCACGTAAACCGGCGCCCAGAAAGAAGATGAATTATGGCATGCGTGATTACTGGTATCCAGGCACTGCGTATGCTGGCCAAGATCATCCTGCCGGCACTGAATCAGAACAAGTGGATGAAAGTGCAGATCCTGATCACTTGAAAAAGATACTGCATCGTTTCTACGCCAGTTGCGTGGATAAGTTGCAGTTAAAGAATCCACCACGTTTGCAATTAGAAACAACCACTGACTGGAGTCAAGAGAATGGTAGTTTTGGACAATATGACTCTGACAGCAACACCTTGATCCTGGCCACTTCTGGCCGTCATGTGCTGGATATACTTCGCACCATGGCACATGAGATGACACATCGCCAGCAGGATGAGCGCAATCCCCTGCCTATAGATGCTGGAGAAACAGGTAGTCCTTGGGAAGATCAAGCCAACGCCATGGCTGGTCGTATCATGAGAGATTGGGCACAAGAGCAGCCCGATATGTTCGATGGTGTCACACTGGAAGAAGCGTCAGGCTACATCCCCACAAAGAAGCAGGCTCGAGATCCAAGATTCGTCATGGCCCTGACCCGAGATGTGCGCCCAGGTGCTGTGGGCAAGGAAGCCAATAAACTGGGATTACAAACAGATAGCCAAGGCCATCCTGCCCTGCTCACAGCAGGGTTGAACCGACTGTTGCGTGAGTTCAAAGAGCAGGACCTGTTTGAAATCAACATGGGTGGCAAGAACCTGCGCAAAGAAGCAGCCAAGACAGGTGCCCTAGCCGGCATGGAGTTTGAGATGATTGTGCCCGACACTTCGTCCGAGGATCAAGAACTAGAGCCTGACTTTGACATGGATGAATCAGCCAGCAGTGCCAGCGATATTCGAGACTTTTTCTATGATGGGGACTACAACAGTCGCAGAAGTACCCAGGACATGATTGACCAGATAATGGATGATTACAGTAACTGGCAAGTGGAACAGTTTGATACACGTTGGGACCTGGATGCAGAAGAATTTATCTTTCAGTATATCAAAGACAATATAGATGATGACGACGTCAGACAGATGTTGGATCTGGAAGAGGAAGACCCCATTGGCCGCCAGGAATATCTACTGGTCGCGGACATGATTGCTACTGAACAAATGGAACCCTGGTACGAAGATGCCAAGAATGATGCCAGCGATAGTTTCTACGAAGATGACCGTTTTGAAGACTTTCTTCAGGATAACAACATGGAGCACATGAGTGATATCTATCATCGTTACGATGGCATAATCCATTGGCCACACTACACCAGCGGTGGCGGCGACACCAGCGTTGAAGATGTAGCAGATTCATTCAGTGCTGCTGTGGGTCGTCCTGCACAAGCAAGAAGTGATTATCATGCGTATGGTCAAGAGCGTCCAGGTCCTGGCAAGAACTTTTATGTGGTAGAGCCCGATGGCAGTTTACAGCCTGACGACACCAACGATTCAGGCTTGGAGTTTGTGAGCCCACCCTTGCCCATAGATGACATCATGTCAGACTTGAAAAAGGTCAAGGCCTGGGCAGACAAAACAGGTTGCTACACCAATGATTCTACTGGCCTGCACATCAACATCTCAGTGCCCAACTATAGCCAGGACCAATTGGATTATGTAAAGTTGGCCTTGCTCATGGGCGATGAATATGTGTTGAATAACTTTGGGCGTGCCGGTAACACTTATGCAAAATCTGCAATGGGCAAGATCAAAGGCAAAGTAACTCCAGAGAATGCCAAACAAATCCTAGATAAAATGAAGTCAGGCCTGGATCAATTGGCTACCAAAGCCATTCATTCAGGTTACACAGACAAATACACATCAATCAACACCAAGGATGGACACATTGAGTTTCGCAGCCCTGGTGGGGATTGGTTGGATGATAACTTTGACAAGATTGAAAACACGCTGATGAGATTCACCGTGGCCATGAGTGCTGCGCTAAATCCCGAAGCGTATAGACAAGAGTATCTCAAGAAGCTGTACAAGATGTTGGCACCCAAGGGTGAGAATGATCCGCTGGCCATCTTTGCAAAGTATTCAGCCGGTGAGTTGCCTAAGGCTGCACTCAAGAGTTTTGTACGTCAAGCACAGTTAGAGCGTGGTAACAAAGCAGCCAAGCAAGCTGAACTGGATGTCATGCAAAAAGAACTTACTCCAGCACCTGAAGAATCTAACCAAGGTAACTGGGGTATTTGGCTTGGGGCAGCGAATCAATTTTCACGTATGCCCGGGGAATATCCTGCAGGTCAATCTGATACTTTGCGTAGATTCCCCAGCCAGGAAGCTGCCGAACAATTCCTAGCTCAGACTCGTGCAAGCATTCCAAGAATGCGAACAGATGCGGAAGTTCGTGAAATCCAACCAGCAACTGCACCAGCAGCTATGCAACCTGGTCAATACCAATGGCAAATAACCGATGACAATGATCAAGTGGTGTATAGTTTTGTATCATCTACTGCTCAGCGAGATGCCAACGACGTTGCAAGAAACTGGATACAATCACAACCACCTTCTATTAGAGCTCGTGGTCCGTTTAATGTGTGGCTGGCACGCTTGGGCGGGCAAGTTCCAGGCAGCACGGTAGATCTACAACGTCAACGCCAACGAGATGCAGCATCAGCAGCAGCCAGCATGGCAGCAGATGCAGCACCGTCAGCACGTCAGCTGCAACAGATGGCTATGAGCAACGTCACGAATCCTCCATATTATCCACCACCTACTCCAATTCCTGGTGTGCAAGATATTGATATAGATATCCCTATGGCACAAACACAGTGGGAAGTATACAATAGATCGTCCAATCAACCAATATTTGTAATGCAGGCAGCAAATCAAGCAGAAGCATGGCGCAAAGGTCAAGAATGGGTTGCTGCTGCGCAGCAGGCAGATCCAACAGTGGATGCTAGTAACTTCTCTGTAAGACCAAGTTCTCAACCAGTTGCTGAAAGTATCACTGTGCTAGAACAACGTCTACGTCAAGAACTAGATGCCTTGGGCAATCAAGCACCAACTGGTCCCGAGTCTCCTCCCAAAATGCCTGCAGGCACAATCAAAGTGGATGTGAGTGACATGTACGACTGGTACAAACTGGGGCAACACATATCCAATCTCAAAGGCGTGGACAAGAGAACACTAGGAACAGGACCCCCTAGCACTGTTTTTGCGTTTGGTTCTGAAGAGCTGGAAAACAAATACAGTCACGAACTCATGAACCTAGGCTTGAAAACACATGACCTAGACGAGCCTGGTGAAGAAGATGTAGATGAAAGCCAAGAAATTACTAAACTTGGTAAACTAGATTCAGTTCTAGAACGATGCATTAGCATGATATATCGTGGTCAAGAAACCAATCCTGAAAAGTATGGGCGTGTGGCTGCTTGTTTGATCGATGACAAAAACAATCACACCTATGCTATCAACTTGCCCGGACCCAATGGAACACGCCGCCATGCTGAACGTGTGGCCATCGATACACATTTAAAACGCCATGGACGTATTGGTTCCAATGCCATTATGGTCACCACATTGAGTCCTTGTGTGAATCACATGGCCGAGCGAGATGGTGAAAGCTGCACTGAGTTGTTGAGTGATTATGGTATTGAGAAATGCTATGCTGGGTGGCAAGACCCCACACAGCAGCCTGCAACAGCATATCCATTCAATTTGCAGGTCACTGATAATGCAGACATTTTTAACACTTGTCAAAACATAGCAGCCAGTTTCCTACCACAAAACATGACCAACAATTTAGATGAAGCAATCAATCCAGATTGTTTTGATCCAGCATTCAATGACACGCAAATCTTTGACGGGTTGACTTATCGTGCCACAGTGGAAGAAGAATACGGCAAGCCAGTGCTCACAATCAAGGTTCTTGATGACAACTTTCAGCAAGTGGGTCTTTCCAAATTCAAACAAAGCAAAAAAGGTGTGGTATCGTTGATCACCAGCTTTCGCCCTGAATATCAAGGGCAAGGTATTGCACGTAACATCTATGCGTATGTTAGAATGTTAGGCAACACCATTGTTCCGAGTAAAAATCAGTTGCCACCGGGCAAGGCCATGTGGGCAGCCTGGAAGAAGTCTGGCGATGCCAAACATCTAATGAAAGATGTAGCCGAAGCAATCAATCCAGATGTACTTGACCCTAGATTTAATCATAAACAAAAGATTGGTGACTACACATACATCGCAGGATTAGAACCAGATGAATGGGCGGATGAAGATTTGTTTGTTATCAGATGTTATGACGGTGAGAAGATGATTGGGCAGGCTAGATTCTACACAACATTTGGTGATTCATTAGTGAGCGCACTGACTACTGTAGAGCCTGAATATCAAAAACAAGGTATTGCAAGTACAATGTATGCGTATGCTAGAATGTTAGGTAATACAATAGAACCAAGTGCTTCACAGTTGCCATCTGGTAAAAAAATGTGGAAAGCATGGAAGAAGTCCGGTGATGCCAAACACCTGATGAAAGATGTAGCAGAAGAAGAGGAACCAACAAGAATCAAGATCAACAATAACGATGCCGCACGAGCATTCATTCAACGAGTTTATGCTCGGTATCCACACACCATGCAGAACAATCATGTGATGGTGTGGGGGTCCGGTGACGATCAACAGTTTGCCATGTTTGAATTAATTCCTAGCTTTAGCAAGCGTGGTGCAGTTGAAGTTAAATGGATTCAAGCATATCCCTTACGCCAAGGAGTTGGCACACGTGCCATGAAAGAACTACAAGCCATGGCCAGAGAAGATGGCATCAGCTTGACATTGTTTCCCTGGGACAAAGGACAAGTGAGTCAGAGCAAACTGACCAAGTTCTATCGTGGACAAGGATTTAAGCCTACTGTTAAAGGTGGTAAAGCAATGCAGTGGGAGCCTATATCTGAACGCAAACAATATCCACTAGAAGATTTTGAAGGATTAAAATTCAGAATAGTTGCCGACAGCGGTCAACTGTTTGTGAATGCTCTTGATTCAACCGGAAACAATGAGCTAGGCCATGTTACATTCAATATTGACGATAGTAATGGCGTGGATCCACAGGACTTGTTTATCAAAGACAAATTTCGAGGTCAAGGTATTGCCAAAATAATGTATGATTTTGTCAAAAGCAAAGGTTACAAAATACAACGAAGTTGGGATCAAACCGATGCAGGTGCAGGTTTTTGGAACAAGCACAAAGGCGACGATGTCCGTGTGTGGGAACAAAAAAATGTAGCCGAAGCAAGGCCTGAGCATCCTACCCATGAGTTTGAAACTGCGTACCATATTACCAGTACTGAAAATGCAGAAGAAATTCTATATGCTGGTCTAGATCCGTATGATGGCAAAGCATTCATGGTAGTAAACGAAGGTGATAAGGTCAAGCTACAAAGAGAACTAAGTACGGTTGGTAATTGGATGTACGCCAAGACAGAAGGCAGCGATGATCCATTGACATTGTTGCAAATTGATGTGTCAGGTATTCCATTAACATACGAACACGGATGGTACTTTTCCACAACCAAAATCTCTCCTGATCGCATAACGGATTTGGGTGTAAAAGAACTAGCAAGGTATGTATAATGAGAGCAAATGAATTTGAAGGCATTGAAAAACTTCCAGCCGGTGAATATCGTGGTGGAAAAAGTTCATTATTTGTACCTACAAAATTTAAACCTGATTCTATACAGAAGTTGCCGGGCGGCAGCGGATTTGTATATACTATAGGGCCTGGGCAGTATGGTACAAATATAGAAATTTGGGATCCTAAGGGATCGGACTATATTAATGCAATAACACCGCCGGTTAGAAAACCTCGAGAGTCTGATGGTGCTTTTAAAGAACGAGTTCAATGGTGGGAATATGCCACTAGACGAGCATTAAATGCTCCAGGCCAATTGATTGGTAAACTTTCAATTACACCCGCAGATACAAGGATAGGCCAATTTCCGTTAGCCAATGCAGTGAGAGTTGATACTATCACAGTAGACGAGGATTATCGTGGCCGGGGCATTGCTAAAGCATTATACGGTATTGTATTAACTATTATGCAAGTGCCATTGGTAGCCGGCAATACGCAAACTCCTGGTGGACGTAGAAATTGGGTTAGCCTTGCTAGTATACCCGGCGTTGAGATAAAAGGGTATGTTGGGTTAGAAACTTATGATCTAAATTCTCGTAATATTGATACAGTCATGGGTCAATTGGGTGGTGAACATCTTGGCCGAGCCAAAGATGGAGACGCGTTTTTTACATTTGATGTACAACCTAGCACAACTGGACAAGAATTAGAAGCTTATGTCAAAACTTATTTGCGTAAAATATACGGCAAAGGCCAATACAATTCTGGCCTGTATGCAACCTGGAGTGGCACATGAGAGCAACGGAATTCTTAATTGAAAGAGCAACTGATATATTGTTTCATTACACTGGTATCAGAGCCGGATTGAAGATACTGCAATCAGGTAACTTTGAACTGGCCAGCGTGACTGGTACCCGCAGTGAAGAACAATACGCACCGCCAGGCTATCCGTACTTTCTCAGTCTAACACGAACCATAACTGGTGACTATCATCGCTGGGTGGGATCAGGTGCTGTGATGTTCAAACTCAATGGTGACTGGTTTAACTCTCGCTATATTGTAAAACCCATTGACTATTGGGAACGTGCATGGTTGCACAGCAATGGCACAAGAACAAGAGAATCAGAAGATCGTGTGTTCAGCAAAGACCCTACTATCCCAATCACTCCTGTGACTGAAGTTCATGTGTTGCTGAAAGAACAAAATGAATATCGCAGTCCAGAAACACGACAGATTTTAATCACAGCCAAACAGCAAGGCTTGCCTGTGTTTTTTTACACAGACGAAGCTGCATGGCGATTGTTGGACAAGCGCAAGGCACAGAAACCTGCACAAGCTCGTGAAGTGCTGCGTGGTCCGCAACCTGCTGGAAATTCTCGCAAGTCCACAGACTATGTGAAGCCTTGGATAGAGTTGATTACCAAGAACGACGAAGCACATCTAAGTGAACGAGCCAAACGTGCATTAAGGACCATGCGGTACTATGGTAATGCGTACGAGGATCAAAATCTCAGTGTGGATCTCAGCAATGCTCGCAAGCCGGATTCCGGAGACCGTGCCAGTGCAGTTTGGATAATTAAGTACATGCAGGACAATAATTTTAAATCCACACTGGAATTGAAGAATGCCATCTCAGACAAATGGGAAGCCATCTACAAAGCCAAGCAACCGGTTGCAAAACCTGTAACACCGGGTGAACCTGTATGAGAGCCGCAGAATTTGTAATCGATGAAAACTTTGCTGACGGTCGGAATCCCCAAGACAAGGGCGATAGCAAGCGGCATGGCATTCCAAAACATACCACATTGTCACAGTTAGATAAGATAGGCCATGGATCGGGGCGTAAAGCACAGTTAGCCAGATGGCAGGCGAATATGAGACGAGGTCGTGCTAAATAATGCTATCATGGCACAAGTTTACCTCATCACAAATACTTTGAACAACAAACAATACATCGGTGTAACTAATAATTCATTACAAGAGAGATGGAAAAGCCATTTGTATGATAACAATGTTATCAGCAAAGCAATCAAAAAATATGGCAAGGAACATTTTTCTATAGAAGCAATACACGAGTGCGACACAATGGATGAAGCATACCTCCTTGAACCCAAATTCATCATTGAGCATAATACCAAATACCCAAACGGATACAATGTATCATCGGGTGGCAAAGGATCTCAAGTTGGCAAAAGAAAACCAACCCCTGAACATGTCAAACAGAAAATAAGAGAATCTATAAAGAAAAATCATTATTGGAATAACTTATCTGAGGAACAAAAAGAGAAATGTAGAGAAAGTTGGAGAGCAAACAATCAATCTCGCATAGGACAAAAACGCGGTTCGTATAATAGTGGATTGTTCAAAAAAACTGTGTGGATCAACAACGGCAAACAAAGAAAAAGAGTTCCTGAGTCCAACATAAACGATTGGGTATCAAACGGCTGGATGCGCGGGCACAAGAACGGAATCTCAAAATGAAACTTTTAGAATTCAGTCCTCTCACACTTCACGGTAGTTTTGAACGTGGACTGATCTTGAACAAACTGTGGCTGATCCACGAACTTCAAAAGATTCAAGATCAGTTCAGCACAATTTACATCCTGGGTGCATGGTACGGAAACATGAGCATACTGTTGTCCAAGAGTGGAATTGAATACAATCACATTGTGAATGTAGATCAAGATGTCAGTGTAAACCGTGAGTCAAAGCGCATAGGCCGCATGTTGAATATTGATAACATTGAATATATGGCCAAGGACGCTAATCGTTTGAACTATCAGCAACTGGATAAAGATGGACTAGTAATCAATACCAGCTGTCATGACATGGAAAATCGCGGCTGGTTTGATCACATACCTGCAGGAGTCATGGTAGCACTGCAAAGCAGAGATGATGTGGATGATGATCTCGACAATTATGATCTCGGGCAAACACTTTATCAAGGATCAAGATCAGCTCGAGATCCCGAAACACACTATCAAAGTCTATTACGCATTGGGGTTAAATAAGCATATGAGAAACTTTATCAGACTTGTTGAAGCAATGGAAAAAGGTTGCCCGGTGGCCACACATGACATTGAACTCAATCTCAAGAATCGTCAAGCAGCCATTGACAATTATCACTATGGTCCAGCAAATCCGTTAGAGCCAGGTGACTATTGGAAAAAGGCTGCTGACCGTTGGGCTGTGCCAGAAAAAATAGTCAAGACCATGAAATGTGGCAACTGTGCTGCGTTTGATGCCAGTGATTCAATGCGAAAGTGTATTGAGTCCGGAATCCGAGGTGATGAATCACATGCAGATGCTGCTGCCACAATAAATCTCAGTGACCTGGGCTACTGTAACTTCTTGCACTTCAAATGTGCCGGTACCAGGACCTGTGCGGCCTGGGTAGTGGGTGGACCTATTACTGAAAAAGATCGCGGAAAGAAGGTGATGTAAATGAAATCAAGTGAATTCATAACAGAACACCAGCAGCAGTTGGAAGAAAATCTACACCAGTGGTTCAAAGACAAATGGGTGAGATTTGGGCCCGACGGTAAGATTCGCGGTGACTGTGCTCGTGGAAGTGAATCTGAAGGCAAGCCCAAGTGTTTGCCACAGGCCAAGGCTCATGCACTGGGCAAGAAAGGGCGGGCGTCAGCAGCAGCAAGAAAGCGCAGACAGGATCCCGATGCTGATCGACGCGGTTCTGCCATCAATGTGGCCACTAAGAAAAAAACAAACGAACAACGTTGTCCGCATTGTGGTGGCCCACTGATGGAATACGATGATCTGATGGAAAAGAAAGATGCCTGCTACTACAAAGTCAAGGCTAGTGCAAAAGTATGGCCTAGTGCTTATGCATCGGGGCGGTTGGTTCAGTGTCGTAAAAAAGGTGCAGGCAACTATGGCAACAAGTCAGAAAGTGCTGTGACTGAGTCCAACACATTATCGCCAGGTGCTGTGAGAAAGATACAACAGGTGCTGAACAAAAAATACAATGCCAATCTAGATGTGGATGGTGTGCTAGGCACCCTTACTCGCCAATCTATTGAAAAATACATGCCATCAGCACATCAACAACCGGCGCCAGATTCCGATCGCACTACTCGTGTGCAAGGATTCAATGCCAAAGACAATGATCACAGAAAGGTGAACTAAATGAAATCAAGTGAATTTATAACTGAAAGCATGCGACGCTTGGAAGAAAAGTGGAGTCAAAAATACAAAAGCAGTATCAACTGCTCTCATCCAAAAGGCTTTAGTCAACGTGCTCATTGTGCCGGTAAAAAGAAACACAACGAATCAGTTGAGATGGAAATGGTGTGTGAAATGTGTGGCATGTGTGAAACACACGGCAACATCATGGAAATCAAGACAGGTGCCACGGACTCAAATGGTGTGACCAAATGCTGGCCGAACAAACATGCAGAAGGCACAAAGAAGTCAGCTGTAACTGGCAAGCAGGTAAGAAACTGTGTGCCCAATGAAAGCATCGACGAAGCAGGATCACCGGCACAACAAGCAGCCATTGCTATTGCTATGAAAAAAGCCGGCAAGAAACCCAAAAGTTTAGACGAACAGTTTGACATGATTGAAGAAATGGTCGAACAACTGGCTGAAGCACATGGTGTTGATTCAGAACAAATTTGGGAAGATTTTGAAGCTGTGGATGATCATGAACTGTTGGAAACAGCAGCGTGGCGACGAAGTGCAGGCAAGAGCAAAAAAGGCGGGCTCAATGCCAAAGGTGTGGCCAGTTACCGGAGAGAGAATCCCGGCTCAAAATTACAGATGGCTGTGACCACCAAGCCCTCAAAACTCAAGCCTGGATCAAAAGCAGCCAAGCGTCGTAAAAGTTTCTGTGCCAGGATGGGAGGAGTCAAGGGCCCAATGAAGAAGCCCAATGGCAAACCCACACGCAAGGCATTAGCGTTGAGGAAATGGAACTGCTAATGAGAGCACAAGAATTCTTAACTGAAGAATTACTTACAGGATTCCATGTGTATGGTGCGTCCGTGCGTGTTAAAAATCCTTCGTATACCACCAGTATAGATGTGGCCATATTTGCCAAGTCACCGGCTATGGCTCGATTGTTGCTGCAAGCTCAATACGGCAAAGACAGCATAGTTACCAATGTACATAGGATAGACGAATGAGAGCCACTGAATTCATCGCTGAACTAAAGATAGACAACCGACAAGGGCTGGGGGCGGTGCCACACAATGCTGATGTGCATTACTTTGGTCTAAACGTAGTAATGCGTCCCAGCATGTTCTTAAAGTTGAGTTTGCCTTTGGACAAGAACTCACCAGACGAACAAAAAACTATACAGCAATTGAAACAACAGATCAATGATCCTGGGTTTGGTGCGCCGTTCTTAACTGTAGTAGTGCCCGAAGCTTGGGAAAACAATGACTTTGGTCTAGAAGCCAAGGTGCGTGGTCATGACGGACGTCACAGAATGTATGCTATCATAGACGAGGAAGGTGACGATCCTGTGGAGGTTCATATTTTCATATCACACTTTCGTCGCAGAGACATCACAGATGGTATCATCAAGAATCTACGCAATGGCATATTGAGTCAAAATGGACAGTATGTAAGTGGTCCTATATTTGGGGATGCCAAATGAGAGCAAGAGAATTCACACGTAAGAAAAAACCTGAATCGCAAGAACTAGATGAACTTACGTTTTTAGGGTCGCCCTGCACCAAGGATTGTTCCGGCCACAGGGCTGGGTATTCGTGGTCAAAAGCCCGTGGTAATCGTACTGCAATGAGTCACAGCAACAGTTTTAACAATGGCGCAAGATTGGCGTCACAGGGCAAATAGAATAAATAAAGCATAGATCATTCATAAAGGAACATCACATGAGATCAACAGAATTTATCCAAGAAGCAGGACCCGGCGCTCCAGGTTTTGCACAAACTCCTGCTCAACTAGCAGCACGAGCTGCACAAGGTGAAAAGAATGCACAAGGAATTAAAAATTTCTTTGCCGGAGCACCACAAACTGGTGCTGCCAGCAACATGGCCAAGGATCCAGCACAACAAGCTGGCCAAGGTTTACCGGCGCCAGTGAATTCGATGGACGACAGCGACGATTTTTATGCTAACCCATTTGTGGCACCAGCAGCACCGGTACAGGTGGGCACAGGAGTAGCACCGCCATCACCGCCAGATGGTATAGGAGTAGCACCTCCCACTCAAACCTCCACACCGGTACCTAAGAAAACGTTTACACCAGATCCAGCTGGTGTGGCAATTGCACAGCAATTAAAGATGGATTCTAACGCAATTAAATTATTCCAAAGAAATCAAGGCTTGACTCCAGACGGACGAATTGGTCCTCAAACAACAGCGGCATTGAAGGCAGCACAATTGAAACAAGGCAACGTAGCTGCCAACGACAAAGGTGGTGCAAGAGGTGGTGCTGCATTTGCGGCCACAGATCCACGCAGAACTGATGCTGCGGGCGGCGGCCAAACTGGATATAATTCACCACCATTTGCAGCACCAGCTGGTATAGGAGTAGCGCCACCGGCAGGAGCACGTCCACCAGCTGGTATAGGAGTAGCGCCACCAGCACCACGTGGCGGGAACCTGCGCAACCCAAATGCCGAAAATTTATTATCCACAACTGAATCTAAACAACGTAATAAGTTAACAAATTTTGAAGAAAGCGTGGATCGCATGCGTCGGTTGTCAAACATGTTAAAAGGGTAGCATGAAGTTATTTGAGTTCTTGTCAGAAGCCACCAGCTCAAGCAATATCTATACCGTGAAATCCGGGGATTCCTTGCCAAGCATAGCAACGGCCAATGACACAACTGTGGATGGCATCATGTGGCAAAATCCGGAGTTTGCTAGTGCTAGCGATATTGTGTTAGGATCTCGGATACGGTTGCCTGACACTAATGTACCTGGAACAGGATCGGGTGCCAGAGCATCAACAGGCGCTGTGAAACCCACAACAGCAAGACCACGTTCGATGAAAACGGCAAATCCAGTAGCATCCGGACTGACCAAAGAACAAATGGCATTGTTGAACATGATTGCTGCCAGAGAAAGTGGTGGCGATTATAATATCATAAACTACAAAGCTCAAAATCTGATTGATGCCGGAAGATTAAACACCTCCGGGGGGCCTGGAGAACATCCTTTTGCATATGGTTACAAGGTAGATGGTCAAGACGTACCAGGAAAAGAGAAATATACAGCAGCTGGTAGATATCAGATGGTGTGGACTACTTGGAAAGAAGCTGCGGCACTAGCCGGCGTAGATCCAAAAGATTTTTCACCGGCCAATCAGGATCTAGCAGCATTGGCTCTAGCACAACAATCTTACAAAAAGAAATTTGGAGGTGATTTGAATACAGTATTGACTGACCCTTCAAAGGCAAGCCAAGTAGTAGCTGGACTTACACCTTGGAGTGTACAAGCCGGAGGCCCGGGCTTCACTCCTCAGAATTATACTGCTGCATTGTCGGCTACAAAAACAGCATAACACACCAAATAAATTTTAGAAAATAAATTATCATGTCTGCAACAATAACTTGGACCGTAACCAAAATGAACTGCTACCCAACAGCAGAGGGACAACCCAACGTGGTGTTTGAAGTTTACTGGATTTGTAGTGGTGTGCAAGACACCTACAGCAACTATGTGGCTGCTGTGAGCGCCTGCAATATTCCTTTGTCAACTACGTCTTTTACACCTTACGCTGATCTAACACAAGCACAAGTGCTTGGCTGGATCTGGGCCAATGGTGTTGATCAGTCTGCTGTAGAACTACAAGTACAAGCCTTGATTGACGTACAAATCAATCCTCCAGTGGTAATACTTCCACTGCCCTGGGCAGCATAATCATGAGACTATACGAATTCTTTGACCGACCACGCGAAGGCATGGGATTCTTGGGTGAAAAGAATGTTGAAGAAGGCGACTTAGACAAATTTAAAAAGTACACCAGACCAGTGGTAAAAACCAAGCCAAAGATTGAAAGAACAACCAATCCTGCTGGCAGAACAAATGACCATGTTGAATGGAAAGTTACAACGCCCACTGGCGAGATTCACAGATACAAATCTAAAAAACAAGCGCAAGAACATTTTGATTCTTTTGGTTCTCAAGGTGTAGCAGAAGTCGCCCCTCCAGGAGCCAAGGCCGAACGCATGGTCCGGCATATTAAACAGGGCTATGCCAAAGATGGCAAGTTGACTCCAAAGGAAAAAGGCATCGCTTTTGCCACAGCATGGAAAGCACACAATGCCGGCCAGGTGGAAGAGCAAGGTGTCACAGAAGGCTCCGAGTCTGGTCCAGTTGAAGCATATGGTTATAGATACAACAACCGAGATCAACGCATAGTGTGGCGTAAAATTTTCCCGAGTGGAGAAGCTGCTTATGCCTGGGCAGACAGAAATAATGCCACAGTATTAGGCACCCGCTCAACAGAACAAAGATGACTTCACAATTTGTGTTGGTCAAAGCTGATGTTTCAATAAACTGGGACGGTGCGGCACCCAATTATAGATTGTATGTGGGTGGTGAATTGTTTGCTGATCGTACATATATTTGGCAGGAACAGTATCTAGAAGAACTGATCCAAATTTATGCACCACCTGGAGATTATGAGCTGCATTGGGAATTGGTTCCGTCAACAGCAGGTGAAATAACTGTGACTAATGTACGAATTGATGATGGCCAAGTGGGATCACGTATAGTAAATAATTCAGTATTAAGGATCGAACATGAAAGTACATGAAATAATGGAAGATGCAAGTGGCACAGGCTCAGGATCTGTGGCTGTGATGGTTCAACCCATGGGTACACAAACAAGACAAGGCGGTTCTATGCTGAGTGGTAAATACACAACGGACCTAACGCCTAATACGCCCAAGGAATACAAAAGGAACAAGCAGTCCCGAGCTAAGTTTCAGAACAGTCGATAAAATGACAATAGGAATAATATGTTAGCAGATTCATTGAAAACTTTATACGGAACAAATTTTGCATATTTTGTAAAAGCGTTCGGATTCCATCATAATGTGGAAGGTCCCGACTTTGGAGAACTGCATGATTTCTTCCAGGGCATCTATCAAGATGCATACTCTGCATTAGATCCCACAGCTGAATACATTCGTTATCTGGGCGAATATGCCCCTGGAAGTTTAGAAAGATTTATAGAACTTTCTGAGATTGCCGGTCAGATCAAGATTCCCCGTGCTCGACTAATGTTAGAAGAATTGTATGCCAACAACAATCAAATGCTAGATGTGTTAAATGCTTGCTTTGCTTCTGCTAACGAAGAAAATGAACAAGGTATTGCTAATTTTATTGCAGAACGACTCAGTGCTCATGGCAAGTATCGTTGGCAACTGAACAGTTATTTGAAAGTTGAACGAGCATGAGTGATGACATTGCAAACATACTAAAACGTCTGGCCGTAATTGAGTCGGATATTACTCCTGTTGGGGTGAAAACAGGACTGAACAAACAACAAAAGTCAGTGCCACAATTGGCTGCATTGTTCAGGCCTGACAATATGTCACCGGTGCTGGGTAGCAACAATCAAACAAAACCCTTGGGCAAAAACATGTTTGGTGATTCAGTACAGCCTGTTCGCAGTGCGTTAGCTGAACGCATGGCCGAGATTGACGAAGATATGTTGAGCAAGGTCAAGAAGGATCTCACACAGTATCTGGACAAGTTGGAACAAAAAGCCAAGCAAGAAATACAAGACAAGAATCCAGCCAAACCTGACAATCAAGATGACTACGAAGAAGCTGCACAAGAAGAGTCCCAAGAACCCATGCTGAGTGGTACTGCCATGATGACGCCTGTGAGTGTGGGTGAATGTGGCCCTGTGAAAATTATCACACTGGAAGATGGCACATGTTTAGAATGCTGGGGAGATCAACATCGTGGATTTGAGATACGCCATCAAGACCGTGTGTTGCCCAGCCGATTTGGTACATTAGATGAAGCCGAAATGGCAGTGGAGATGTTTAGAGCACATCGTCGTTCATTGCCGCAAGATCCCAGTGAAGATTACTTAGAAGAAGCATAATATGATCATAGACGATTTTTTCAAACCCAAACTCACAGTTGCCGAAGCATCTGCTGCCAATGATTATTTCACACGCCGCAAGAGTGAAGAAGATCGTATTGCTGGTGTCAAGGCTCCGGCCAAGAACAAAAAGAATCCTGCCAACACTGACTACGCTAAAAAGCGTAAACAGCAAGATGTGACCGAAGCCGGGCATGATCACCGCAGGCGTGCTGCTGCTTCGCACGATGATGAAGAATGTTCATCATGTGATGGAACTGGTGAAGGTCGGCATGAAGGACAAAGTTGCGGTGCTTGCGGAGGATCAGGTGTGGCCCGCGGTCAATATGATCACGATGATTTTGATATTCCAGACAAAGACGATATGTATGAAGATGTTGCAAAAACTTTGCCAATGAGTGATGCTGTAAAAGTATTGCGTCAGTATGGTGCAGATCATTTCAAAACAACCAGCAATGAATTGCATTTTTATAAGAACGGCCGACCATTCAGTGTTGACTTGATCTGGAACGACGATGCAACTCGTAGTGTAAGTTTGAGCCAGCTGAATTCAGCCACTCGTCGATTAAAAGGGCAAGGTGTGGCGGAAGCAAAACAAGAGCAGACATACAAAGTATACATTCAGGACACTGACGGTTCGGAAAGATTGGGTGGTACTTTTGTTGCCAAAAGCCCAGCACACACTAGAGAATTAGCCAAAAAACAAGGTGTAAAAAATATTACTAGCATTGAATTAAAGCAAGGTGTGAAGAAAGGTGTGGCGGAGGCGTTCCCTAATCCAGGCTCGGGTAACACTGGCAGCAGTAAAGAAGACAAGCGGATAGCAGCCGCTCTACGAAAAAAGCATATACCCACTACACCTAATGACAAGAAAGAGCAAGGTGTGGCGGAGGGCAAACCACAAAAAAAAGCAGACCGTTATCACATCAATAAAGATGGTAAGCCGGCGACACTAGCAAGTTACCCCGATAAAGACAGTGCTGTTAAAGACCGCGACAGCAAGTATCCTGACGCCAAAGTTCATCAAGTTGGACCAAGAGGTAAAGTCAAGGGTGAGTTTGAGGAAGGTGTGGCGGAAGGCAAGGATGAAAAGATTGCCCAACTAAAGAAAGATCACGACACCGCAGTACATTGGAGCAAGAATGAAACAAGCCCACAGAAGCGTGAGGCTGCTCGTCGAAAGGCTGAGAAGATTAAAAGTCACTTAGAGAAACAATACAAGCAAGGTGTGGCGGAAGGCAGAGTTGCCCAACTGCCAACTCACGGTGCAGATTACAGCAAGTATGACACCGACCATTTGAAAACAATGTTGCGACCTGGTATCTTACATCGTGATGAAGCAAGATTCAAATCACTTATTCGCCAAGAATTAAAGAAGCGTGAACAGCAAAGTCAGCAAGGTGTGGCGGAGGCTGTTTGGGATCGTCCATCACAATCATATGTCCCACGTGATGGTAGAACATTTGGACAAACAAATCACCCTAGAGAAGAACATTGTGATTTCTGTGGTGCCGCAACAGGACACGCAGGTACTGGTGAAGATAGTATTGAAGATGACGAAGGTAATGTTTATTGCGATGATTGTTATGCCGATCAGCAAGGTGTGGCGGAAGGTGAGGAAGAAAATATTGATCAGTTTATTAGCGGAAATTCACCAAATTTTAATGGTGAGAGTAATAGAGTAAGTGCTGACACAGCCCAGTACAATTTTATAAACTTTCTTGAAAAGAAAGGTTTCAATGTAGACTATATCAACGATCAAGCATATCCTGTACTTGTGGCAATATGTCAAGGCAAAATGTGTGCATGGTATGATTTTAAAAATGCGCACGGGTATGTTTCCGAGCAAGGTGTGGCGGAAGGCTTATCCAAGCGTGATCAAAAGGATGTGGCTGCGATCAAGGCCGCGATTGAAAGATTAGAGTCACAACTTAAACAACCTAATGCTGATAAAGAATCTATTCAACAAAGTATTGCCCACGAGCGGAAGCGACTGGCATTGTATAAGCAAGGTGTGGCGGAATCCAACACACTGATGAAAAAACTGCATCAAGCCTTGTTAAAAGAAGGCCGTGTGAAAGAATTAGCCGATGATCTCAAAACTCTCAACGACACCGAGTTCATGAAGAAATACGGCAAGGCCAAAGCTGCTATCCGCAAGGACATGAAAAAATTACACGAGGCAGTATCAACATTATCTCCTGAACAACTTGCATATAATCAACTTAGAGCACAAATAGATAGCGCAAACTTTTTGCGTGGTGGTAATACTGCAAATACAGTTGTGAATACCACTCCTGAAGTACAAGCGTCTCAGGCCAATATGAATAACAAATTAGCTCAAATGGCCGCTGCATTAAAAGCCAAAGGCATAGATGCAGCAGCTGAGTATGATGCGCCAGAACCAGGTGCTGCTCCTGCACAACCTGTTGATCTAAATCAAAAGTACAATAGCAAAAATAAAGTGCAACAACCAGTGATAGCACCAGCTCAACCAGGTGTGGCAGAAGCACGTATGAGTGCAGCACAACGATTGAGCACGGCCTGGGATCGACAACGTGCCAAGAGTGACGCCAGTTTGGCAAGAACTCCCGGCTCAATTCCCAAAAAGCAAGAACCTAAGAAAGCAGACACTAATACAAAGACCGTAAGCGAACATCGTGTGCAACGTCGGACACTAATGGCGCAGATGTTAAACGGCCATTGAGTTAACCAAACCACTTGCATGTAGTCAACACAGTTGCTATAATGTATTTTTACTGGAGAACTCTATGGACAATCAAAAAACATTCAATGGCGATCAGAAAATCAAGCTGATCCAAATCATCAACGAGGGCATGCAAGTCACCCAAGAAATTGAAACACTTACAGGCGGACTCAATGATACCATCAAGGCCATTGCTGAAGAATTGGAAATCAAACCCGGTGTGCTGAAACGAGCCATCAAGCTGGCACACAAAGCTGAATTTGGTCGAGCCAAACAAGATCACGAATTGCTAGAAACTATCCTAGAAACTGTGGGCAAGACTCTTTGACACAGACATTTGCCGATTGGCGCAGCAGCGTAGCACAATATGTGCAGGCAGATTTCCGAGCATACCCTCTTAGATTTTGCTTGGAACTGTTAGGATGGTTTATATCGTTAGGATGTAGTTTGACCTATGCTATTACTGTACCCAATGTTCCGTTTATACTGTTGTATTTTGCTTTTATCATTGGATGTTTGATCATGGCGTGGTGTGCATACACCCGTGGCAGCTTTGGCATCCTAGGCAACTACTTGATACTAAGTATAATTGACAGCGCAGGGCTGATAAAACTGTTGTTACAACACAGTTGAGAATCGTTCACTACACGAACATGAAACACGGCCACCAGCCATAATTGGAGATAGATGAGTTACATTGATGCACTATATGATCGAGCACACGATCGAATTCACGTTGTAGAACGCCGAGATGGCCGACGGGTATATCAAGAATATCCAGCCAACTATGTGCTTTACTATGACGACCCACGTGGCAAGTTTCGTAGCATCTACGACACGCCTGTAAGTAGATTTTCCTCACGCAACAACAAAGAATTCCGCAAGGAAGTGCGTATGCACTCCAGTAAGAAAATCTACGAAAGTGATATCAATCCTATTTTTCGTTGTTTAGAGGACAACTACAAAGGCCAAGACGGACCAAAGTTACACACAGCATTTTATGACATTGAAGTTGACTTTGATCCAGAACGTGGATTCTCACCGGTAACTGATCCATTCAACCCAATCACCGCTATTTCAGTATACATGGATTGGTTGGATCAGATTGTGACCTTGGCAGTACCACCGCGACACATGAGTATGGCAACTGCTAAAGAAATTGCCGCAGAGTTCGACAACTGCTTTATGTTTGAAAAAGAAGCAGACATGTTGAACACATTTCTAGACTTGATTGAAGATGCGGATATTCTCACTGGATGGAATAGTGAAGGCTATGACATTCCTTACACTGTGAATCGTATCACCAGAGTGCTCAGCAAAGATGACACTAGACGTATGTGTTTGTGGAATCAGTATCCCAAGCCACGTATATTTGAACGATTTGGTGCAGAGAACCAAACTTACGATTTGGTAGGACGAGTGCATATGGACTATATGCAATTGTATCGCAAATACACTTATGAAGAACGTCACAGCTATGCACTAGATGCCATTGGTGAATACGAAGAAATTGGCCGAAAGACTGCATTTGAAGGCACACTGGATCAGCTGTACAACCAGAACTTCAAAATCTTTATTGATTACAACCGCCAAGATACAATGCTGATTGGCAAGCTGGACAAGAAACTGAAATTTCTTAGCTTGGCCAATACACTGGCACATGAAAATACCGTGCTGCTGCAAACCACAATGGGTGCAGTGGCTGTGACTGAGCAAGCAATTATTATTGAAGCTCACGAACGTGGTATGGTAGTTCCTAACCGTAAAGAAAGACTCTCAGATGAAGACACGCAAGCCGCAGGTGCCTATGTTGCTTATCCCAAAAAAGGAATCCACGACTGGATTGGTAGTATCGACATCAACTCGCTCTATCCCAGTGCTATTCGGGCCCTTAACATGGGTCCAGAAACCATTGTCGGCCAACTCCGTCCCATAATGACTGACCGGCTGATTCGAGACAACATGACCAAGGGAGATAGCTTTGCTGCTGCTTGGGAAGGATTGTTTGCCAGCCTAGAATACACAGCCGTGATGGAACAACAACGCGGTACAGAAATCACAATAGATTGGCAAGATGGCAATGAAACTGTGCATTCTGCTGCTGAAATATGGAAGATGCTGTTTGATTCAAATCAACCTTGGGTACTCAGTGCTAATGGAACCATATTCACCTATGAGAAAGAAGGTATCATTCCCGGCTTGCTCAAACGTTGGTATGCTGAACGTAAAGACATGCAGAAAAAAGCCAAGGAATACGAAGGCAAAGATGATGTGCAATTTGAATACTGGGACAAGCGACAACTGGTCAAGAAGATTAATCTAAACAGTTTGTATGGTGCTATTCTCAATGCAGGTTGTAGATTCTTTGACAAACGTATTGGACAATCAACCACCTTGGTAGGTCGCAGCATTGCTAAACATATGGATGCATACGTGAACGAATGTATCACTGGTGAATACGATCACACAGGTAAAAGCATTATCTATGGTGATACTGATTCATGTTATTTCACAGCATGGCCCATGGTCAAAACTGAAGTCGAGGACGGCAGGATGGATTGGTCTGCAGAGACTTGTATTGCACTGTACAACTCCATTGCTGATCAAGTGAATGATAGTTTTCCAGGATTCATGGAACAGGCATTCCATTGTCCACGAGAAATGGGATCAGTTATCCGTGGCGGGCGAGAAATTGTAGCACGTACCGGACTGTTTATTACCAAGAAACGATATGCTGTATTGTACATTGACAAAGAAAACAAACGTGTGGATGTGAATGGCAAGCCAGGCAAGGTCAAGGCCATGGGGCTTGATCTCAAAAGGTCAGACACGCCTGTGGTTATTCAAGAGTTCCTTAGCGATCTTCTAAATAAGGTTCTAACAGGAACACAGAGAGAAGATATAGTGGCACGAGTCAGAGAGTTCAAATACGTATTCACAGAGCGACCAGGGTGGGAAAAGGGTAGTCCCAAACGTGTGAATAATTTAACCAAATATGGCAAAGAAGAACAACGACTGGGCAAAGCCAACATGCCTGGGCATGTTCGTGCTGCATTAAACTGGAACAATCTGCGACGAATGAATTCTGACAATTACTCAATGCAAATTGTTGATGGTATGAAGACCATTGTGTGCAAACTCAAAAGCAATGCACTTGGGTGGACATCAATTGGTTATCCTACCGATGAACAACATTTACCACAGTGGTTCAAAGACTTGCCATTTGATCATGTTGAGATGGAAGCCACTGTGGTAGATCAAAAGATTGATAATCTCTTGGGTGTGTTGGGATGGGACTTAAAGTCCAGCACCAACACAGCAAATACATTTACCAGCTTGTTCTCATTTGAATGAAACTCAGTAGCATAGTTGGATACCTAAATCACCTGGACAGTCTTGGGGTGGAGTCAGCTGTGACTCTGGGAGATTTAACCAACATCAGTCATGTTGTTCAAACTAGTCAGGTGCAGATCCCCGGCTTAACTGATGAATTGATTGCTGCACAAAGTCTTGTTGAACTATCTTTACAACAGTACCATCAGAAACTAAACAATATACGTCAAGCTGTGCAGAAATTGATTGAGCAGCACGAGCCAGAATATTTTGCCGCCAGTGAAGATCTTTATCAAAGTATGCAGACGGACACACCTGACTACATACGGAATCGAATCTTGCCCATTGATACTGATAAGAAATTGATGTTGCTGAATAGATTGCAAGTGCATTCTAACTGGAAGTATCCTGGATTGATGATCAGACCGGCGCATGGTCTCTGGCTTGAAAATTTAGTGGCGCTGGATCCTATGTATTTTGCAGACACACACTGGGAGTTGCTTGCTCCGGTCATTGATCAATATACTCCAGAATATCAACGTAGGATACGGCGACATGTGATTGAAGAATATACAGATCAACCAGTATTTAAAAATCTACCTCAACAGCAGTTTGGATTTGTGTATGCATTTGGTTATTTTAATTTCAAACCATTAACAATCATCAGGCAATATTTGCGTGAAGTTTTTGGATTGCTGCGCACCGGCGGCACATTTTTGTTTAGTTTCAACAATTGCGACCATCAACATGCAGTGGGACTAACTGAGCATCATTTCTGTTGCTATACTCCGGGTAGATTGGTATATGAATATGCTCTAGAGCTAGGCTATGAGATTGTGCATGAAGGATCAGTAGATGGTGCCAATACCTGGGTAGAGTTAAAGAAGCCAGGTATCATGACCACGATTCGTGGTGGACAAGCACTGGCTGCAATTGTTAACAAACCAATACCAGTAACTGGTCCAGAAGTAGTTGACATTTCCATCAAACAAATTTATAATAGCTTAGACCTAGACAAGTTACTCGAACTGGCCAAAACACTGACCATTGACATTTCGGCTGCCACCAGCAAAGGTATGTACAGTATTAAAAAAGTTCGAACAACTATAGATAACTTTCTGGATGAACATAACTTTCCAGAAGAACAACTGCAACAATTATTTAACAAAAGGACCACAAAATGAAAGACCATCTCTTAGACCTAGTACAACACACATTTGATCTTGGATGTATTGACTTGATCAAAATCTCAGGCACCGATGCTGCCACCGCAGTAAATGGTGTTGCTGCTGACAATTCAGTTATCTTGGAAGCACAATTTGCCAACCCTGTTGCTGAGTTTATTGGCACGTTTGGTATGCCCAATCTTGGTAAACTCAAGACCTTGCTTAACTTGCAAGAGTATCGTGAAGATGCCAAACTGGCCATCACACGCAGAACCACAGGTGAGCCTGATGGTATCAACTTTGAAAACAAAGATGGTGACTTCCGTAACAACTACAGATTCATGACCAGTGAAGTTGTGAATGACAAACTTAAAACTTTGAAATTCAAAGGTGTAAATTGGCACATCACTGTTGATCCCACAGTATCTGCTATTCAACGTTTGAAAATGCAGTTCCAGGCCAACTCCGAAGAAACAAACTTTCAAGTCAAAGTTGAAAACAAAAATCTAAAATTCTTCTTTGGAGATCATTCTACACACAGTGGTAATTTTGTGTTTCACCCTGACATTGTGGGAACACTTAAACGCACTTGGTCGTGGCCGGTGCAGCAAGTTATCAGCATATTGGGACTGGTTGGTGACAAGACCATGAAGATCAGTGATGACGGCTGTATGCAAATCACAGTGGATTCCGGCCTGGCCGTTTACAACTACATTTTACCTGCACAAACCAAGTGATCAACCAAGACAATCTCACAGCCAAGCAACTGGACTATGCCGTTTTTCTTCCGGCCATCTCGGGATTCTATGCCACGTTTGTGGGCAAGCAACGTAATGGACCTTATGTAGATCCTGCACGCATGCCAGCCGGACTGACTGACATGGAAATGATGAACTGGCTCAACAGTACCAAAGCATTGTTTCCGTACAAGTGGAGTTTGTATTCAGGTGGGCATGCCAATCTAGATCTTGCCAAGCAAGACTGGTCGGAAGACATGGTTCGCAATCGTGAACCTGGCACATTCATGCTAGGCGACTCGGGCGGATTCCAGATTGCCAAAGGCTTGTGGGAAGGTGATTGGAAAGCCAACTCAGGCTGTGCCAAAGCACAAAAGAAACGTGCTGCTGTGTTAACATGGCTGGACAGTGTGAGTGATTACGGAATGATCTTGGATATTCCTACCTGGGTTATTCATGACAAGAAAGCATCCAAGGCCTGTCAGATCACCACACTGCAAGAAGCAGTGGATGCTACCAAGTTCAACAATGAATACTTTATGGCCCATCGCCGGGGCAAAGAAAACGGTGGTGCCAAGTTCTTGAATGTTTTGCAAGGTGACAATCATACTTCAGCAGAACAATGGTATCAGGAAATGAAAGACTTTTGCGATCCTATAAAGTATCCCAACACACACTTTGATGGGTGGAGCATGGGTGGACAAAACATGTGCGATGTGCATCTGGTACTCAAACGACTGGTGGCTCTGCGACATGATAACTTACTGCAACAGGGCAAGCACGATTGGATGCACTTCTTGGGCACATCAAAGCTGGAATGGGCAGTATTGCTTACGGTGATTCAGCGAGCCATTAGAAAATATGTTAACCCTGCCTTTACCATATCGTTTGATTGTGCCAGTCCATTTTTAGCCACTGCAAATGGACAAGTATATCATCACATTGATCTGGCACACAACGAAAAGTGGTGCTATAGAATGAGCCCTATTGCAGATGACAAGAAATACAGCACAGACACAAGACCTTATGGTACAGCAGTGGTAGCAGATGGCCTGGTCAATCACTTTGATGAAAGCCCACTCAGTCGATTATTGACCATGAAGGATATATGCATCTACCGGCCCGGTGATCTAAACAAGATTGGTAAAGAAGGCAAAACAAGTTGGGATTCATTCTCGTATGCATTGTTGATGGGTCATAATGTTTGGATGCACCTGGAGGCAGTACAACGTGCCAATCGTACATTTGATTCTGGATCATGGCCTTACATGATGTGGGACGAAAAAGGTGATCACACTCACTTTGCAGACATTGTGGAGGCTATCTTTGCCACCGACGATCGTGCAGAGTCAGAAGCCATAATTGAATCCTACAACAGATACTGGATGGATATTATTGGTACTCGCGGATTCAAAGGCAAAAAGGCCATGAATGCCAATACACAGTTTTCGGCATTATTTGATGTGGTAGAGGTTGACTCAGACTCTGAAGATATGTTAAACTCTGAAGCATTACAACAACTTGAACAGGATCAAGTATGATACGAGCAGGACACGACGATGTGGCATTCTTCACCGGCACAGAAGTAGAACACACACCCGCATTTGGTAAAAAGACATTGTTTGTAGTAGGCTTGCAGACAGCAGATGATATTGCTGCTCACATGCAAGGTTGCGAACATATCTACTTTGGTGCCAATCACAGTTTTCCCAACATCAACACCGACGATTATGTCAAGTGGTCCCGATGGCAAGATATGATTTATCCCTTGTTAGATCTTGGTTATCTATGTACATTGGATATCAATGTTGCTCAAGTGGAGGGAATGTTAGAAGGTTCATTCACCGAGTATCACAACTTCATCCCAATGATATCAGTCAAGCTACCATACATCAAACTGTTAGGCTATAACGCCACACTCAAGCTGGATGACAAGGATTTTGCTGCTACCAACCCAGGCGTTTGGTGTCACAGCATACATGAACTACAAAAACGAGACCACTTTACTGACTGGTCTAAATATACCAAGGATCAAGTATTATGAATGAACGCAATCAAGCCTTGGCTGACTCCCGCAAACAAATTAAAAATCATGCAACACGTACAATCTTTGTACGATTCCAAAAGGAAGGCATTCATTGCTATCCAGCAGCAGCTACAGATCCTGCACTGGCCACAGGTGATGAATACGATGTATCTTTCTTAGCAAGCCCACACCGTCACATATTTCACTTTGAAGTGACCATACAAGTATTCCACAACGATCGTGATATTGAGTTTATTCAATTCAAACGCTGGTTAGAAAATCTCTATGCCGGTGGCACATTAGAACTCAACTACAAGAGTTGTGAAATGATCAGCGATGATTTGTATGAACAAATTGCTGCTCGCTATCCGGAACGTGGCATCATTATCAGTGTAAGCGAAGATGGTGAAAACGGTGCAACAATCAGTTATAATCTAACACAACCTTATCAATCAATCAAACTCTAAGAGGAAACTATGGCTAAAATTATTATCAAAAGCAATCCACGTACTGAACAAACCTGGGAGGAACTGGATCAATATCGTGAGTTTTGCGTAGACTACGGATACAAGTTCAATGAGGCGGATCTGTATAACTTCCGCAGTTATGCATTCCAACAGTTCAACAAACATACTCAAGGCAAGCCTGCCAAGAACATGTGGGATGAAGACACTCGTCGACTGGCAGGATACCGCACATGAGAAAACTCTACTACATGGGACTAGAGCCCTATAAAGCACGTTATACATTGCAATTGCAAGACTGGAATACTGCGGTGTTTGGTAAAAGAGGCATCAACTATGTTGTTGTGCCCGGTGAAACACTCAGCAACGACCAAGCAATTGTTACTGGGCAAGTGCTAGATGCCCACGGTCGAACATACTTTGGTATGAGTCAACTTATGAATCTAGTTAAGATGATGAAGGCCGGAGAACTCAACAATGAAGATGTTATCTACTTTGAGGACATGTTTCAACCTGGCATTGAATCATTACCGTATATTCTTAAACAAATCGACCCAATTTTCAGGCCTAGGATTTATGTTCGCTGTCTTGCTCAGTCCATTGATCCTGATGATTTTGTTCACGTTTGGGGTATGCAGCATTTTATGGCAGCATATGAGTACATGGTTGACTCGTTCGTAGATGGTATACTTGCTACCAATGAAGAAATGGTAATGCACATGAAGATTGCAGGGTGGGGTGCCCCAATCTATAATATCTCAGGATTGGCATTTGGCAAGAGTGAAGTACAAAGTCGTGTGGATAGTATCAAACCATTCAACGACCGTAAATTTCGTGTGGTATTTTCTGCACGTTGGGATCAAGAAAAGCAACCGGACTTTTACATGGATTTAGCAGAACGTGTGAAAGAAAAGAGTCCATTGATTGAGTTTTGTGTATGTAGTGGTAGTAAATTAAAATCCAATAATGATAGTTACATGGCACGTACTAGAGATTTGCAAGATCGAGGTATATTAACAATTTACGAAGATTTAGAAAAGAATGATTACTACAATATTGTTAATGACAGTCGTGTTGTGTTTAATTGTGCCCTTCAAGACTGGGTTTCAAACACGGTCTCGGAAGCAGATGCTCTTGGGTGTAATGTTCTATACCCTGCTTATCGTAGTTTCCCTGAGACTTTTAGTAATGATCATTCCAGACTTTATGTACCCTGGTCAATAGAAGACGCAGAAGCAAAATTGATTCCGTTATTGTATAATCCAAGTCCTAACATGGGCAAGATTAGTGACCGTAATGATAGCACTATAGACAGAATCTGTGATATACTTGAGGGCAAGGGCGAAGATATGCTGCGAATGGGCGTGGACTATCGCAAGCACACTCGAGAAAGCAAATACTAAAATGACTGTGGTAGTAACTGGTGCAGCAGGATATATTGGTGGGCAAATAGCATTGGCCTTGAAGGATTCTGGTCATGAGGTCATTGGCATTGATCGTCGACCGTGCCCCAAACACCTCGACGAAGCGTTTATTAAGTTTATTCAAGCTGACTTTGACAGTGATCAAGCCAAAACAAAAATGTTGCAAGTTGGTCCTGCCACAATCATCCACTGTGCCGGCACTAGTTTGGTAGGCCCTAGCGTTAAATATCCCGGTGACTACTATCACAACAATGTGATTAAAACCATCCACTTGTTGGATTTTGTGGTCAATGCCTTGCCCAAGACCAGAATTATCTTTAGTTCAAGTGCATCTGTGTATGGCGAACCTATCATGACTCCGTGTGCAGAAGTAGATCCGTGTGCGCCTATGAGTCCTTACGGTGAAAGCAAACACATGATTGAACAAGTGTTAGCTAGCTATCATCGTGCATACCGTCTTGACTATGTGGCATTTCGTTACTTCAATGCTTGCGGTGCCGATCGACTGGGCCGACATGGACAGGAACCTGGTGCCACTCATGTGATTGCTAGAATCTTAGAAGCCACACGTGATAACAAACAGTTTTCCTTGTATGGTGATGATTACGAGACCCACGACGGAACTTGTATACGTGATTATGTGCATGTGGAAGATATTGCGCATGCTCATGTGTGTGCATTGGACGCTGCTGTGCCCTCTGGCGTTTACAATCTAGGCACAAACAATGGTACCAGTGTGAAAGAAATCTTGGCATGCGCTGCTGCAATTGCAGGCAAGGTGCCAGTATTGCTAGAGCCTCGACGTGAGGGTGATCCTGCTGTGCTTACTGCTAGTGCAGCAAAGTTTGGTATGCTGATGCCAAATTGGCGTCAGTACACACTGGACGATATAATTCAACACGCATGGGCTTGGTATGTTCGAAAAAATCCTTGAATTTGAACGGGCACTAGCCCGGTTCACTGGTGCTCCTGCTGCAATCATGACCGATTGCTGCACACATGCCATTGAGATGTGTCTGCGATATGAGCAAGTGAAGGGTCTCAAGATGACTCCTTACACTTACTTGAGTGTGCCTATGACCATGCACAAGTTAGGCATTGATTATGTGTATCTGGATGAACCTGAACAAACATGGTCGGGCGAATACAATTTCATATACACTAGAGTTTGGGATAGTGCTAGAAGATTGGAACCTGACATGTATCGTACAGGACAGATGCAATGCTTGAGTTTTGGACATTCTAAGCCTTTACAAATAGGGCATGGTGGTGCTATACTGTTAGATAACAAGCAGGCCTACAACATGATAATAAAACAACGATATGATGGTCGTGACCTAAATATCTCACCCTGGAACAAACAAAAAACATTCCAGGTGGGATATCACTACAAACCCTCAATCGAAGATGCTGAACGTGGACTAGAGTTACTTGAGCAGTACAAGTCTGCACCTGAACACCCCAAGTTTGTACAGTATCCAGATTTGCGAAACATAACCATTAAGGAATAACATGCCAGAATTTAAACTAGATCCAATCATACATCCAAGCACTGACGAGTTTGTTCCGCTAGAAGGACAAAACTTATATGTAAAGAAAACAGACACAGCACAAGGCCGGTATCTAAGCACAGCAATTCGCGAACGTATGCAAGCAGATGGCAAGAGATTCTGGGCCGGAGACAACATCAGCGACTACTTAACTAAATCTGATCGAGAACATTTGATCAATGAAGCTACTGTGGCATTTGAAGGTGTGTTGGACACATTGCTGATAGATAGACAAAACGATCCCAACTCAAAAGGCACAGCCAAACGATTGGCCAAAATGTATTTTACTGAAATCATGGAAGGTCGATATGAACCAGCACCGGACGCAACAGCTTTTCCAAATGATTCACAAGACCGGTATGAAGGCATGCTTGTGGTTAGAAGTGAACTACGTTCAATGTGTTCGCACCATCATCAACCTGTTAGCGGTGTTGCTTATATTGGTATTATTGCCGCCAACAAACTTATTGGTTTGTCTAAGTATACTCGTATTGCTCAATGGTGTGCGCGACGCGGTACGCTACAAGAAGAACTGTGCAACGACATTGCAAGAGAGATTAGCAAAGCCACTGACAGTGAGAATGTTGGTGTGTACATTGAAATGACACACGGATGCGTAGAAAATAGAGGAGTAATGGCTCATAATAGTCTAACACAAACCACTGTGCTCAAAGGTGCTTTCTTAAAAGACCCAGGAACAAAGAAAGAGTTCTTTGACAATATTAAACTACAAGCAAGGAATGGCAACTAACTCAAATTATGATAAAACTTAAAATTGGCTGCTGTAAAAACAGTGGTATCAAACTACAACAAGAGTTTGCACCGCGATGATCAATTACGAAACACTAGATGAAGCCCAAGCTGCCGGTGTGGCACCGTGGGACCAACAGGTACAAGAACTGAGTGATTTTCATATCACTGTGTTTGAAGATCGCTATCCTGTCACACGTGGTCATTTGTTGTTTGTGCCCAACTACAATACTGATGCAGTGATTATTGACTGCATGGAATCTGCCATGTTGTATGGTCGCCGCTTGGTAGAACAAGGCAACTGTGAAGGATTTAACATTGGTATCAACATGGGCACTGCTGCTGGACAAACAGTTATGTATCCACATGTGCATTTGATTCCACGCCGGCTGGGTGACACTGCCAATCCTGTTGGCGGGGTGCGTGGAGTTATATTTGGACAAGCTGACTATAAAGCCACAGGTTATCAACCACCGATATAAATACTCATACACCGGCCTTTGGCGTTCATCCCGGTATACAAACTCTGCTGCCTATGCTATAATCAACATAGGAGAAAATCATGGCAAAATACATTTCCACAAAAACATACAAACAAATAGGTCCAGTGGCCTATCGTCAATGGCGGGCCGATAGTCATTGCAGACTGATACACGGATATGCACTTTCATTCCATCTGGAGTTTGAATGTAATACACTGGATGCTCGAAATTGGTGCATGGACTTTGGAGGACTTAAACCTCTCAAAGGATTATTGGAAGATTGGTTTGATCACACATTGCTAGTGGCACAAGATGACCCAATGCGTGAACATCTGTTAGAACTTGGTAGATTGAAACTGGCCAAGATTACAGAAGTGGAACGCACAGGTTGCGAGGGTATTGCTGACTTTTTGTATGAATACATCAACACTATTTTTTTGCCAAACTGCGGAGAAAAAGAACGTGTTTGGTGCAGTAGGGTAGAAGTTCGAGAAACTGATGCCAATATGGCCATGCGTGTGGGGCACAGAGAAGATAACGAATTCCAAAACTAATGGACATTAGTATTTTATTGCCCACCCGGGCTCGGTCTGATGCTCTCATGAGCAGCATTGAAAGTCTTTACAATCTTGCTGACAATCCAAATACCATTGAATTTTTGTTTGGTATAGACAATGATGATGTAGCAGGCATGGAAAATATGCTGCATAATGTGATTCCCTGGATTGAAAAATACTCAGTAAATCACAAGATAGTCGTATCTGAACGATTTGGGTATGTTAAACTACACAAGTATTTCAATGGCCTAGCAGAGCATAGTCAAGGATCTTGGTTGTTTATCTGGAATGATGATGCTGTGATGAAAACCAAATCATGGGATACCAAGATCCTTGAAAAGTCTGGACAGTTTAAACTACTAAGTGTGCATTCACACAATGACCATCCTTATAGCATATTCCCTATCATACCAAGAGCATGGTTTGAGGTGTTAGGGCATCTAAGTCAACACAGTTTGAATGATGCTTATGTGAGTAACATTGCATATTATCTAGACATATTTGAACGTATTGATGTACATTGTGATCACGATCGATTTGATATAACAGGTGCCAACAATGATGATACATACAATCAACGTGAAATCATGGAGGGCTATCCGGATCGGGCTGGAGACTTTAATCATCCTGATATGGTGCAACTACGTCTCAACGATTTAATAACCTTGGCAAATTGGATGCAAACTCAAGGCATGGATACTGAATTTTTCACTGATTGTTGTAACAACACCCAGGATCCATGGGTTAAATTACGTGCCAATGATACAAACAATCAAGTCTCTATCTTTCAGGTTGGGCGGGGTCAAAACAAATCAATCACTGAGTAATTAGTTTTATATAATTCAGAATCCAGATACAATAAGTATATAATGAAGAACAAAATTGCCTGGGTTCAACCCAATTTCCAACAAGGGCCTGCAGAGTTTAATGCATATTACTTGCCCTACTCAGCCGGTGTGGTATGGAGTTACAGTCTAGCTGATCCTTGGATTCGAGAACGGTTTGAAGCCACTGATTGGGTATGGCGTAGAGACGCTGTAGAACCATTGGCACAAAAACTGGCACAAAACGACATTGTGACTTTTAGTACCTATGTGTGGAATCATCGTTACAATTATGCTGTGGCCAAACGCATCAAGGAAATCAATCCTGCTGTATTGACTGTATTTGGTGGCCCTGAAGTTGCTATAACCGACCCTGACCTGTTTGTTAAAGAATCTTTTATGGATCTTGTGATTTGCTACGAAGGCGAAATAACTTTCAAACGTGTGCTACAGCACTTTGAAACTAAAGATTGGGAAAATGTACCTGGACTGTTGATCAACAGAAATGGCCGCGCAATACAAACACAGGATTCTAAACGTATTGAGTCATTAGAGGAAGTGCCCAGCCCGTACTTGGCAGGCATCTTTGACCAGATGATTGCCGATCATCCTGACATAACATGGCAAGGCACATTAGAAACCAATCGTGGTTGTCCGTTTGCTTGTACATTCTGTGACTGGGGTAGTTTGACCTACAACAAAGTTAAAAAGTTTGAACTTGAACGTGTGTTTGAAGAACTAGAATGGATGGCCAAACGCAACTTTGATTGGATCTCAATTACCGATGCTAACTTTGGTATGTTCCCCGAACGTGATGGTATGATTGCTGACAAGATAATTGAGTGCCAAGAAAAATACGGTTCTCCACGCACGTTTAGTGTGGCCTGGGCTAAAAATCAAAAGAAAGAAGTGATCGACATTGTAAAGAAACTGTTGGATGCTCGTGGCTTCAATCAAGGATTAACACTCAGTGTACAAAGCCTTGACCAGGATGTGTTGGAAAATATTCGCCGCAAAAATATGGAAATGAACAAACTGGAGGAAGTGTTTGAATTATGTGATCAGCGTAATATTCCTGCATACACAGAACTCATACTTGGGTTGCCTGGTGAGACATTGACCACCTGGAAGAAAAACTTTTATGCATTGTACGAGTTAAATCAGCACACTGGCATTACTGTGTTTCAAGCGCAGTTGTTGGAAAATGCCGAAATGAACTTGTTGCAAAAGAAACTGTTCAAGATCACCAGCCAACCTGTTACAGATTACTTTGCTGGCAGTTACAGCGTGGAACACATTGAAGAAAGCATTGACGTTATCACCGGCACCAAAGACATGCCCACACCAGTGATGTTGGATGCACAGATCTTTTCCTGGTTCCAGACCACATTCCACATAAATGGATTTGCCACATTGATTGCTAGATTTATCAACAAATACACAGGTATAAGTTACAATGATTACTATGAAGAGTTGTTTGCATATTTTATGACCAATGAGTGGTTGAAGAAAGAACAAAACGAAGCAAGACAATACTTTTCTAATTGGATGACCACTGGCCGAATCAACCATCCCAAGATTGGTGTGGAAATACACGGGTGGAACATCATACACAGAACCAGCATGAACATGCATCAAGAAGATCGGGTAGATGAGTTGTATGATTTCTTGGAAATATTTTTGCAACGATACAATCTACCCGAAGATTTATCAACCAGTCTGATGAAACTACAAAGAAGTTACTACATCAAGTACAATGATAGAAATCAATATCCTATGAATCTTAAGTTAGATTATAATATTTGGGATTACTTGAGTTTTAATCAACCCTTGACAAAGACTTCTACAACATATCGATTGGACTTTCCAGAGGATAAAACTATGAGTCTTAATCGATTCTTAGAACTGTTTTATTTTGCAAGACGCAGAAACTTTGGTAAAGCCACTGTGGATCTTGTGGGAGTCGAAAATGCCAATGGAACACAACGTGGTGCTGGGAGTGCCAAAGCACAAGGCAGTTTTTCTGTGAAGAAAAAATTATTAACCATATAAAATAATTGTTAAAAATTATGGATTTTAATTTCGAGTATGATATCGGGGTGTTGTTGCCTACCCGAGGAAGAACCACCGCACTAATGACCAGTGTGAAATCACTGTATGATCATGCAGCTGATCCCAAGTCAATGAGATTACTATTGGCATTTGATCAAGACGATTCAGTTGGACTGGAATATTTTAACACTGATTTAAAACCATGGTTAGATTTGATCGGTGCAGAATATTTGGCTTTGAATTTTGTTCCGTTAGGCTATATACGCCTGAATGAATATGTGAATTTCTTGGCAAAACACGTTGATGCTCGATGGTATCTAGTCTGGAACGATGATGCAGTAATGACCACTCCCCATTGGGATAACGTGATTCGACAATACAACGATCAATTTGCATTGCTGCGAGCAGAAACCAATCATGATCATCCATATGCTATTTTTCCTATCCTGCCAAAAAAATGGTTAGAACTTACCGGACACATATCACCACATCAACTCAATGATGCGTGGACCAGCCAGGTTGCATGGATGTTGGACGTTGTGATTACTATACCTGTGATGATCGAACACCAACGATTTGATCTCACCGGCAAGAATGGTGACGATGTGTTTATGAATCGTCCTATGCTAGAAGGTAATCCTACACATACTAGAGATTTTAATCATATTTCATGGCGTATGCGCCGACAGGATGATGCTGCAAAGATTGCACATTATTTGGAAAAATTAGGATATGACCTGACACATTTTAAATTGGGTATAGAAAACAAAATTGACATCTGGCATAAGATGTTGAAATTAGACACCAAGGGGCTAATGAAATCATGGAGCAGCACTGATCTTGAAAAATGAACTTGTAGACCGAATTAAACAGTATTGGAATACTCAGCCTTGCAACGTCAAGCACAGTCTTAGTGTTCCGGGCACAGAACAGTATTGGAATGAAGTTTCCAAACGTAGATTCTTTGTAGAACCCCATCAATTTGACTTTGCTAGCTTTAATCTTTGGCACGGTAAACGTGTTTTAGAAATAGGATCCGGAATCGGAACCCATGCTGTGGAGTTTGCACGTCACGGTGCTGACTATGTGGGGATCGATCTTTCAGCAGAGTCGGTGGCCATGAGTCAACAACGATTTGAACTGTTTGGATTAACTGGCAAATTCCATGTGATGGATGGCGCCGACTCTGCTGCGGTTGCTGGTCTAGGAAAATTTGATCTAGTATACAGTTGCGGGGTATTGCACCACTATCCGGACATGACCGCTTGTTTGAATAACATCCATGCTGCATTAGTACCCAACGGAGAGTTCCGTATGTTGGTATACGCAAAGAACTCATGGAAGTACGCCATGATCCAAAAAGGTCTAGATCAATTTGAAGCACAAGCAGATTGCCCGTATGCCAAGGCCTATAGCAAAGAAGAAATTTATGATCTCTTAAAAGGACAATTTGAGGTACAAAGCATTAGACAAGATCATTGTTTCATGTATAATGTAGTTAAGTATCGCACTGGCGAGTACGAATTGGAGCCTTGGTTTGCTGCCATGCCCGAAGACATGCGAGCAGCAGTTAAAGAATATCTAGGTTGGCATTTGTTAATTAAAGCACAAAAAATATGAGCAAACTAAAAGTAGCAGAATTGTTTTACTCAATTCAAGGGGAAGGTAGATATATGGGGGTACCCAGCGTCTTCTTGAGAACTTTTGGCTGCAATTTTTCTTGCAAGGGCTTCGGCATGCCACGTGGCGAACTCAGCAAGGAAGCTGATGAAGTAGCAGTAATGAATGCCATGCATCGATTTGAGAAATATGAAGAACTTCCACTTGTTAGCACAGGATGTGACAGCTATGCTAGTTGGCATCCTGACTTCAAGAATCTAAGTCCCATGCTGACCAGTGATGCTATCGTAGATCGCATTATGGATATTATTCCGTACAAAGAATGGCGTGACGAGCATCTTGTGATCACAGGTGGCGAGCCATTGCTAGGCTGGCAACGTGCATATCCTAGTTTATTAGACAATCCCAAGATGGCAAGTCTTAAAGAAATTACGTTTGAAACCAATGGTACTCAAGAACTCAGCACTGAGTTTAGAAAGTATTTGTTAAATTGGACACTAGGTAACAAGGCACGTGGCCGAGAAGCATTGACATTTAGTGTGAGTGCTAAACTGCCTTGTTCAGGTGAGAAGTGGTCGGATGCTATTTGTCCTGAGATTGTGTGTCAATATCAAGATGTTGGGCACACATACTTGAAACTGGTAATTTCTACCAATGAAGATTTTGCAGATGCTCAACGTGCAGTGGCAGAATATCGTGCAGCTGGATTCAAGGGTCATGTGTATTTGATGCCTGTTGGTGGAGTTGAAAGTGTATATGCGTTGAACAATAAGAATGTAGCTATTTTGGCCATGAATCATGGTTGGCGTTACAGTGATCGACTTCAAGTACCATTGTTCAAGAACGAATGGGGCACCTGATGCCCATGGATAGTTTTGCACCCGAACCTCGATCGAAAGATTATGGATTGAATAGAACACAGAGATGGGATTTGAAACTTTGTTGGCTTCCAAATAAATGTTTTATCAGCGGAAAATCATTATGGGGCAAGCGGGCCTATCATGGTATTAGATGGATACATGGCCCCGGAGAGCCAGTTGAGCAAACTTATTGGGTTGATAAACATGAGTTTTTGATTTGGCAATTGAAACGATGACTAAAAATTCAGCAAACGGTGTCAGCAGTTTTGACAGTGAATCAACTGGTACCCTAGTGCATTTCCTCAACAGAAATGTAACACCTTATGCTACATCCACGCTGGGTCCTAAGTTTGATCTGGTGCCTGTTGAAAAGCAGAAGGACATCATGATCAATGTTGCCAGAATGCATTCTCAACAAGAATACAATCGCATCATGGATCTAGTTCGAGTGTTAGAATCACAAGCACAAGATATCAAACGACGACTGGAAATAACAGATGCAGTACATGCTGCCGAGTATCAGTTTCAAACACATCATGGGCAGACTTATTGGTTGGTTTTTGATAAAGACAAAAAGAAAACCATCTTGGCAAGATCGGGCCCCAATGACTGGAGCAGTAGTGCTCCTGAGCATTATGAATATATTGCCCAAGTCAAGTGGCTGGGTGATTATACCTGGATAGAAGTAAAAGAGGATTAACATGGCATTTTTTGATTGGTTTCGAAAGAACCCCACACCTGTAGGACAAAAGTTACCCGAACCCAAAGTAGCACCACCTGTGCCACGATCCAAGACTCCCAAAGAAGAATCCAAAACAGCCAAGCAATTGGCCACCGAGAACAATGCACCGTATGTGAATATTCTCAGTATGGATGTGGATTTGGACAACTTGCATCAAGGTGCATTTGAATTAGACTGGAATGAGATCTTTGTAGCACGACTGGTCAAAGCTGGCTACATGATCAAGAAAGACGATACTGATTCTGAAATAGTGGATCGTTGGTTCCAAAATGTATGCCGCCATGTTGTGATGGAAACTTGGGAACAAGAAGAAGCCATCAGCAAGAGTGGTGTATGGGTACGTAGCACAGATATTGGTGGCGGCCGTACTGAAGTATCGTGAGGCTGTACGTCAACGGCGATAGCCATACAGCAGGTGCAGAAGCAGTATCACCGGCAGCATTTGCCGAGGATGATGGCCATCCTGAACTGGGGCGCCGACCACATCCTGCTAATCTAGCAGTAAGCTGGGGACAACAACTGGCTGACAAATTAGGCATTGAATTGGTATGTGATGCTGAATCTGCTGCATCTAACTACAGAATTCTTCGTACCACACGAAACTGGATGAATAGTTTACAGCCCTGGGAATCGGCGGTGGCAATCATACAGTGGAGCACTTGGGAGCGCGAAGAGTGGTTGCACAATGGTGAATACTTGCAAGTAGGCAGTTCGGGTCTGGATTTGGTTCCTGACGAACTAGCGGATCAGTACAAGCGATTTGTAGTTGGTGTAGATTGGACTTGGTGCCAACAATACTGGCACGATGAGATTTGGCAACTGCATCAGGACCTGGATGCAGCAAAGATCCCGCATGTGTTCTTTAACGGCAACAATTCATTTGATCGAATCCGTAATGGTGCCTGGCACCAAGTTGATTGGAACAACGCATACATCGCACCATATTCAGAATACACTTACGATCATATACTACGTGAAGCCAATTTTGTCACGGTGAATCCTGAGTCCTGGCATTTCGGTAAAGATGCCCATTGCTTTTGGGCTGAATTTGTGTTACAATACTGTATAGAAAACAATATATTGGATCCCCATGCGATATCTCTTGATTGATACAGCTAACACTTTTTTCCGTGCTCGCCACTCTGTTTTCCGTGCTGCTGATGCTTGGGAAAAAGTAGGATATGCTTTACACATTGTGATGAGTAGTGTGAACAAAGTACACAAACAGTTTCAAGCAGATCACGTGATTTTCGCACTAGAAGGGCGATCATGGCGCAAGGACTTTTATGGTCCCTACAAGAAAAACCGCGCTGTGGCTCGTGCTGCATTATCGGATACAGAACAAGAAGAGGATAAATTGTTTTGGGAAACCTATGATAGCCTCACTAAATACTTGGCTGAAGGTACTAACTGTAGCGTTATCCGACATCCTGAAGCCGAAGCAGACGACGTGATTGCTCGCTGGATAGCCTTGCATCCGCAGGACGAGCACTACGTGATTTCATCAGACACAGATTTTGTGCAATTACTAGCACCCAATGTTAGCCAATATAATGGCATTACCGATGAACTTCACACGGTAACAGGCATATTTGATGCCAAGGGCAAGCGTGTGAAAGACAAAAAGACCAAGACAGACAAAGTGATTCCTGATCCAGAATGGCTGTTGTTTGAAAAATGCATGCGTGGTGATACGTCTGATAACGTATTTTCGGCGTATCCTGGTGTGCGAACCAAAGGCACCAAAAACAAAGTTGGCTTGCAAGAAGCATTTGAAGACCGCAATAACAAAGGCTTCAATTGGAACAATCTCATGTTACAACGTTGGTCTGACCACAATGGTGACGAACATCGTGTGAAAGACGACTACGAACGCAATCGTGTACTGATTGATCTCACTGCACAACCCAAAGAGATCAAAGACAAAGTGGATGGTGCGATACGTGAACAGATCAGCCACAAAGACATTGGCCAAGTTGGCGTGCGATTCATGAAGTTCTGCGGCAAGTACGAACTCAACAAAATATCTGAGTCAGCGGAGCAGTATGCTCGCTGGCTTAACGAAACCTATAAAGGAACACTAGATGAGCATCATAGCCAAGCCCATAGTTAAAGATCAGTTTTACATCCTTACACAGGATGATAAAAAGGTCGGCAACATCGAAGCCACAGGAGATGGCTTTGCAGTCAGGATCAACAATCGGGTCATGCCATTCAAGACCATTGCAATGATCCGCAAACAAGTTGATATTGAATTTCCAGCAGTGGGTAACAAACCCAATCGAGAACCTGCTAGTTTTCAAGTACAAGGTTATCCATCAGGATCTCGAGTATACAATCCCATTTGGGATGTGCAACACAAACTGCCATTGTATACTAAGAATCGCAAGTCACGTTCGTGGTTTGCAGCCGGATGGTATCAGGTCAAACAACGACGAACCTGGACTATTGTACAAAGCCCTAAACTCATTACCTTGGAACGTTATCAGTATCAAGGTCCATTTTATACCCGAGAAGAAGCCAATGTTAAATCCCTTCCGTGATCAAGAAAAATTTATGCGAGCCTGTGACCAAAGTGTTGACGGGTTTGACGAAAAACAATTCGCGATGTATGTTAATCTAATCAGTGAAGAATATCAAGAATTGTTAGAAGCAACACTATCAGATGATCAAGTTGAAACATTAGATGCGTTAATTGATATTCTAGTTGTGACCATTGGCGCTATACATAGTGCAGGATGGGATGCAGAAGGCGCCTGGAAAGAAGTTATGGCCACAAACTTTGCTAAAATTGACAGTGACACTGGTAAAGTTCGCAAGCGTGAAGATGGCAAGGTACTTAAACCACAAGGTTGGGAACCGCCAAACTTGAAACCATTCTTGAAAAAGAAGGGTGCGTTTAATAAGTTCTCCTGATGAGTATCCATATCAATCGATTTGTTGATTCAGTAAAGGCACATGAAGCACGTGGACAACGTGACTTCATAATGTCAATGAAGGATGCCAAAGACCTACATGCTGACATAACCAAGATACTGTTGGCCATGATTGACATGCAAAATACCTTGCTACAGGTACAGAAAGAACAAGTTATTACGGTGGAACTGGACGGCAAAGACTTCTAAAACTACATATATTTCTGCTAAATAAATGTAGGAGTATAATGAATGAGTCGTCCAAAACCGTCGGTATTAATTGAAAACACCAACAAGCAGACCTACAAAACTGAGCAAGTATTAGCCAGTGAAGGTATCTGGGCAGTGTTTTTTGATGGTCGGCCAATCAATCTCAAGACTTCTAACTTGCTCACACAGTATCCAGGTCCCAAGTATAAAAAGGTTTCGTTCTCAAACAGCGGACACGCAATCAATTTGGCACGTAAACTAAATGTTCAATTTAGAACTGACAAGTTTTCTGTAGTATTACTCAAGCAAGGGGATAAGATATATCCCAATGCGAAATAAGCAGGCCATTACTGAAGCACTGATCAGGCAGTATCCTGAATTGCAGCGCCCTGGATTAGATTGGGCCATGCAAACTTGGTGGCGTAATTCTCGTCAAGGTGCGGGCATGCGACTTAGTCCCCATGGTTATATTGTGATGCAACGAATGAATATCGAGCATTATAATTTTGATATTCAACTGGAACAAATACGTCCTAAATTATTGATTATGTTGGATCAAAGATTACAAGATCCATATTATCTCAATCTAGATAGAAAGAATCCCAATATTAAATTCTACGGATCTAAGGAAGCATTTTTAGCAAATCTGTATGGGGATTTAGATCGTTTTCTTGAGCACTATACCCAGTAAAAGTGTTGTAAAAAAGCCACAATATTTTGGTTGACCGGATTTGCTAGATCGGCTATAATATGTGTATGGAAGCAACAAAAGCCACTCGTAAAAAGCGTGTTGATCGCACTCATATTGTGTATGCTCTGCACATTGGTACAGAGTTTTACATTGGTATCACTGCAAAGACTCAGCGCACAATCCCCATGAGCCTGCGTAGCCGTGTTAACAAACACATCTATCGTTCGCGTACTGAGGACAAATCTTGGTGCCTGTACGAAGCAATTCGCATCGCAGGTGCTGACAGCATCACTGCTGTGATTGTAGACATTGTGCGTGGCAAAGCTGCTGCACATAAACTCGAACGCGAGCTGATTGCTCAGTACACACCTGCACTGAACACTGATGTGCGTGTGAAGCAGAACGGTTGACCAGAAATTACCGTTCTGCTATAATACACTTATTGCAACAAGGAGTTGATTATGGCACGTAAGACAAAAGCAGAACTCACAGCTGAGAACGAAGCATTTATGGCTCAGCGTGAAGCAGAAGAAGTTGCTTCCTTTTTCGGCCTGTTGATGGCACAGTTGGAACGAGCAACAAATAGTCCTAACTTCTTTAGTCTCACAGTGCGTGACGCTAAGTTCCTTCTGGTTGAAGGTCGTGACACTTGGACATTGTCTCCGGTACACTCTATGCAGGCTCAAATAGACTTGGAAGGCCTAATGTGGGACCTGGATCAGCTGGATGAAGAACGGCGTGTGGTAGCGGAGCGCGAAGCAGCCAAGAAGGAAGCATTAGCCAAGTTGACTGCCTTTGAACGCGAACTGTTGGGACTGTAAGGAATCACTATGACCAAACTAGAACAAATCCAAGCACTACTACCTACTGAGCTCTACAAAGACTCAAAGGACTGGCGTGAAGGCAGTGTAGTAGAACGTGTGGAGTGGTTGCTCTCCATGTACCAAAGTAGCCACGAGGATGTGCTACGCCTGGAACAAGATGTGGATGACCTGAAGATGGGTCGCTACTATCCAGCAGAAGAGTTTGACAAATGATCCGTAAAAAATTAATCACTGGGCATTACATCATCAAAGCCTCGGCCTACTACGGTAGAAAGAGCCCCGGATGGATTGCGGTACTGCATGGCTATCCTTGGCACCACACCGGACCCACGGGCAAGAGAGATGCCCAAACCGCAGCTGATCAAGCCAATAAAACGGTTGACCAGAATTGACAAATCGATTATAATACGCACATACACAGCAACACGCAGGAGAACGTTATGAAATTCTTTTGGAACAAAGCAAAAGGGCTCAATGCAGACGTTGAGCGCCACCGTGCAAAGGAACAAGAGTTAGAAGCAAAGATTGCCGAACTTGAAGGCAAGACAGATCCCATGAGCATTGCCTCATTGCGAGTATACCGTAGATTCCTGTACCAACTGCACTTGAGCAAGGCTAACGTAGTATCAAAGATTGGAAAGAAGTAATATGACCTTGGATAGGTTGATTGCTGGTCAAGGTAACAAGTGTCATTATTGCAATTGCGAAATGAATCGTGAGAAGAAGTCACCACAATTGGCAACTGTTGAGCATCTTGTGGATAAGTGGTCGAGTCCAAAACACAGGAAAATCGAAGTTGCTTCCAATTTGGTGGCGGCTTGTTTTCAATGTAACAATAGTCGCGGTTCAACACGAAATCGTATTGCCCGCAACTATTATAAAATAGTAGTGGCCAAGCGAGGAATCAAACTTGCGGTTGCTTCAACATCAAGTAAGGTTTTATATTCGATGTTTGGTCCAGTGCCACAACATCTCTTAACGTAAAGGAAATTAAAAATGCGTAAGATGGCAACTATTCGACAAATTGATGCACTGAATCCTATTGAGGGTGCAGATGCTATTGAGTGCGCTACCATTGGTGGATGGAAGGTAGTGGTAAAGAAGGGTGAGTTTGCGGTAGGCGACCGTGCAGTGTATTGCGAGATTGACTCTTGGATTCCCACCGAGATTGCATCATTCCTAAGCAAGGGCAAGGAGCCTCGCGAGTTTGAAGGTATCCGCGGCGAACGTCTGCGTACTGTAAAGCTACGAGGCCAACTGAGCCAAGGTCTGCTGCTGAATCTTGATGATGTTATTCCACAAACCAATTCATTCGTCGAAGGTGATGATGTATCAGAACTGCTGAACATTGTGAAGTGGGAAATGCCCATGAATGCACAACTAGCCGGAATGGCCAAGGGTAATTTTCCTTCTGAGATTCCCAAGACTGACCAAGAACGTGCGCAGAATCTTGTTGGAGAAATCCAGGCTGCTGCCGAAACAGGCACTGAGTTCGAAGTGACTGAAAAGCTAGAAGGCTCTTCAATGACTGTGTACTTGATTGATGGCGAGTTTGGTGTTTGCTCTCGCAACCTGGACCTTAAGGAAACTGAAGGCAATACATTTTGGCAAGTGGCACGGCGTGATGACATTGAGGCAAAGATGCGTTCAGTTGTTGGTACTGATTTTGCAATTCAAGGCGAATTGATTGGCCCTGGAATTCAAGGCAATATCTACAAACTACGTGAACCAGAGTTCCGTGTGTTTGATATTTACAGCATTACTACAGGTGCTTATCTGTCTCCTCAAAAGCGCAGAGAACTAATTCGAAATCTTGGTCTACTCCATGTTCCTTTTATCTCTGTTGACAAAGACCTTGGTGTTGGCTCTATTGACGAAATTCTTCAATGGGCAGAGGACATATCAATTTTAAATCCTACTGTACAGCGTGAAGGCATCGTGTTCAAGGAAGTGAATGGCGGCATGAGCTTCAAGGCAATCTCTAACAAGTACCTGCTGGGAGAAAAGTAATGTCATTCTACATAAAAGATCTTGACAAGTGGATATCTTATTATCAATGGTTGATATTATTGAATGTTGTAACTGTGGCACTGTTTGCTATAGCTGTGGCCTTGATCATTGATAGTGTATTCAATGGCAATTTAAATCAGAGTTTCAAACAACTAACTGATACAATCGCACAGGCAATTCACAAAACTGGATCGCATGCTGAACTGATTGACACAGCTGGGTTTGTGGCTGTTTTTGCTTTGAGTGTGTATTGTTTATTTCAAATTAAGTAATAATTATGTTAAAAAATCTTGTGTTATCTATTACAATATGTTTGGTTGCAAGCACTGCGAATGCACAGTGGAATTTTAATAATTCTGGTAGTCGTGTATTTGATATGAAAAAAAATAGCACCAACAAAACAACAGTAGAGATACAGTATGTCAAAGCGTCCGAAATTCAAGCAGCCTGTGATGCTCAAAGTCACAATTTTGGATTGGGGGGGTTTCCTAAAGGTGCATTGGCTTGTACTTGGCAATGGCCAGATCGATGCTTGATAATTTTGCCCGAAAAAGTAGATATGCGTACAGTAGGGCATGAATTTTTGCATTGTTTGCAAGGCAATTGGCATGCCGAATAATGGCAGGAGCAAGATTGAAACAACATTTTGGAGTTGAAGAATGATTGAAGATGAAGATCCACAACGAGAAAAGATATTTGAACTTGAACAAGAGATTGTTCGGTTGCGTGGACAGATCACATATCTTCAAGAAGAACTGTCAAGCTCAGAGGATGAAGTGGCTCGAGTTACAAACCGTTTTGAATATCAAATTGACCGCTTGGAACAAGAACTAGGTGATGCATTGTATAGATCGGAATCCAAATGACCGAAGAAGAATACCGAGCCAATATTAAACGACAGGCAGACAACTGCCGAGAGCAAATAGAAACATCAGAACGTTTTCGTGACGAAGCGTTTGGGTTGTTAGCATTAGCACATTTAAATTTGATGCAACACCTCAAGTATGGATTCAATCCTAAGACTGCACACAGCACCTTGATCAGTGTGGGGCAGCAGTATCCCTTGCTAAAAGCAAAGATGGACAAATTAGAATCGGAGTTGAACTATGAAACCGACATCAGCTGATGGTGTGGAAGGTGTGTTGATCCAGATAGGCGCTGGTGTTTACAAGTTCCGAGTGTATGATTCTGAACACAACTTTGTGGATTATGACTTGCATCATAGCGATTTGTGTGTTACAATAACGGATCCAGACGCATTCTTTTATTGTGAAGATGGTGTCGATCGACTGGATCACAGCCCTCAAACATTAGGACACGAAGAATGAACGAACGAATTCGAGAACTTGCTGAACAGGCTACCACTATTGTAGAAATGGTAGGTCCACAAGGTTATGCCAGCAGTTATGCTAACTTTGATAGAGAAAAGTTCGCCGAGCTGATTGTGAAAGAATGTGCTGATATTGCCACAAACAGATATCAGAGGCTCATGGATGGCGGAAAAGCAATCAAAGAACATTTTGAAGTTGAAGAATGAACGAACTTACTAGACCAATGCCACCAAGGGCAAGACTAAGATGTGACGCATGTGGCACTATCGGCGAGGATGGAAAGCACAATAGTATAATTTGCAGGTTCCTACATTGGGTCGACAAACATTTTGGAGTTGAAGAATGAAAAGCAACCTGGTTCACTCTTACATCACAGGATTTAAGTTTAAAAACATCTACGGTGGTGAGACTGATGACTATTCACGCAGTATCATGCAGATAAAATATTTGGATCCTGTGACAGCACAGAAGTTTCCGATGATTAAAAATAAATGGAAACTAAGTGATCATGCTCGATCATACGGATACTTTGACACGCTTGAAGAAGCAAAGACAGAAGCACAACGTATTTGGACAGGATGTGGATTTAAGACACCAGAAGAGTGTAGAACAGAAGAGGTTGAAGAATGATTACCTTACAACTACTTGAAAAAGATGATACTGTCCAGCCTGAAGATTGGTGTCGGCCATTGAGCATTGTATCAATGAGTGGTGGTCAATCTGACTACTACAGTTTTTCGAGCCAATACACAGGTGCTCCCGAGAACAATGTTAAATGGGTTAAAGTTAAGTATATTCTAGGCAGGCCATGGCACGGATGCACAGTTAAAGCAATTGACGACGGCCTTGGAAAGTATGTCAAATACGAGTTCGTTCGAGGGGATATTCCACAGCGTAGTAAGTTAAGTCTCAAGGACTATAAAATTACTGACCATACTAAGAAGTTTGTAGGAGTTGAACTATGACATATATTACTAACCGTTACGAATCAGTCAAACTGCCTTGGGAGCCAGGGTTAGTCGAATGGCTGCAACAACGTTATCCAATGAGCCTATATCGAATTGTAGAGAAATAATGCCAAAAGTTTATGTATTAGTGGGAGTGCCAGGTTCAGGCAAAAGCACCTGGATACGGGATCAAGACTGGGCCCTGGGGCTGACTATAGTTAGTACAGATGCGTTTGTGGAAGACTATGCTAGAGCACAAGGCAAAACTTACAATCAAGTGTTCAAGGAGTATATGCCTACGGCTGTCAACTTGATGACTGAACAAGTTGTATTTGCACGTGAGCACAATCACAGTATAATTTGGGATCAAACATCAACCACAATCAAAAGTCGTCTAAAGAAGTTCCGCATGTTGCCCGACTATGAACATGTTGCTGTGGTGTTTCGCACCCCCGAGGCTGAAGAATTGGCTCGTCGATTGTCCGGCCGAGCAGGAAAGAACATTCCTGATCATGTCATGCATAGCATGATTGCAGGTTGGGAAGAACCTACCGAACAAGAAGGATATGCGGAGATTTGGAATGCCAGCTGAAATCATGTGGTTTTTAAAACAAAAGGAATAATATGAGCAAACTAAAACAACTAATTGAAGAGATCAGATCTCTACTTGAAGAAGGTTACCGACCAGTGACCATTTCTGGTATGTTGGATGTGTCGGTGGACCTGGTGTATCAAGTGGCCGAGTTAACAGAAGTTGACAGCTATTCGTAATAGTGTTATAGTGTAATTTTTAACAAAGGGGTATTATGATTAAACTTTGGTTTGCGTTTGCTATCCTTGCTGTGTTAATACACGTTGGTATTAGTACATGGAGGAAAATGGACGGCAAGGAACAATTGGCCTTGACAAAAAGCATAGGTTATAGTATACTTGTATCACTGGCAGCAGTGATGTTGATGACAGTGCTTGTAATTTTATTTTAAGGAAACACGGAAATGAAACGTATTTTGACTCTCTCTATTTTGGCTGCTGCTGTGTTGGCTGCAGGCTGTACTCGTATTGAAACTGGTGAAGTTGGTGTACGAGTTGGATTTGATAAACAAGTCCAATCAGGTGAACTGCTTCCCGGTTCTTTTAATCAATCACTAATTGGCGAGGTACTGACGTTCCCAATTAAAGATGTTAATGTTCAGTTAAGTGATATGACCCCGGTTGCCAAAGACAACTCGACCATGAAGGACTTTGATGCTGTGGTTGTTTATAATATCAACCCACAACAAGTGTCTGAGCTGTACTCCACTAAGAACAAGAGTTTCCATGCCGAGTTCAAAGGCGACACATACGTGATGTACAACTACATTGTTCAAAATGCTCGTAATGCTATCTACAAAGCTGCTCGTAAGCACGAGGCTCTGGATATGGCAGACGCTCGTAGCGACATGGAAAACTTCATCAAGGAAGAAATTGTTCGCAATCTTGCCGAGGAAAAGCTGGACGGCAGCATCACTATTAGTCAAGTGTTGATTCGTAATATTGTTCCTGCAGATTCAGTTGTGGCCAGTGCCAATGAATTGGTCAAATCCAAGAACGAACTAAAGCAGAAGGAAATTGAAGTCAAAACTGCTGAAGCTGAAAGCCGTCGTATGGCAGCCCTGGCCAACAACAGCGGCAGCTCAATTGCATTTATGCAAGCTCAGGCCATGTTGAATATCTCGGAAGGTATTAAGACAGGCAAGGTTCAGACCATTGTTGTTCCAAGTAACTTCAACGCACTAATGATGTCTAAGTAATTACAATAGGAGTCGGATATGTTTGGATGGCGTAAACGGCAAATTGCCGACCGTGTTGATCGAGACAGCAATAATGCTGCACCATTGCCAGTTGATGAAATCCCGGCAGTATCGACTCCTGTTGTTGAGAACAAAGATGCTTTGTACACGGTTGGAGTGAATGAAGTAGGTAACACACAGTTAGTGTTAAAGATCAATTACGGCACAACTACATTGACTATGGACCCGGGCTCGGTACGTCGATTGATTCGACAGCTGGAAGCTACGTTGGAAAAAGAAGAACAGCGGTAACTGATAAGTAAAAGTATGAAAGTTGACAGCGTCCACACACACAATAACGAAGTTTACAGGCTTCAAGAGATTCGCCGTGTGGATCGCCGTCACCTTGAACGTGTACAGGATGAGGCCCGGATCAAACATCAACATGAAATTGACGAGGCTAAACATATAGAAATGAACAGGCGCATGAATCGCAATGGCCAAAACGTAGATCGTTTGGCGTAACAAATAACCAGGGACCTTAGCTCATGTTGGTTAGAGCAGCAGACTCATAATCTGTTGGTGCTGTGTTCGACTCACAGAGGTCCCACCATTTTTCACAAGGATACATTATGAAAGTACAATTTGCACCTGGAGCATTTGATGATTTTGATGGCACTCAGGAAGAACTGGATGCCTTGATAGCAGAACTTGAAGAAATGTTCAAATCCATGACTTCCGAAGAACTTGCTGCACAAAGCACGGAAGTTGATTTTGCGGATCTTCCAGATCGTGTGCAAGCCGATCTCCAGGATGAACCACGTACTTTGCAATGAGAGACGATCCGGACAATAATCTTGAAGAAGATATTGTTGCATGTGAATGGATGGTGAAGAAAGTAATTGACAGCGACACATACGCCCAGAACCTCTATGCGTCCATGTGCAATAATACATTCCAAAAAAACGATGTTTGGCCCAGACTTGCAGATCTAACATGGTCATGCAGTTGGCGCTATGCTGGTGGGATCATCGCCAATATACGCAAGCAAGGTGACTACATGGACTGGTACTGTAGCGGTATTGGTGGCGCTGTAGGCGCTTATGTGAACGAGAGTGTGGTCACAGATGAAATCCGTCAAGATTTGTTTTCTATCGGGTGGACAGTAGAACCCTATGATGAGGATATAGAATTTTAGAAGAATACCAAGAGCTGGCTGTGTAAGGCGTAAATATGGGTACGATGCCCATATCATCAAAACCTTTAATTGCCTTGTTCTCTCACCATCCAGAATGCAGCAATCAAAGCTGTAATGGGGTGGAGCAGAGCCTGGGCAGTCACTATCGTGTACAGAGATTCAACGAAAAAACCCTAAATTCAGACTTGTTGGCACAATCAGCAATGGTTGTGTTTCCGGGTGGGATTGGTGAGGCTGATCGCTACTACGATTTCTTCCTGCGCAAACGAGCCAACATGATAGCTGATTTTGTAGAATCGGGCGGCAGGTACTTGGGTATTTGCATGGGAGCATACTGGGCCGGACATTGGTTTTTTGATATTCTGCAGGACGTAAAGTGCGAACAATACATCAAACGCCCAGGTGCCGATGTACGTAGAAGTTATGGCACTGTTACTCCAATCAACTGGCAAGGACAACAGCATAACATGTTCTTTTGGGACGGATGTGCCTTGATTGGTGATGAGACCAAATTTACCACTGTGGGTCGCTATGCAAATGGTGACCCAATGGCCATAATCCAAAACAGAGTCGGAGTGATTGGTTGCCACTTGGAAAGTACCCGATTATGGTATCAAAAACCTTGGCAATATCTAGCACCACACTGGCATCACGGGCTGCATCATCAACTGTTGTTGCAATTTACCCACACACTGATGTCAACATAGCTTGACTATAATAGTCCTATGCTATATAATAGGGATATGTTTAAAATCTACTATACAGATCCGGTAACCAATTGGTCACACGCACGTGATGCTGACACATTGAACGAAGCATTGAAGTATACCGAGGCCTTTCGCAAGTTAGGTATGATCTTTGTCACCGTGGTATCAGAAGATCCTAATCACGTGGGCAAGCCAGGTGTGGATGCAGTGGTAGATGGCCGGACTCCTGATGGAGTAGCATACACCTGGAACAAGGCCAGTCGTATTGGCCAAACAAAACGGAAATAATATGAAAACTTGGGTAACATCAGACTTACACTTTGGGCACAAAAATATCATGAGTTTTTGTCCTAACACCCGTGCGCGGTTTCGCAACGACGTTGCATACATGAACGAACAAATGGTGATCGAATGGAATGCCATGATTGCTCCTGAAGATACTGTTTACATCCTAGGCGATGTGGCATTCTTGCCAGCGGCCAAAGCAGCAGAATACATGATGCGTTGCAATGGCAACAAGATCCTGATTGAAGGCAATCACGATCGCAAGACCTTGCAGGATAATGGATTCCGTGCATGTTTTCGAGAAGTCCACAAGTATCTGGATGTGCAGTTCAACGAAATCAAAGTTGTGATGTTTCACTATCCTATTGCAGAATGGGATCAAATGCATCGCGGTGCTGTTCACTTGCACGGTCATTTGCACGGTGGTGTAAGTGGATTGGAGCGATATCGCGCTGTGGATGTGGGTATGGATTCCACTGGTGCAATTGCCATCTCCATGGACGAAGCAATTCGACTTGGCCTAAAGGGTGCAATCAAAGGACATCATTAACATGATCACTGATATCATCGGCCGTGAAATTCAAGTGGATAACTTGACCGTATCAGCCTTGTCTTTTTATCAGACACAATATGCTAATATAAAAACAGTGCGAGATTATTTTTCTTGGATGGACAACTATGAAAATCTCATAGACATTCTAGGTCCCGATGTATATAAAATTTCTAAGTTAGCAACCAGCATCACCATTAGAGAATACAAAATAGAGCATGTTGCCACAGTCACATCCCCAACTCTAATAGATCTAGCTAATAAAATCTCCAAAGACAACAAGCATATTACTGCTTCAAATAGTTCTTTTGATACCAACTATCTAGGTGGTGAGCATGCTATGCAAAAAGCCGCAGGATTCAATTCGATAACACACAGTATAATCAATCCTGTAGCGTATCCTGAATTATTAACCATAGCACAAGCATTTGATCTAGAGCATTGTGCCGTAGCAATACAATATCAACCAACTGCTTGTATTTTTCCAGCACATGTGGATACTATGTTGACCATGTGGCGGAACATAGCTGCTAGCGATCCTACAGTATTAGATTTGCCATTTGATGTGTCCACAAAGTCAATAAAAGGAATGACATCTATTAGGTTGTTGTTGGCACTGACTGATTATGTACCCGGGCATGTGTTAGGAGTAGATGATCAATATTGGACCAATTGGAAAATTGGAGATGCAGTGGTATTTGATAATTGTAATCGAATGCACTACACAGCAAATACTGCATGGGTTCCTAGGGTGTTTTTAAGAATCAGTGGCATGATCAATAACTCATCAGACCATTGGATCATCAATAACATCAACCAACACTTGGTCAAGCAGATACAATTATAAATTGTCATGGAATTTTTTATAATATTTCTTGCAATTCCAATAGGACTCTTGGTAGGAATGTTGCCAGCAATAGGAGACAGCGTGATGATGATCATGCTATATCCATTTGTAGCACATTTAGAATTCAACACTTTGATTGCATTTTATGCTACTATGATCACGTGTGGGCAGTTTAGCTCAAGTGTAGTTGGGCTGTGGCTTGGCCTTGCTGGTGATGTCACAGCCATTCCAGTTCTTAAAGAACGACGAGAAATCATCAACTCCAACTTGTTATGGACTGCATTGTATAGGACCGGGCAGGCTAGTGCTATTGCCACGTTAGCATCTGTAGCAATGCTGAGCTTGTTAATTCAGTTTGGTACTGAATTTCGATATTTTCTTCGCACAGATGTATTTTTTGTCATTATAGTTATGGTAGCAGTTTCTGCACTGGCTTGGTCTGGAAATAAATTCAAAACAAATTTACTATTGTGCTTGATTGGTCTAGTAGGTAGCTTGATTGGATACAATCAGTTTTTAGGTAAATCTATCCTGACCATGGGGGTAGAATTTTTGGTCAATGGCTTGCCTTTCCTTCCTATACTGTTAGGCATGTATGCCATCCCTATGTTGTTTGCTGCCATGGCAGATATGTCCAATGCAAGTCCAGTGGATCACACCAAAATTGATACTAGTCAACCTATACAATTAGTACCTGCAGCAGTGATGGCCCGAGGTACTATCATTGGATTTTTAACAGGGCTATTGCCGTTGATTGGAGTAACAGTAAGTGCTGCTACTGCACATTTTGTTGAATCCAAAATCAAATCTAGCACAGCACTGACAAGAATAAGTTCAGCAGAAGCAGCTGACAATGCGGCTGTGATATCTGTGCTGTTTCCATTATTGGTATTTGGTGTGGCAATACAACCAAGTGAGGCCATAGTGGTCAATTTGCTGACTGATCGCGGATGGTCAATTAACCAACTCAAAGCAGACACTTATTTGAAAATGGGCGTGGGTATATCAGTTGGAGTGGTGGCATGTCTTGCATTTTGTGTGCATTATATTGTTCAGATGATCAACTGGTTTACCAGATATTACCAATATGTATTTTATTTTATTTTTGCATTGATAGCATGTGATGTTTGGTATTTGGGCATGGACTCAGACCGATCAGTCTTTTACATGATTGTTTTTGCAATTTCCACGGTGGTGGGATATTTTTTGTACAAGAAAAAAATTGATCCAGTTCCAATGATTTTTGTATGGATGCTGGGTCCGTATTTTTGGCCGACTGCATATAGACTTTTACAGCTATATGTTTTATAATTAACTAGAAAGGATACTCTATGATTAAAAAACTATTAACCGTCGTGACTGCAATGGTTATCGCTGCCGGTGCGTCCGCAGCTGACAAAACATTTACATTTTTAATTCCTTGGGGTGGCGGTTCAAATGATCAAAATATTGCCGAACTACTAACCCCCGGCCTTAAACAACTGGGATGGGATACATCGATTGTTTTGTACAATGGCAATTGTGCAGCTATGGCACAGGATCTTAAAAATACCAAAAAACCAACAATAGCAGTGTGGTCTAATAGAGACCATTTGTTGCCTCTTGATCACGAATGCTATCTTGTGCCACCTACTGCACAAAATATGATATCAATTTGGTATTATGCACCCGATTATCTTTGTGCTGTTGGTAAGACTGCACCTGATGCTATTTTTACCACGCCCGGTACATATCGTATTAGTGTACAGTCATTCCCGAGCACTTTGAATTGGGTCACTGATGCTATCAAATCTGTCAGCCCCGGCACAGTCAAAACTGTAATCTACAGCGGTAGTGGAGCGCAGATCCGTGCCGCTGCTGCACAAGAAACTGAGTATGTGTTAGGAACGTCAGGCAAGGTCATTGAACGCAATGGTCAAGCTGTATGTACTCACAATACCGGCCCGACTGAGTCACTGGGCACACGCCCACTGGGAGAGATCAACCAAAGTGTAATGAATTATTACATGATGGTTTATGCTTCTTCCAAAAATATTCCTGCTAATCTTCAAACTGAACTACGTTCTGATATGGCTCGTTTGTTGCAAACCCAACTGCTACAAGATTATTTTAAGACCAGACAGTTTATAACAAAAATGTCTACAGCATCAACCGACGAACAAGTTAACTTTTTGGTGAAATCAATTAAAAAATAATGCACTACGTCAATGATACAAAAATTGTATATTCTCAATGGGATATCAACTACACTACTGATTATAAGTTTGTGTTAGGCAACGGGTTTGACAATTACAAATTCTCAATCAATCGGGCTATTAGTTTTGAACATGCAGTTAGAGATCATCTGATTCAACTGAGAGATCAACATTCGTATTTGCGTTTTTGGTTTTCGGGTGGACCAGACTCGCGTATAGTTCTTGATACTGCCTACAAATACAATATTGCGTTTGACGAAATTGTAATGATTCGATATACCCCGACTGATCCACTGGTTGTGTTTTGTAATTTGGCCGAAGTTGATCGATGTGCTATTCCAATTGCACACAACTACAAAGAAAAATTTGTGTCAACTAAGTTAACAGTAATCAATTGCGACAACAATTATTTTAATTGGTTTTACACTGCCCCTGAGTGGCACAAGAAGTTCATGCATTTTTGCTATGTAGAGCCGGGTATGATGAAAGGCATCTATGAATACAATCGATGTTATCCCATACTGGATGATGTAAATCCGTTTGATTTATTTGGATTTCAACAGCCTACCATATGGTTTGACACAGATCAACAATGTTGGAAATTTTTATACATTGATAGAACATTTAATCAAATCATGGATACTCCAGAATCAATTTGCACTGGTTCAGGATCTGCTGTTCTAAATGCATATCTGTCAGAACTTATACCAAAGTTTGAGTCACTGGGATACTTTCCAAAAAAATTCAAAGAGACTATCACTGGTAGAGAACAAAAAAATATGTTGTCTTTGTTTCAAAATTTAACATATCCTGCCGGGGCAATTCTTATGCCCAAGAAATCCCATCAACTACAAAAAACATATCCCACTGCTGATAAATTTTGGTATGCAACCGGTGATTTTTCTGACGAACTACACACATTGATATTTTATGGACTAGATCAACGTCCAAGTTCTTTTGAAAACTGGGCGTTTAAATCCAACTGGGATGAAATTTTAATCAATCTCCGCAGAGGTGGAATTTTATCTCAAGAGTTTATATTTCAAACTTGATTGTAATGCAGCCCGGTTGACCAGAATTGCCCGTTCTGCTATAATATACACATAAACAGAGATAGGAGCATATGATGACTGAAGACGACATCCGCAAAGTTTCCGCAGAACACGGGCTAACATCCAAGAGTTCAGCTGATGAAATCCGTCAAGTGTTTCCCAACCTGCCCGAACACGGTGCATTTCCGGAGTTTCGTATCCTGCGATTGATCGACGGTATTCCTGGATTCCGGTTGGATCATTCGTTTCGTTAAGGAGTCAATTATGACCATGGTAGAAAGAGCCCGAGTATTTGCCACCGCTGCCCACGCTGCGGTTGGACAAGTGCGTAAGTATACATTTGAGCCGTACATTATGCATCCTGCCGAAGTTGCAGGCATTGTTGCAACTGTGCCACATACAGATGTGATGTTGGCTGCTGCTTGGTTGCACGACACAGTGGAAGACACTGGTGTTAGCATTGTGGATATCCAAAAAGAATTTGGCAATGAGGTTGCATCCTTAGTCAGCTGGTTGACTGATGTCAGTGAGCCAGAACAAGGCAACAGGGCTGTTCGCAAAGCCATAGACCGTGAGCATACTGCAATGGCACCTGCCGCTGCACAAACTGTGAAGTTGGCTGACTTGATCGCCAACAGTCGCAGCATCTTGGCACACGACCCTGCATTTGCAAAAGTGTATTTGGAAGAAAAGCGCATGTTGTTGGAAGTATTAACCCGCGGTGACGCCACATTGATGGTTCAAGCCCGACAGATTGTAGGAGCATAAAATGTCCGACAAAGAATTGTCTGTTCTGGAAAAAGCCCAGCGTGAGGTAGAGTTGTTGGAGTGGTCCATGAGCTCTGTCAAAATCGCTGGGCAGGCACACCAACGCATGTACCACACTGCTCACATTCCGCTAAATTATCGATCTGCCATTGATGCACTAGAGACACAACTGTGCGGAGCACAGGCCTTGCTGAAACGAATTGAAACTTTAGTACGCTAACATGAAACCTGAAAAGTTTGCTGAGTTGTTAGACGAGATTGAAGAATTCATTGGTGAACACAATCTCAGCAATCCACACTATTTATTTGATGAAGAAATTATCAAATATTTCTCACATTACAAAAAGAAGCATGTTAAACGAGCATTAGAGGAATTAAGATGAACAAAGAACTATTGAAAGAGTTTGTGCTAGCCAACCCACGGTTGGTTAGTATGAAGCCTGCTGGCGATGGTATCTTTGTGCTCAAGTACAAGAAGGCTGTGTTCTACGACAACTTGTGGAATGACTTTTTGGAAGAATGTCGCGGTACAATTGTTGACATTGACTTTAATGTGGTGTCACGTCCATTCACAAAGATCTACAACTACGGTGTAGAAGCCAAGGCTCCTGTGCTGAGTGAAGATACTGTGGTAGAATGCTTTCGTAAGGTCAATGGCTTTATGGTTGCAGTGACTTGGCACGACGGTCGACTGCTGGTATCCACAACTGGATCCACATCTGGTGACTTTGTAGACATGGCCAACTCCTTCATTGACCGGCGTCGCGGCACCTTTGAACGGTATGTGAGTGGCTTCCCTGACTTGACTTTTATGTTTGAATGTGTGCATGCAAATGATCCACACATCATTGTAGAAAAGCCAGGACTGTACTTGCTGGGCTATCGTAAAAAGACTTGGGAAAGCCGTAGCGAAAACGATGGACTCAGCCTGTATCACCAATATGCATTGTCAGACCACGTGGTAGAATGGAAGCGTTGTACTCTGGGCGAACTAGTACAGGAAGTGAAAACTGTTCGGCATGAAGGTTTTGTAGTATATGCTAACGACTATACTACATCCTTCAAGATCAAAAGCCCATACTACCTAACTGCAAAGTGGGTGGCACGTAACCCTCGCACCGACAAACTGATGACACAAGAATTCCGAGAACAATTGGATGAAGAGTATTACCCGCTGCTGGAGCACATCCGTGCTAACATAGAGGCTTATACTGTTATGGATGAACAAGCACGCCTGGCCTGGGTGCGTGAATATTTGGAGATGGTATGAACGAAGAATTTGACCGATTTGAAGAACACATGGCCAAGGACGAAAGTCACTTGCCCGTGAGTGAACAAAGTTTGATCTTTCGTTTGCGCAAGCGAGCAGAGATCCGTCGGCAGATCACTTCACGTAAAAGTGTGCAAGAAGGTGCGCCTGACCGTATTGCTGACCTCTTGGAAGAAGCTGCTGCTGCACTAGAAGCAGCCGAATCAAGATAAAAATATCTTTAACTTTTTTGCCAAAATACTGTAAAAAAATCAATCTTAGAGGTTGACAAGGTATAAATAAACATATACAATACATGCTATGAGACACTCGATACATCATTTAACACTCAAATCACTGACACCAAGTCAGGGCACCTGCCCCGCCTTGTGGTTTGCGATTGAGATGAATTATGATCGCGGGGCCTGGGTCCAAGGAGACCGAGTATAACAAAATAGCATACTCAACTTCCAAGGACCCTAGGACTAAAAACCCTGGGGTTTTTTGTTTTGTAGAGTAGGAAAATAGTGTGAAGTATCCCAGTAACGAGGACTGGGCCCTGCACTTTAAACATGGGGCAAACGGGCGGTGACGAGGATGGCTTATCTTCTTGTAGATAAAAAAATTCGTCATATTTAAATACATTCATTGTCTTTCATGGTAGAACATGTTTAACTTTGGGCTTTGCCGCCCGAGGGGATAGTAAATGTGTTTTAATATACGCATTCTAAAGAGTGCGTAAATAATCAATGTCCGTATTCTTAGACTCAGTGATAGAGTTCTACATCACCAATCAATGCAACCTAGCCTGCACCAACTGCAATAGGTTCAATGATCACGATTTCCGTGGTCACTACTATTGGGAGGATTCTGCACCTGCTGTCACAGCATGGAGTCAACGTATCAATGCATCAATGATAGTGATCATTGGCGGTGAACCCAGCTTGCATCCTGGGTTAGAAACTTGGGTGATGAATCTTCGCAGATTATGGCCGGACACCACAATCATGATTCAGAGTAATGGCACTAATGCAAAAATAGCAAAAGATCTCGACTCTTACAGCAAGTACCATGTGGGATGGGGTATAAGTGTACATCGTCCTGAGATGCGACCTGCATTAGAACGACAATGGGGCAACCTTATTGACAACACAGAATTTACCCCGGCTGCAATTATTCCGCAAGGTGATGCATTTGTTGTTCATCAGAGCAATCCGATAACTGCATTCAAAGCCTGCACCATGCGGCATAGTCACACTGTATTCAAAGGAAAACTGTACAAGTGTCCTGTGATGGCTGTGCTGCCAGAGTTCCGCACACAGCAATCAGTAATCATGGATACCAGGCAAGAACAGTTGTTGGCTCAGTATCAACCATTGAGTGCGGACTGTACTGAGCAACAGTTGACGGACTTTGTAGACACAAGAAATCAACCCATTGATCAATGTGAATTTTGCCCTGGTGAATTTGATTTCCAGCCAGTGGTATTTCACAAAAGAAAAAAATAACGCCCTTGTGGACAAATTGGCAAAGTCGCTTCTCTCAAAAGGAAGAGTTCTCTCGGTTCGAGTCCGAGCAAGGGTACCAAAATTTATAGGCGTGTGGTGTAATGGTAACACAACAGACTTTGACTCTGTCGTTCTAGGTTCGAGCCCTGGCACGTCTGCCATGTAACAAAGACCCTTCAAACAGGAAGGGCTTTACAAAACAAGTTGACCAGTATCGCACATGGTGTTATACTAGAGACTAGTTAGAAAGCAACAAGATTTGCAAAGTCCTTCCAAGTTGTAGGGCTTTACAAAACAAGTTGACCAGTATCGCACATGGTGTTATACTAGAGACTAGTTAGAAAGCAGCACAGTGCATCGACACTGTGCAGCAAGGTTCATTAAAAATTCAATTTTGTATAGTGTACCCAGATTCAGTTCTGGGCACTATATGTAAACATATTAGGTTACCTACACCGTTAGGTAGTTTAAGAAAGGAGCAACAGGGGCACCTGACGCAATCTTAGACCACATGAAATAGGGTACTCTTGCGTAGCTGAGAGACCACCCGGAAAAGCGACGGACTATGTAGGAAGTAATGACCGCAACAGCCTGTGAGAGATGCGCTTACAAGTGGACATAGAGTTGCAATGGTTCCTTAATGTGTTTTCATATAGTGATTTTGCTGCATTCGTCTATCGGTTAGGACAGCGGGTTTTCAGTCCGCTAAGAGGAGTTCGACTCTCCTATGCAGTACCAAATTTAGGTGCGTTCATATAACGGTCATTATCCTGGATTGTCTATCCAGAGACGGGAGTTCGACTCTCCCACGCATCGCCAAGTTAATGGAGAAGCGGGTGCTGCGGCATCTGTTATCCACCATACATTAACGTCCGCTTTCCTGGCGAGTGTTATAAATACTTGTAGGAGAACACTATGAGTATATCGAATGAAAAGGGAGAAATAGGAGAAGCGGCATTTGTGCTTGCTTCTGCTAAACAAGGATACTGGACTGGTAAAATGCCACAAGGGTGTCCTTATGATTATGTGTTAGATAGACATGATGGAAAACTTTTAAGAGTTCAAGTCAAATTTAGATCGTTAGAAAGTAACGGAGTAGTTACTATTAAGCTAACGCAAAACACATTCACAAACAGAGTTTCTTACAACAAAAGCAACATTGATTATATAGCAGTTTATGTAAATGAATTAGATAAAGTATATCTTATACCTATTACAGAAATATGTGATGTGAAAGAAGTTAAACTTCGTTGTATAGAATCTATAAAAAGAAAAGATAATAACTCTCGTATAATAACAGAATACGCAGAGTGGTAATTTGGCCGTGTAACTCAGAGGCAGAGTAATCCCTTGATAAGGGATAAGTCGACATTTCGAAATTGTCCATGGCTACCAATTAAATAATGGAGTAGACGCCTGAGAGGAAGGGCACCCGGCTGTAACCCGGAGGTCAGCAAGTTCTGTAGAGGTTCGAACCCTCTCTGCTCCACCAATATAATACATCCTCCTAGTGTAATGGCAGCACTACAGTCTCCAAAACTGTCAGTCAAGGTTCGAGTCCTTGGGTCGATGCCAAACAATATGGGGGCAGCAGAGGGCTGCGGAGTTGCCTTGCAAGCATCTTGTCTAGAGGGGTTCGATACCCCCGGCCTCCACCAATTTTCGGAGACTGAAACTTGCTACTTGCATCCTCTTAGATCAGGGCAAAGGCAAGCGGATAAAGTGGACGGCACATGGGGCATGCCTGTGTGTAGGCTGTCTCCATCTTTTTATGCGGGGTTCGTATAGTGGTAATACCTTAGCCTTCCAAGCTAAAGCGAGGAGTTCGATTCTCCTACCCCGCTCCAAGTTTAATCTGTGTTTAGCTCAGTCTGGTAGAGTTCTTGGCCTGGAACCAAGGGGTCGTAGGTTCGAATCCTACAGCGCAGACCAATTAAGGAACGGTCCCATAATGGCATTGGAGAAGATTGCTAATCTTTCGATCGTAGTAATACGGTTTCTGAGTTCGAGTCTCAGTCGTTCCGCCAATACAATGCCGCGGTAGCTCATCAGGTAGAGCAGCAGACTGAAAATCTGTGTGTGGCTGGTTCGAGTCCAGCTCGTGGTACCAAGTTTATCCCTGCGTGGTGTACAAGTAGCACGACGCCGTATACACGTAAGCAGTAAGCGCAATTCTTACTCGCAGGGGCCAAGTTTATGTGTGAGAGCCGGATTAGTGACGGTGCCGATGTAGTTCGGTGAAAGGGTGAGCGAACCCACCCCCACACACCAAGTTTTGCACCTGGCGTAATGGAAGCGTTACAGGTTAGTATCGAAAGATATACCCGAGAGGCGATGCGGGGGGTGCAGGGTTCGATTCCCTGCGGTGCATTCAAGTTTTGTAAGTGTCAGCAAGAGAAAGACTCGCTGGGAAGATTCTTCGAAGGTCAACCCAGTGTAAAAGTAGATCCGGTTCAAATCCGGCTAGGCTACGGAGCGTCTATGTCAGAGTATCCCAAGTGACGGACCACCTACCGTCCGGACTAGTGCATTCGGTTAAAAGGTTGCGATAACAGTGGCGCAACTACTTGCAAATTCAATCTGGAGATGTGGCAGAGTGGCCGATTGCGACAGACTGTAAATCTGTTCTTAACAGCGCGGTGGTTCGAATCCATCCGTCTCCACCACACAAGAGATATATAAAGTATTATTCCGACGAAGCAAACACGGTGTGGGCAGAGGACTGTTAATCCTTGAAGGCTGGTTCGATTCCAGCGGTCGGAGCCAAATTCAAGCCCTATTAGTATAATGGCATTATCACGGTTTTGTAATCCGTTGACGGGAGTTCGATTCTCTCATGGGGCACCATACATATGAAAAAAGCATTGATATTAGGATGTAGTCATTCAGTAGGAGAGGAGATGAGTAAAGAACCAGGATTGGTTTTTAATGATTTGGCTCAGGCCACAGACTACGAGATAACCCACTGTTATCCTGCACAAATTGCCCGAAAGCTGGGATATACCGCGTCAATCGAGGTATATCCGGAGGCAGTAACGATGCCATGTTTAGATTGTTTTTAAATGGGACATTAACACCCAACGACATAGTAATTGCTTGTTGGTCCGGAGTAGATCGAAGTGAAGTCTATGATAAAACATGGTTGCAATTATGCCCGGGTGCTCCAATACCAAAAGAAATTACTTCCGACTACTTTAAACAATGGTTGTTGTATTCAGCTAATACCGAAGTAGGTATGTTAAATAAAACAAAAAACATACTAGCACTTAATGCATTGGCTCACGCACAAGGCATACGAGTCATAAACATAGATAGTTTTTGGCCTGTTAATTTTTGGCCTATAGTAAATTACGTCTGGCCCAACACAGTAAAATGGGCTGTGGACATTGATTTTATGTCGTGGTGCCAACGACACAACTTTCCTCATACAGAAAGAGTTCATTTTTTTAAACCAGCACATGATTCGTTTGCCGAACATGTGCTAGAGAATATCGCGGAGTAGGGGAGTCTAGCCGTCCCCGCCAGTCTCATAAGCTGGAGATCGCAGGTGCGAATCCTGCCTCCGCAACCAAGTCAAGTCCATGCGTCACTCACTTTGACTGAGTGTTTGTTCCGTTATTGGAGAGTCTCTGGACTGTTTTTTTACCGCCTTGGCTCAATTGGATAGAGCACTGGATTACGAATCCGGGGGTTGGGAGTTCGAATCTCTCAGGTGGTACCAAAAATAACGGTTGACAACTACCGCAAAAGGTTGTATAATTAACACATAAACAAAAAGGAACTATATGAAGCCAACAGCTAAACTATAGTGTCAATCATAGATCCCGTATATGGTCTTGGGTTGGCACATTAAAGACAATTTGATATGCACAACCCATGCTAAACTTTAGTGGTGAAGTAACCGGCTCTTAACCGGAGGAACAGAGTTCGAGTCTCTGAGCATGGACCATATACGGGGTATAATTCAATGGTTAGAATAGCCGGCTTTTAACCGGTCTATCACGGTTCGAGTCCGTGTGCCCCGACCATATAAAAACATACTGTGAGGCGCTAGTTGCATGGCGAATTTAAACAGAATGCAACCCGTCATGTAATAAGTGTACATAAAGATGATGAGCAGTGTGTTTTTATATGGTAAAACAGGAGTAATTACCCTGCACCATAATCGGGAGTCATGACCCGATGAACTCGTAGTGATGGAATGGTCAAACATAGGCCTCTTATCGGGCCGGTGGAGTTAAATGCCCACTTGCAGGTTTCGAAATCCTGCCTACAATGAGTTCGCCATATAAAAACACATTTTTAACTAGGCATGCCCCTGCAAGGGTTTAACAGCAGTTTTGAGTGTGTTTCTATATGGTTTTATGTTGGCCATGGTGTAATGGAAGCACCCGACTCTGTGAAAGTCGTAGCATGGGATCGTTACCCATTGGTCAACCCAAATTAAAGATTGTTTATAAAACGCAAAGCTAGATTCACGTTGGTAAAATAACGCAACTGAGCTTCGGCCGTAAACACATCATACACGATGATGCAGCAAACACCGATATCGCTTAGGCTTAGATGAAAATTCAAGCCCTGTGGTGTTAGGTTTTGATAGCGTCTCACACAAGTATTTATTGGTCATGTGGCGTAGATGGATGCGCACCGCCCTCATAAGGCGAGGAGGTTGGATCGATACCAACCATGACCACCATGCCCTGGTGACGGAATGGCATACGTACTGGTCTTAGAAACCAGGTTCTGTGGGTTCGAGTCCCACCTAGGGCACCATGATTAGTTTGGGGGATTGATATAGTTGGAAACATACTGTCATGGCATGGCAGCATCAGCAGTTCGAATCTGCTATCCTCCACCAACGCAGACTCTTGGTTCAATGGTAGAACGGTATTACTATAAATAGTATTCTACCATTGGAGAATAAGATGCCAAAACCAAAAATCCATCCTCGCATATATAATTGTATTCATTGTGGAACAGAGAATGAATGGACCACAAAAAAGAATAATAAGTTTTGTAACCATTCTTGTCAGCAAAATTATAGATGGATAAATGAAACAAAACCATTGATAGAATCTGGGAAAAAAAATACAAACAATTTTAGAGCCTTACTAAAATATGTCAAAGAACGAGATGGCTATAAATGTAAAATTTGTGATTTAACCAATTGGCAAGGAAACCCTATATCATTGGATTTAGATCACATAGATGGAAATAATAAAAACAATTTTCCAAGTAACCTACGATTGTTATGTCCTAACTGTCATAGGCAAACTCCTACTTGGGGTAATAAAACTCGTTCTGGTCTATAGATTAGCGGTAAATCGTTACGTTGACATCGTAAAGATCACTGGTTCGATTCCAGTTAGACCAACCAGTTGACAAGTATCACAAGTGATGCTATAATTGCAGCATGTTAAGAAATTAACATACGCTCATTAAAAATTTATTGATATAAAGACTGGAAACAGTCCAAGTCTTTATATCCACATGCACAAATGCCTTGCGCAGGCAGATGTAGCGGATTACAGCTCTGGTCAATCCGGGGTAGGCAGGTTCAATTCCTGCAAGTGTATGTGGATATAGAGATTTTGATAATTCAAAATAAAAAATTTGCCTGGTTGCGTAGAGAGGTTATACGTCTCCTTTACACGGAGAGCGATGACAGTTCGAGTCTGTCACCAGGTACCAATATGCAACGGTGGCAGAGCGGCCCAATGCAAGGGATTGCAAATCCCTAAAACCGGGGGTTCAAATCCCTCCCGTTGCTCCACATAATCCTCGGTATAGTGAAATGGTATCACCCGTGCTTTGGGAGCATGAAGCGGAAGTTCGATTCTTCCTACCGAGACCAACAAGCGACTGTAGCCGAATTGGTCTAGGCATCAGATTTAAAATCTGACGATTCCGAAAGGGTCTTGTGGGTTCGAGTCCCACCAGTCGCACCAGCTGGCGTTAGTATAATGGATAATACAGGGGATTTCTACTCCCTAAATGGCAGTTCGATTCCGGCCAGTTGCACCACTCATAAATAAATTACATGTACAATGCTATACTTTTTACAGATCGAACCGACAACATATTTGGATCGGTCACTATTGGGGCATTTAAATGTGCTCATGTTTTAAGAAAACACGGATACTCGTGTTTGGTAGTCAATCATTATTCAGAATATACACATGAGGATCTGGTTGAACTTGTTGATTTAGCAGTGTCAGATCAAACTATCCTGATTGGGTTTAGTTCTACATATTTAAAAAATACTCAAATACAAAAACAAGTAGGAGAACCCACACCACCATATCCTGACATTGTTGATGACTCGGTATTCCCGCAAGGCAAAGATTTTGAAAATAAATTTTTTGAATATTTGCATAAAACAAATAGCAAACTAAAAATCATAGTAGGTGGTACAAGGGTAACACAACAATATTCTAACAGGAATATTGACTATGCATTTATTGGATATAGTGAAATATCTATAGTTAATCTAGCCAATCATCTGACCACCGGCGAACGCTTAGATAAAAGCAGTAAAAATATATACGGTGTGGTCATCGTTGATGATCGATTTGCTCCTGCATATAATTTTAATAGTGAAGATATGAGTTGGGAAGCCACAGATATAGTGAATCATCACAGTCTTCCTATAGAAATAGGTCGTGGATGTATTTTTAAATGCAAGTTTTGTGCCTTTCCGATGAATGGAAAACAAAATTTAGATTTTGTTAAAACTGCTGATATACTGGAAGCTGAGTTAAAAAACAACTACGATAGGTATGGTGTTCGACATTATCACATTGTGGATGATACCTTCAATGACCATATTGAAAAATTAGAATCTATACGTCGTGTGGTTGATCGTTTGAATTTTCAACCGGTATTTTGGGGGTATCACAGATTAGATCTACTGTGTACTAGACCAGAAACAGTAAAAATATTGCACGATATTGGTGTTAGATCAATGTATTTTGGCATTGAGACTTTGAATGAAAAAGCAGGAAAAATAATTGGTAAAGGATACAACAAATCACGTCAGATTGACATGATTCAAACCATTCGCAATCAATATTCTGACATCTCAATGCACGGAAGTTTTATTCTAGGATTGCCCGAGGAGAGTATTGACAGCGTGTGGGAAACTCATAATAGTTTAATAAGTCAACAGATTCCATTGCATAGTTGGATGTCAAATGGATTGCACATGTATAACAACGATAAATCTACATACGTCAGTGAGTTTGAAAAAAACTTTACCAAATATGGGTATGTTGATATTGGCACTGATAATGAATCTAATTCAAGAAATTGGAAGAACAATTTTACTAACAGTGAAGAAGTCAGAGTATTGGCTGCAAAATTTACCAACGAATCTCGACGGTTACCAAATTTTATGCTGCCCGGGCATGATGCATTGGCTTTGTCAACATATGGCGTTGATTTTGATATATCACGATTTACCCCATATCATCAATTTGATTTCCATGCTGTAGAGCACACTGTTAAACCAAATTTTGATAAAGAATATAAAAAACAATTGTTGAATCTTATTCAACATTCTAAATAACCCAAACATCTGGCGTTAGTATAATGGATAATACAGGGGATTTCTACTCCCTAGATAGCAGTTCGATTCTGTTACGCCGGACCAGCCAAATGCCAGCGAGACTTGGAAGTCAGAGAGGTCTTATACGCCTTTTAGCCCCAGATTAGGGTTCTTGAGAGAGTTCGATCCTCTCCGCTGGTACCACACATAAGTAATGAATGTTTAATAATAAAAAACCTAATGTTATTTTAATTACAGATTCTACTGATATAATTTCTTTAAACATTCTACTTGGGCCATTTAAAGTAGCACATGTTCTTAAAGAGCATGGAATAGAAGTTGCAATGATACATCATGCATCAGCATTGTCATTTAAAGAAATAACTACTATTCTCAAAGAGATAATATCTGATCAAACTTTGTTGGTGGGTATAAACAATTTCTATTATTCTTCCATTGAACTTAATAAAGATAATGGCAGTGATGGCATGACATTAAAAGAAATTGACCCAGGTAGTTTTTTACCTCATGGAAAAAGCAAAAATATTGAGTTAAAAACACTGATTAAATCATTGAATCCCAAAACCAAAATAGTGCTTGGCGGTGTGACTGCATTAGATACCAAGTACAACAAAGATTTTGATTATCTTGTGTTAGGATACGCCGAAACTGCAATATTGGATCTGGTGGATCATCTTAGGTCATCGTCTCCTATAGAAAAAAGTTATAAAAGTATCTATGGGCCAATAGTGCTGACAGACAAGGTAGCGTCTAGATATGATTTTTCATCATCCCATATGCGGTATGATCCAGACTGGTCAATACTGCCTGGATCAACATTTCATCTAGAATTAGGTCGTGGATGCATTTTTAAATGTGCATTTTGCGCTTATCCTTTCAATGGAAAAAAGAAAACTGATTATATTAGATCAAAAGAATCTATTCAGGCTGAGATGATAGACAATTACAACAGATTTGGTGTCACACGTTATTTGATGGGTGACGATACGTTTAACGACAACGTTGATAAATGCCGAATGATTTATGAAATATCCCAAGAACTTCCATTTAAATTAGAGTACTGGGCGTATTTGAGATTAGACCTGCTGACGGCACATCCTGAAACAATAGATTATTTGTTTGACAGCGGCTTAAAAGCGGCGTTTTTTGGTATTGAAACTCTGAACCCCAAGACTGCATCTATAATAGGCAAAGGTGGCAATCGAGATAAAATGTTTAAAACTATAGCTGATATTAAATCTAAGTGGGGTGATTTAGTTTCGTTAGCCGCTGGGTTTATTTATGGATTACCCGAAGAAGATTTAGATAGCCTACAACGCACAACTGATTTTTTGATCAGTGACCAAAACAAACTAGATCAGTGGCTAGTTGAAGCTTTAAACATACGCCCTACCGTTGATTATGATAATAGCTTTATCAGCGATATAGAAAAAAATTATGAAAAATATGGTTATAGTAAAATAGACAACCACACTCGTCCAGGTGGGTCCAATATAGGCACTGATCGCCGACGACATGCTATAGTCTGGAAGAATAAACACACAGACTATTACTCTGTTTTAAACATTACCGAAGCACTGAATGCTAGAATAAAACCACACTTGAAAATTCCCGGCGATGCGGCTCTCCTGTTGAGTGGGCTAGGCATAGATTTAGACCAACTATTAAACAAACAACATGACCAAGTGCCGTGGAATAAACTAGATCAACTACATTTAAAAAAAGTTTTTGAGTATAAAAAACTCTTAGCTAAGAATTTAAATTTTGATATTAATCTCATTGACATGAAAATTTTGCATCACAAAACGTACGGTAATTATCTCAAAGCAATGTTTGAAAAATAACATTTTCCAAAAATGTATCCATAGTGTAATGGCAGCATCGCGGTCTCCAAAACCGTCAGTCTAGGTTCGAGTCCTAGTGGGTACGCCAATCAAAGAAAGTAAATTATGAAAAAAATGGACATGACTCAGGTTAAAGAATACATTACTGCTCAAAGTCCAGAAACTGCGGTATATCTGGGCTGCGACAGCGAACGAGTAAAGATCAATGGCGTATGGTACGCAGACTATGCTCTGGCTGTGGTTGTACACATTGATAGCTGCCATGGTTGCAAAATCTTTGGTGAGGTACAACGTGAACGTGACTGGGATCAACGCAGCGACAAACCTGCCATGAGACTGATGAACGAAGTATACAAGGTTTCCGAACTGTTCCAAAAGATGAGTGATGTGCTGGAAGATCGTCTTGTGGAAGTACACTTGGACATCAACCCTGATCAGATGCACAAGAGCTCAGTGGTAGTAAATCAAGCCATTGGTTACATCAAAGGCACTTGCAACGTGATACCGATGGTCAAGCCTCGAGCCTTTGCTGCCAGCTATGCTGCTGACAGACTGGATTGGGTGTTGAGCAATCGCCGAGCAGCTTAACCAAAACAGTTGATCTCTATTGCTGTTTTGCATATAATTAGTTTTTGTCAGCGAAAGCTGGCAGGCAAGAATCAAGTAGATTAGAACAGACAATAGTTGGATTATTCCGACTCAGCCTTAACAGCTGAAACTTAAAATGGCCTCCGGGGAAACCTGGATCGTGCTTGTGTGACCCGGTCCTATTATAGACATCTGCACTTTGATAACCGGACATACGCAGGCCACTGTGGTTTGTATTTTGCATGTTGCATATTGCACCTTGCTCAGTCTGCGACTTGACTTGGGTCTTGCCACCCTTATTGTTTAATGAAAGAAATTATGAAAATTAATCTACGTAAAGCCAACGCATTGCAACTGAGTGTTCAGGAAGCAATCAAAGGTATCAAATTTGATACCGAAGTCAAGATCAACGAATTTCAAGTGGCAGAAGATGTGATTGCCAAGGCACGTGAAGACTTTGCCGTGAAGCAAGAACGGCACCGTGGGCTGCTAAACAGCCTGTACGATATCCGCAAGGCAGTGAGCCAGGCTAATAGTGCCCAAGGTGTAGATGTCAAGCTGGCCGATGTGGCCTTGATGGACAAGAAGATCCAGTACCTGGCTGATCTAGCCGGCAAAAGTACACGTGACAGCGCAGAGGTTGTGGCCGGTAAGATGGAAAAATTGCGTAATCGCAAGGAAAGCAACAGCTCTTTGTACTACGGGCACGATGCCACTGTGGACACTTCTATCTTTACTCAAGAAGATATCACAGGATTCCGTACAGCAGTGAGCCTGGGCAAGAAAGCCAAACAGAAGTTGCAAGACGAATTGTTGGAGATCAATGTTCGTACCGAGATTGAGCTTGGTGCTGATGCGGTTACTGTGTTGACTACAGAAGGTCTTCTATAGGCCCAAGCCTGTGAAGAATGTTTGTTGCTCGAGTTCTAAGTCTCATTGAGAATTCGGCCTCGGTCAACACACCTTTTGCTAGATTACACTTACGGCAAGTCACTTGTAGATTGTGGTAAGTGGTTGAGCCACCTTTTGATTCAGGAACCACATGATCCATATGGATCTCAGAATCAGACAGGTCCTCGTCACAGTACACACAACGCAAGCCATCGCGTTCAATGATTCTGCGACGAAGATTCAATGGGATACGTTGTTTTAGCATGACAACTATTTATTAGTCAACAGATTACGTATTTGAATATATAGTAGCATAAGCGGGCATGGTGCTAGTGGTAACACATATCCTTGCCAAGGATAAGTTGCGGGTTCGATTCCCGCTGCCCGCTCCAAAGCAGCGGCGAAGTCTCATTCGCCAGTATGAGTCACTAAGGTAGTCAACTAATCCTTAGGGCAAGCAATAGTACACGAATGCAATGAGATAGGCGGTAGTGATCTACTCACCGGGACGGGCCTCAAAACCGCATCCCACTAATTTGGAGAGTAATGCAGCGGGGATGGTCCTGCGACTGGCCTTGAAAACCAGGTTCTCAGAAATGGGATGGGGTTCGACTCCTCTGCTCTCCGCCAGACAACACGGCCCTGCCCTCTGTGTAACTGCCACTCCCAGAAGTTGTTGCATACGGTAGGGTTTTTCTTTAGGGCTCTTAGTTCAACGGATAGAATACGAGTCTTCGAAACTCAAGATGCAAGTTCGATTCTTGCAGAGCCCACCATCAATGTTGATTCATAATGTACCACAGTGGAAGATCGGATCCGTATAACTTCCATAGTGTTGAATAATACTCGTAAGATTTCAAGTGACAATATATCTCTTGCGGAACGTCTAAGGTTGAAGAAAAAGGTTTTTCCACCAATAACGGAATATTATAAACTGAATCAGTTAGTCTAGAGAATAGTACATTTTCAACTGTTGCAAATCTAAAAAGTTTAGGACTGGCTGGGTTGTCGTCTGGATTATCAAGTATTTCAAAATTAAAATTTAAAGAATCTATCCAGTGTCGATCTAGTATTTTTTTAACGTAGCCACGTTTAAATAATCCAGCACCACCAAAATCATCCCATCGTCTTTTTCGCAATTGCAGAGTTGGTATTTCAAATTTGCTTGGATCATGAGCCAATACAGAATTGTTGGTCAATCCTGCTGACCAATTGTTAATACGTACCAGTTGTATACATTCCCACTCTTGAGGTAAATTATCTAGTAATTCTTGCCAGGTAAAACTCCAGTGATCAATGCTTTCAAAACTCATGTCGTCATCGCAAAATATTGCATATTCTTCATTGGTGTTGTCATACCAATGGCGCATTGCAGTCAAGTAACTGATAACTGTGCCCGGATGGCTGAATCCTTGAAACATAGCAGCATGCTGGTGTGTAATGTCAGGCCATGTAATATTAACGTTATGTGCAAACACAGTGTACCTGTTATTCAACCATATCATGTAATATATACCATATCTAGTCAACTGCTCATTCATGAACTCCATTCGAGCCACGTTTTCGTAAAGAGTGATATAATTTACAGCAGGGAAGTTAGTTAGCTTGGTCATAATGTAAGCATATTTATTTCCGTGCATATTTGATGTTTAAAATATATCTCTGCATAGTTCAATGGATAGAACAAGTCTTTCCTAAAGACAAAATATCAGTTCAATTCTGGTTGCAGAGACCACAGCTCTTATAGTATAATGGCAATACACGTCCTTGGTAAGGACGAGTTACAAGTTCGATTCTTGTTAGGAGCACCAGTGCACCACTAAGTACACACAATCAAGGAGATAGTTATGCCAAGTCCACGTAGAGCAAGTCAAATCCTCAAAGGTAAAAAACCACCAAAACCCAAGACCATGAAAGCCATGGCCAAACGTGTGGTACGAAAGAAAAAGTAATGAGCAAACTCCTATTAGAAATGGGTGATCACTGCGTAAGTGATTTTATCAAGAATGATAGTGAAGGCCTAGGCCGTAAAAAATACAGTCTAGACCTATACCAAGATGATCGGTTTGGCGCTGTTCGTCTTCACGGTGTTGCACCAGCAGATACCATGTGGGGTCAATATTGGTATCGCAGCGGTATCAACGCCAGCATGACTAAAGAATTGCAAGGCATTGTTGCAGAAGTAACTTCAAGGGTAAAGACCAAAGCCGGTGATATTTGGCTGGACATTGCATGCAATGACGGTACACTATTAAAAAGTGTGCCCGATAACATGATCAAAATTGGTATTGATCCAGCCGACGACAGCTTCCGTAGTGAAAGCACCCGGGTTGCGCATGAAGTTGTTCAAGAATATTTCAGCTATGATGCCTGGCAGAAAACAGGGTATGGGCATGCCAAAGCCAAGATCATTACTTGCATTGCAATGTTCTATGACTTAGATGATCCAGTTCCATTCATACAGGATTTGTACCGTGTGCTGGATGACAATGGAACGTTGGTATTACAGATGAGCCATACCCCATTGATGGTGAAGCAGCTGGCATTTGACAATATCTGCCACGAACACGTTTACTACTATGATCTCAAGAGTATCACTAGACTATTTGCTGAAAATGGATTCAGGGTAGTTGATTGCAGTCTCAATGACACCAACGGTGGCAGCTTCAGAGTATATCTTCAGAAGGATGTGGCAGAAGTTTCTAGCTTTGCCACAGCACCCTTGCGTGATGTATGCAACTTTAGAGTCAATAGCATTCTTGCATATGAAAGAGTAGAGAACGATATCACTGATCCCAAAACATGGAAATTGTTCGGCGATCGACTTGTTGTGCTAAAGGAACAAGTTGTTTCTTTTGTTCATCAGGCTGTGAAACAAGGAAAAACAGTTTATGGTTATGGAGCAAGCACCAAGGGCAATACACTGCTGCAATACTTTGGGCTGGACCATAATTATATCACTGCTATTGCAGAACGCAGCCCTTACAAATTTGGCATGAAGACCATTGGTACCAACATTCCAATCATCAGTGAAGAAGAAATGCGTGTGGCCAAGCCAGACTACATGTTGGTATTGCCTTGGCACTTTATCAACGAATTTGAACAGCGTGAACAAGATTACTTGAAATCTGGTGGTACATTCATTGTTCCTTGTCCTGCATTTAGATTGGTCACTGCATAGTCTATGAACAAGATAGTTTTTTTCAATTTCTTCCATAATGGCGATTGTTTTGTCACTAAAGAATATGTGAGAGATATAATTTCAAAGTTGCCTGAGATTGAATTTGAATATGCACACAACAATCATGACAACATAATATGTGATTTAGATTGCAAACATGTGCCAATAACCAGTATGCCAGATCGATTTGATCTAACATATTATGGCATGCCTGATCAATCAGCGCCTATTCCGTATCACATGCCCATGTTGGTTGATACATTGACTGACACAGTTTACATCAATACATGGGTTGGGAGTTTTCAGGATCTTCCCAAATGGGGCAGGCACGCCAATTTTACAACTTTTCCACATATGTGGAAGGAAATATATGACTACTTGAAAATTCCAATGGTTGGTGACTATACCTGCTATCAGCCTGAGATACGATTTGACCAATGTAATATATCACATGCTCAAAAATATCTCTCGAACATAGGTCATGCACCATTAGTTGTGTTCTGTAATAATAATGTTTTGAGCAGACAGAGTGATATGGGTGATATGGAGAAGATCATTGACAATATCTCTTCACAGTTTCCCGATCACCAATTTTTGGTCACAGACAGAGTCAATGTACACAAATCAAATGTGAAATATTCTGAAGATGTGCTCAACGGGATTGTGGGAAACTTAAATCAAATTTCATACATAACACATGCTGCCAAACTGATTGTTGGAAAGAACAGCGGACCATTCTCATATGCTCACACTAGATCAAATATGACCGATCCACACAAGACCTTCATGTGTTTTAGCAAACAGATAGCTGAGTGTTTGATGGGCGGTGGCGAATACTTGGCAAATAGTTATTTTAGCAACAGTACAGATGATACAGTAGCCAGCGATATTATCTCAAAATTAATCTCAAATCCAATCCGTAATCCTGTAGCCAAACCTACGCAATACATATCATGAAAATTATTTTGCAAAATTGTTATGCAGACAATTATCTTTCTCTAGGAAATTTAACTTGGCACAAAAATAAAGTTGCATATGCAGCTAAACATGGATACGACACTAGATTAAACATCTACCAGAATGAAGCTGATACCCCACATCCACTATCATTTTATGGATTTAAAAAGATATATCATCTACAGAAAATTTTCATTGAGGACAATCCCGATTGGGTTTGGGTAACAGGTTGTGATTCTTTAATCACAAACTTTAATATAAAATTAGAATCAATCATTGATGAAAATTTTCATTTCATTATTGCAAAAGATGTGAATGGAATTAACATGGATAGTTTTCTAGTTAAAAATTCTCATGAGGGTAGATCTTTCATAGACCTCATTGCGTCAAGCTATGAAAAATATAAAGATCATTCTTTAGCCGAGCAAGGATGTGTGATTGATAATCTAAAAGAATTTAACAATATTATAAAAATAGTTCATCAAAAAACTTTTAATTCATATAATTATGAAATTATGTATAATCAAGGAATTATTCACCATCCTCCTCCATGGGAAGGGATGTGGGAACATGGGGATTTATTAATTCATTGGCCTGCAATGCAATTGTATAGAAGATTGCAATTGGCTGAAGAATATTCTCAACACGTCATATTATGAAAATCTTTATCACAGGATCAACTGGATTTATAGGCCTAAACTTAATTAGATTCTACAAAAAAACAAACAATATCACTGAGTACAAACGTGGCGAATGTCTTTCGACTGCATTAAATAATTGTTGTCCAGATTTAATTTTTCATTGTGCAGGTGAGATTTATAAAGATGATCTTATGATATCAACTAACGTCCTTATGACTAAAGATATTCTTGAGTACGTTAAATTAAATCCAAAAACTAAACTGATATACACAGGGTCAAGCAGTGAATATGGCAAAGTTCCTAGAGCAAGTGTAGAAACTGATAGGATAAATCCTGTAGATATGTATCAAGCAACCAAAGGCGCTGCTACACTATTGTGTCAAGGTTATGCCAGACATTATGAGTTAGACATAAAGATTGCAAGACCATATAGTGTATACGGAAGATTTGAAAGAAATCACAGGCTATTTCCTACTATGTGGAGATCATTTTTTAAAGATGAGCCGATGACACTTTGGCAAGGATATCATGATTTTATTTACATAGATGACTTTATTCGCGGCTTAGATATTATTGCTACCTCTGGAAAGAATCCTGGTGATATCATTAATTTAGGTTCAGGAATACAATCACCCAACTTTGGCGAAAACGGTGTCTATGATATCTTTAAAGAGTTGACCAATCGTCGAGGCAATGTTAAAATAATACACCATCTAAGTAAGAATTTTGAATCGGAAGTATGGCAATGCGATACTGCATATTCCAAAAGTGCATATGCGTTTGAAGCAGAATACACATTGAGAGATGGCATCAAAGAATTTTTAGAATACACAAAATAAGGAAAATAACATGACAAAATTTGGACAAAACGAAGCAGTGAAAATTGATTGGGCACATGCAGGCCTCTTAGAGGGACTGGTATCATCTAGTAAACCTAAAAAAATTCTAGAACTCGGAGTTGGCGGTGGACGTAGTTTAGAAAGTATTCTGAAAGGGATAGAATACAATAGTCAACCTTATGAATATACATTAGTTGATAATTGGGGAGACTGGGGAGGTGTTATGCCGCCCGAGGTAACAGAGTTATATCAAGAGAAAGTCCATAATATAATTACAAGCGACGAAAAAGATTTTGTGTTTTCTTGTCAAGAAAAATTTGATTTTATTATGAGCGATGCTGATCACTATCGAGCAGATCAGTGGTTTGAATACGTATACAATAACTTATTAAACGATAATGGTATATTGATTTATCACGACGTGAATATGGATGACCATTGGCATGCTGGTAATTTCTTCAATTTAAGAAATATATACAAAGCTGTTAAAACTAAAAAAATTAGTCATCGGTTGTTTAATGTAAGCTCTTTACCAGAAGAACAATGCGAACGCGGACTGTTAGTTATTTTTAAGAATAGCTGATATGAGAAAAGTTTGTTCTTTAATGAAACAATAATGAAAGATTGATCATGCATCAAATTGAAAAAAGAATCGTAGATATTACATATCAAGAGAAGTTATGTCATCTAAGTAGTTGTCTTAGTGCCTGGCCTATAATTCATGAAATTTACAATATCAAAAAAGACGATGAAGTATTCATCCTTAGCAATGGTCATGCTGGTCTAGCACTATATTGTGAACTTGAATTTAGATATGGAATTGATCCTGTTATGCTTCTTCATAAGCATGGAATTCACCCAGGAAAAGATTTAGAGAACAAACTATATTGCTCTACAGGAAGTTTAGGGTCCGGCCTTCCAATTGCGGTAGGCCATGCATTGGCTAATAAAGATAAATCCGTTTACTGTATAATTAGTGATGGCGAATGCGCCGAAGGCAGTATTTGGGAATCTCTTGCATTTATTAACAAACAAAAACTTAATAATATTCATGTTTATGCAAATATCAATGGTATGGGTGCATATGAGTACATTGACGTTGAGAATCTGTCAGATAGACTTCGAGCGTTCTTGCCCACAATTACTTTAAGAATAAGTGTGCCAATTGATTTGGGATTCACAAAAGGTCTTGAATCTCATTACCACATAATTAAACCTGAAGAGTACAATACATTATGAGAAAAACATGCATGAATCTTCTGTCGCAAAAGATGACAGAAAACAAAGATGTGATTTTGCTTACCGCAGATTTAGGTTTTGGATTGCTAGACGTAGTGCGTGATGCACATCCAGACAGATTCTATAATGTTGGTGCAGCAGAACAATTACTAATTGGTGCTGGTGTAGGACTTGCCGAACAAGGCAAGATTCCTGTTTGTTATAGCATGAGTAGTTTTGTTTTATATCGTCCATTTGAATTCTTACGCAACTATCTTAATGCAGAAAACATTCCAGTTAAACTTATTGGAAGTGGAAGAGATAAAGATTACTCGCATGATGGACTATCACATTGGGCACATGATGCAGATGAAGTTCTGGCATGTTTACCAAACATTAAAATATACAAGCCACAATCTTTAGTAGAGTTAACAGATCAATTTGACGACTTTATAAACAATAAAAGTCCATCGTTTCTAAGCCTAACTAGAAAAGTTTTTTAAGAATCCATGGAAAAACTATCAATTAAAATTCCAGTCTCTCTTGGTGAACTTGTCGATAAAATCACTATTCTCAGAATCAAGCAAGCGTGTATGACCGACGCAGAAAAACTTTTCAATGTAACGCATGAGTATAATATGCTTGTTGCTATTCCAGAATACGTAGCAGTCAAAGACACAATCGCAGAACATGAAGAAGCTTTGCATAAAGTAAATCAGCGTCTTTGGTTTTACGAAGACGACATTCGAGACTTTGATAAGATGCAAAGCCCAAACACCACTTCATACATGCAAGTCGCAAGAGGCATTCATATCACAAATGATGAACGAAGCAGAATCAAAAAAGCAATCAACATTATGTGTAATTCAGAACTGGTTGAAGAAAAATCTTATGAGTAATGTCGACATATTATAAATATATGTAACATAAATTAATACAAGGATTTAAAATGACTTCACCCATACTTTTTACTGATCATATATTGGCATTTTTTAAAAATAATTTGCTCAATCTCAATTCAAACTATTTAGAGATTGGAGTTTACTTTGGCATAAGCATATCAGAATTGGCTAATGAATTCCCAAACAAGAAAATTTTTGCCATTGATCCTTTCATTGAAGATGGAAATACATCTTGGCACAGCGGGATCACACATACTGAACAATTGAACACACAACGTACACATGCCCTTAAATTAGCCGAATCTAAAACTAATCTTAAACTTTTTGAGATGACCAGCCAAGAATTTTATAATACCTTGACTGAAGAACAAATTCAACTGATGAATGTAGGCGCTGTCTTTATTGACGGAGACCATCATTATGAACATGCTACCATTGATTACAAATTGGCTTTGGCATTAATTGGTAAAAAGCAAGGTCTTATTGTATTTGATGATGATAACATAGATTCCGTTAGAAGAGCTATGGATGAGTTTGAACTAGCAGCTCGAGATATAATTACAGAAAAGATTCCCCTTCCTAGAACTTCTACTGCTTATAGATTAAACTCACTCTAAACTTCCTATCTATGGTGTGTGTTCAGATTATATAGAAACTATATTGTCTAAATAAATATATGAATAGTCGTAATCCCTTCAAAACAAAGGAATCCAAGACTCGGGGGCAGTGCCCGAATGGTCCACCAGAAGCATAATCGATTGGCTCAGAGCCAGTTGAGACATAAGAAACATGATTGTGCTTTTGATGGGCCATACACAGGATCGATTGGGTTAGATAGTGGCGACGGCGACTCGGTAGGCGATGACCGTTAATCAAGCGAAACCTATAAATGCCAACGACAGCGTTTATTCCTTAGCTGCCTAAACTCAGCTTAGGGTAGTTATACCTCGTAACAGAAAATAACAGAAGCCCGCTTCGGCGGGCTTTCTTTTGACTGTTATTTTTGATCACTATATACTAGCATGGGTAAGCAAACTGAATACTTTGAACGCATTGGATATCAACCCAAATACTGGATTGGTGATCGAGTGTTCGGACACTGGAACAAGATACCATTTGTTGGCACTGTGGGCAACGACACAGTGATTGACAACACCGGGCCCAGGATCTCAATACACTTGGATCTTCCAATCAAACATGAAAACAAAATACACAACATCATCATAGTCAAGCATAAGGATATTACCAAATTGAAAGAGTTTTGACTTGACTTTGACCACATGATGCTGTATACTGTATAAATCATCAACACCGGAGAATAACATGGCAAGAATCACTAGTCAAGACGCAGCAGCAATGATTGGCAACCGTTACGAATTGGTGCTAATTGCATCACGTCGTGCTCGAGAACTATCCCGCGGGGACATGCCAAAAGTAACCAAAGTTTCTGGACATTTGGTCACTGCTTTGCGTGAAATTGAACAGGGCTTTGTGGATCGTAGTTGGCTGTACAAACCACAAGATGTGGTGTCAAAAAGCCATCACAGGAAATATTGATAAAGCGTGTGCTCATGAAAAAGGATAAATATCTGCATGAGCACTAATCAATTCCGCCGGTACCTTGACCTCTTGAATGAGGCAGATCTAGTACCACCCAACACCAATGTGGCACTCCCGAGTTCGGGCACATTCAGCAATGATGATGCCATTGCCAACTTGAATCAGCAAATGTCCGGAGGCACAGTGCCGCGCTGTGCAGTTTGTGGCACACCACAAAGTAAACATCAGCAGTTAAAACACCAGTTTGTGGCCGGTGGTGCAGCAGATCGACCTGATCCAGTGCCGCAACCACAAACAGCAGGTGGTAGCGACGTTGGTCGTATCCGACAACTACAAGCAGAGCTCAAAGCTGCTGGTGCAAATTTAGGTGCAACAGGGCCAAATCATGATGGTATAGATGGTGACATAGGTCCGTTGACCCGTGCTGCCATGACTCAGTATCCAAACATTTCTGCCAAATATAAAGATCTTGGTGTTGAGCAAGGAGCCGCACCCGCAGGGACAACTGGTAATATTGCACAATTAAATACTGCACTTACTGCCATTGAAGGCATACTGGCCAAGTACAAAGTCAAACTCAGTGAAGGCCGCGAATACTCAACTCCTGCAAGTCAGATGAAACAGTGGAGTTTACTGTTGGAGGCAGGGCCAACTGCCCAACAACGTCAAGAGTATCTGGATGCTATACAACGTAATCAACTTCCAGATCCTGTAACACCCGCAGCTCAGCCAACAGCACAAAGGACAATGCCACGCTTGTCAGGAGCCAATCCGACACCAGCGCAGCAAGCAGTACAAAGAGCAGGAATAGGGATGCCAAGGTTGGCAGGGGCTGGGCCTTATGCCGGACCGGCTGCTGCTGCTGCCAAAACAGGTGCATCAAAAGTTGCAGCTGGTGTAGCAGGTAAAACCCTAGGCAGACTAGTACCCGGAGTTGGACTGGCGTTAAGTGGGTATGATGCCATTGATCGAACTAAACAAGGCGACTATGTAGGTGCTGGTATTTCTGGACTAGCTGGTATAGCTTCTTTGTTTCCAGGTCTGGGCACATGGATTTCAGCAGGCCTGTTGGCAGCAGGACTAGCACGTGATGTACTAACCGAACCCCCAACAGTGGCTATCTCTCCCGAGGATGCTAAGACTATTGCCGACAATATCAAGATCATTCAAAATTGGCAAGAAAATCCTGCTAATAAATCTGCGTTGACTCCGGACTTGCAATCTCGTATAGATGCTGTGCTCAAAGATGTAGTTAAAGTGGGTGTTCCTACTCAAACATCCACTCCGGCAACACCAGCTACCCCTGCACAATCATCAACTCCTGCAGCTCGTGAAGCTGATGTTCAAGATACGTTGAATCGACTTGATGCATTGTTAAAGACATATACCTTTGAAAGCATCAAGGTTGAATCACTTACTGAACAAATGGCCCGGCATCGAGACATAGTAACTGAGGGTATTCCGTGGACCAAAGCAGCAGCCGAAGCCGCAGCGCTCGCTAAATCTAGCAAAGCATATGCACAAGCTAGACAGGTTATAATGAATTCGGGACTAACAGGGAAACAATTGAACCGAGAATTGGACAAAGTCATGCCGCAAGTGTTTGCTGCTGAAAAATCAGTGACTGAAATGGCAAGTGATATGTTAATCACGGTTGCTCTTAAGTTGGGCATTGGCGTGGCAGGGCTTGGCATAGTTGGTGCACTTGGATATGGCGGATACCAAGCCTTGAAATATTATAATGCTCCCAAGACCATGAGCGCAGCAGAACAAGCTGAATTTAATCAACTCAGAGCAAAACTCAGTGAACTGGTCCCCGATGTAGCAGCACTAAATTCTCTATCTCCCCAATTGCAAGATCAGTATGCAGACTTTGTTGATCAACTAGAAGCTATGGAAGCTAGAACAAAAAAACCACAAGGAACCAAATGAAACCAGGATCGAATTACAAAATGCCCAAAAGCATCAAACGTCAACTAGCAGTTATTGTAGACAATCACCTGCGCGGTGATATTCGCAGACTCATGATCCAAGCTGATCTTGCCAGTCGTATTGCTGCTCCTCGTCAGAAAAACTCTGACAGAACTCCTGTAATTTAAACAATTTTTGTTGTGAAAATACCACACTTTTTATGTGGTATTTCAGGTTGACCGCTATTGCAAGATCGGTTATAATAGTCACATACACAGCAACAAACAGGAGTAGTTTATGAAAGTTCAAGAACTCATTGAGCAACTGAAAAGCATGAATCCCGATGCAGAAGTACACTTCTCCTACAATTATGGCGATCACTGGCGTACACGGGTTGCTCCCTGTGTTGATCAAGTGTTTGAGGGTGTGGTCAAGCGTAGTGAGTATCACGGCACAGACAAGCTGATGGACGAGGATGACATGTACGAAGATGAAGGCGACTTTGAAGGTACTCGCCGTGTGGTAGTTTTAGGCTAAGGAGAACAAGATGATTTCAATTTTTATTGTACGTGCTGAAGACCGTGGTGCTCTTGAGAGCTATATCTGCGGAGTGTATCCCACTGCTGAGTTGGCCGAGGCCCGCATTGCAGTGTTGAAGGGCGAGGACTTTGGGTATGAGATTACTTGGTACGACGAAGTGAAGGTTGGTGCTAACGGTGCTGACTGCTTCTTTGCCAATCGCTAAATTGGTTGACCGGTATTGAGAAATCGGTTATAATACACACATAGACAGCAACAAACAGGAGTAAAAAATGGGTACACGTAGTCGAATTGGTGTGATGCATGGTGACAACTGCAAGAGCGTTTATTGCCATTGGGATGGCTATCTCAGCCACAACGGTGCTATCCTGCAAGAACATTATGACAGTTCCAAAGCCAACAATCTTGTGGCGCTAGGCGATATCAGCTCACTGAAATCCAAAATTGGCGAAGCACATCCGTTCAGTCCGTTTGACTTGCCCACTGAATTGCGTAACATGACGCAAGGTCAATTTGAGGATGCGTATGGCAACATGACTACTTTCTATGGTCGTGATCGTGATGAAAAAGATGTGGACTTCCAAGTAAGCCAAAGCTTCGACGAGTTCCTGGAACTGGTAGATGGCTGCGGTGCAGAGTATTTTTACATCATGCGAGATGGCATCTGGTACTGCGGTAGCCTGTATGCTGTGGAAGGTATGATTCCCAACACCCTGTACGTTCTCAGCGAGCAGTTGGCTAAAGAAACCGCTTGACCTGAAATTCAAAATCGCTTACAATTAACTTATCAACAACAGAAAGGTATCCACCATGTCAGAATCACGTACAGTTACAGCTCGCCAGGCACACAAGTCCTTGCTCAAAGCATTCAAAGTCAAGCGTCCTTTGTTCCTGTGGGGTCCCCCAGGAATTGGCAAGAGTGAACTGGTTGAAGGTATTACTCGAGACCTTAACGGTTATATGATTGACCTGCGATTGGGTCAGATGGAACCCACTGACATTCGTGGTATTCCTTTCTACAACAAAGAAATTGGCAAGATGGATTGGGCTCCTCCTGTGGAACTGCCCGACGAAGAACTTGCTAGCCAGTATCCTGTTGTGGTACTGTTCTTGGACGAACTTAACAGTGCCGCAGCCTCAGTTCAAGCCGCTGCTTATCAGCTGATTCTGAACCGTCGCATTGGCAAGTATCGTCTGCCCGACAACGTGGTTATGGTAGCAGCAGGCAACCGCGAAAGCGACAAGGGTGTGACTTATCGCATGCCCACTCCGTTGGCAAATCGTTTTATTCACCAAGAAATGAAAGTGGATTTTGCTAGCTGGCAAGAATGGGCAGTAACCCACAACATACACAAGGACGTGGTTGGTTACTTGAGTTTTGCCAAGCAAGACTTGTACGATTTTGATTCCAAGAGCTCGAGCCGTGCATTCGCTACTCCGCGCAGCTGGACCTTTGTAAGCGAGCTGTTGGATGATGCAGACGGCGATGACGACACCTTTACCAACTTGGTAGCAGGTACTGTTGGAGAAGGCCTGGCAGTGAAGTTTATGGCGCACCGCAAAGTGTCTGGTCGTATGCCTGACCCAACTGATATCTTGAGCGGTAAAGTAAAAGACTTGAACGTGAAAGAAATCAGTGCCATGTATAGCCTGGTTATTTCCATGTGTTACGAACTCAAGGCTGCTGTCGAGGCCAAAGTGGAAGAAAAGAAATTCCACGAGATGGCTGATAACTTCCTCAGCTACATGATGCGGAACTTTGAAACTGAGTTGACTGTGATGGGTTCTCGTATTGCGTTGACCACTTACAACTTGCCGTTTAAGCCTACCAAGCTCAAGCACTTTGATGAGTTCCACAGCAAATTTGGTAAGTACGTGCTGCAAGCCCAAGGTTAAACAGGAATGGGGACTACGGTCCCCATATTTCATCATGCGATATGAGATTACCAAACTAGATTATCGTCACAATCATTGCCACAGATATCGATTTATGATTAGATTTAGTACCAGTGTAACAGGTGGCACTGGTGCGTTGGACTTTGATCGGGCTCGACGTTGGTTCAATCAAACGTACGGATGGGCACAAGAAGCTGAGATACAGATGGCAATGAACCAGCAATCAAGAGCAATTAATGCTCCGTCTGAATCTAACCCACATTGGGCATATCAAACTGAGTATCGTGATTATCGTATCTATGTGCATTCAGACAAAGAACTAGCGTGGTTTCAATTGGCTCATGTCCGCGAACCATAAAGTAATTGTAAAAAAGAATCTCATTATCTTTTGTTCACCTGCGCATTGGGGTCTTGTTTGGCAGAAGATACTGGCTGACAATAGTGCCAGCATTGTTGTGAGTTGGGTGTTGAAACGTGAGTTGGGATTTACCGTAAGGCGGCATGAGGAATGGATTCGATTTGTTCCGCCAGAATCTGGCGAGTTGCCGCGAAATCGCTGTATAAGGCAGGTTCACTTGGACTTTTTTAATGAAGCTGCACTCACTTGGTTTCAGCTAAAATATCTATAAATGTTGCAAAAAACCCACACTTTTTTTGGTTGACCAGTATTGCAAGATCGGGTATAATATACACATACGCAGCAAAAAGGACGCAAAATGTTTGAAACAATGACCCGCACCGAAGAACTCCAGAGCATTTTCTGGGATCTGTACAAAGAAGCACACGGCTTCCGTCCTCGTCATGTGGATACCACAGGGTGGACTGAAGAGCAGTTCAATGTAGAGTTCAACGAGCTGAGCACCATTGCAGAGCTCAACTGTCGCCAGCGTCAGGCAGATGAGGAGACTGCGGCTCACAAGTTTGAGATGCGGGTGCAGAGCGTTATTGCTTGTGGTGCCAAGGACCGTGAGATGGCTCTGCGTTGGATACACGAAGCTGAAGGTTCCAACGGTGACAACGAGTACCTGTGCTACTTGGTTGGCCTGCCTTACCGGTATTTTGCCAAGGTGGCTGTATGATGAAAACATACGAACGAACAATGATCCTACTGTTGAAGGGGCAGCCCAAGGCCAAACCGTTTGGTCGGCTGATTGACGGCAAGTTTGTCACAGGCACCCTGAGTCTGCATCGCACCCCGCAGAGTCGTGCCTGGCGTAGATTCATAAAGATGCGTCAACGAGTTGACCAGTAATTTGTATTGTCGTATAATATATACATTAACAAGGAACGATCTATGGCAACCAAAGGCACTACAGCAAACAAAAAAGAAGACAAATTTAAAAATCTCATTGGTCCCAAAGATGAGAAACTGGACGGCAAAGTTCGTGAAAAACTGATCACTGCCCGTGTGGGCTTGCTGTTGAAAGCCAGCTTCTTTGGTAACTTGGCAACTCGTCTCAAGCTGGTTAACGCAGATGAGTGGTGCGGTACTGCTGCAACAGACGGGCGTCACTTCTATTACAATACTCGTTTTATTGAAATGTTGCGTCCTAAAGAAATTGAGTTCTTGTTCGGACATGAAGTGCTGCATTGTGTATATGATCACTTTGGACGCCGCGGCGATCGTGATCCACAAATTTGGAATGTGGCCAATGACTTTTGCGTTAACGCAGACTTGAAAGAACATGGTGTTGGTGAGTTTATTACGTCAGTGCCTTGCTTATACGATCGCAAGTATAATGGGTGGAGTTCGGAAAAGGTGTTTGATGACTTGATGAAGAATGTCAAACGCATTAGCATGAGTGATCTAATTGATCAATTGTTAGACGATCACCTGGATGGTGAAGGCGACGATGAGAGCGACGGTGACGGTGATGAAGACGGCAATGGTAATAAAAAAGGCAAGGGTCGTCCCAAACTGAGTGAATCTGATCGCCAAGCTATCAAGGACGAACTCAAAGAAGCCATGATGGCTGCTGCTGCCACAGTTGATGGTGCCGGTAACATTCCACTAGGAGTCAAGCGTCTTATTGAAGAGATGACTGAGCCAAAGATGAACTGGCGTGAACTGTTGCGTATGAATTTGGAAAGTACCATCAAAAGCGACTACACCTGGATGCGAGCAAGCCGTCGAGGCTGGCATATGGATGCAGTAATGCCCGGTATGAAACCGGATGAGATGATTGATATTGCTATTGCAATTGATGCATCCGGCAGTATTGGGCAGACCATGCTCAAGGACTTCTTGAGTGAAATCCAAGGTATTATGGATTCGTTTCCAGCATACAAGATCCATATTATCACGTTTGACACTGACACTTATAACCCGCAACAATATGATTCTGACAACTTGGATAGTATCTGCGATTATGAAGTGGAAGGTGGTGGCGGTACAGACTTTGATTGTTTTTACAACTACTTCAAAGAAAACGAAATTGTGCCGCGTCGTTTGATAGTGTTTACAGATGGTTATCCTTTTGGCAGCTGGGGTGATGAAAACTACTGCGAAGTCACTTGGATTTTGCATGGTACCACTACTATTGTTCCGCCCTGGGGTGTTCATGCGTACTACGAAGAAGATACCAAGTAACACCCACTAGGTTTACCAAACCCCCTGAGAAATTTAACTTCAGGGGGTTTCTTATGTAAATATCTATATGGAAGACATCAACAACCAACTCACAATTAACGACATTGCGCTTGCTCGAGATATTATCGACACTGCGGTCAGGCGTGGTGCCTTTGGTGCTGCTGAAGCAAAACACGTGGGAACCTTGTATGAAAAGATTGATCTGTTCATCAAGGCCGCTGTGGCTCAAGCAGAAGCAGAAGCAGCAGAAACTCAGCCTCGGGCTGAAGTGCCAGATTCTACAGAATCTACTAACCCTTAAGGAGGATATTATGGCATTTTTAAAACACATTGGTAAACACGGAGACCGTAAGGTTGCAGTTATTTTTAGACAAATTCCCGGCGACGATCATATGTGCCTGTGCATCTATCCTGACTTACTACCCATCAGCATCCATGATCCACTGATGAAAGTCTTGGAAAGTCCAGTAGGACAAGCAGCTGAAGAGTTTGCTGATGCTCTAAACAGAAACATCTTGCCCGACGGTCGTAATATGCTGCAAACACTGCATGCTGAACGATTAATGAAACGTGTACAAACTGAACAAATTTTGATGACCCCGAACATGAACTCTAATGTTCGACTCAACGAGCTCAACAAGATTCTCAATGAAATGAAGAAAGGTGAAGATGCTGTGCGCAAACTGGCAGAGATTGATAACAGCCGTGGTATTGTTGATCCCAAGGTTAAACGTGCTGCTGAAGCTGCTTACAAAGCTGGACAACAATCACGCTCTGCACCAGTAGAAGCAGGGTACACTGCTGCACCCACAGACGGTGCATTGGATGACAAGACCATTGCTGCCAACATGCTCACACAGGCTGTGCGTATGCACAACGAAGCATCTGGTATGATCAACGAAGCAGCCAGAATGAAGAAAGAAGCTGAAAGGATGTTTCCTGGTGTGAAGATGATGGACTTGCCCAAGATGGTTCCAATTCCACAAATTGAAGTTGAAGCACCAAAAGTTGCCGCAGTGAAAAAAGGCCGCCCTGCAAAGGCCAAGGCTGCTGCCCATGCCGCTGAGTGATGAGTTCCTGGCCAAGTGGGATTATATAATTTCTGAAGTTGACAAAACCCAAGTTCCGTTAGAATGCATTAACAAAATGATTATCAAGGTTGATGGTGGTAAACAAAAGACCATCAATCTTGCTAGATTACGGAAAGATGGTCTTGACAATGATGAAGTTGAAGGAATCTTAAATAGAAATCTCTCAATGCTTGGAGAGTCCGTACGTACCATCGACTTTGTTGTTGATGTTACTACTGTAGCTGGCATTGTACAACCAGCCACCGATAAATTACTAAAGAAATTATGAACGTTCGATTACTCAGTCACAGCACACCAACGGCCGAATTTGCAAGCCAGGGCATCACTGATGCTCAAGAACTAGTGGCATATTGTGCCCGTGTATCTAATCCAAGCAATCAGCTTAACACTGACACTAGTGAAAAACTCATCCGATATCTTGTCAAACATCAACACTGGAGCCCACTTGAAATGGTGTCTGCTTGTATTGAGATTACCACAACAAGAGACATTGCAAGACAAATCTTGCGTCATCGCAGCTTCAGCTTTCAAGAATTCAGCCAACGCTACGCTGATCCAACAAAAGATTTAGACTTTGTGCTACGTGCAGCCAGACTTCAGGACACAAAGAACAGACAAAATAGCATTGAGACCAATGACGAAGATTTAGCATTGTGGTGGGATGGTGCTCAACAAGAAGTTATTGATTTGGTTCGTAAGCACTATACTCGTGCTGTTGAACGTGGTATTGCTAAAGAACAAGCTCGGGCCATCCTACCTGAAGGTAATACAGTCAGCAGACTGTATATGAATGGTACATTACGCAGCTGGATTCACTTTATTGAATTGCGTAGTGCCAATGGTACACAAAAAGAACACCAAGCAGTAGCCTTGGCTTGTGCTCAAGTTATTGCTGAAATCTTTCCAATGGGCTCAGATTTAGTAGGTCACTAAATAAGGAACATGATTAATAAAAAAATTCTTTGCATAGGAAACGAAACTGAACACAGCGATCAACTGGTATCAGCCCTTGCAACAAAAGAGTTAACTACTAATCATGGGTTAGTTTCCTCAAGTACATTCTGTCCAACACATGCCGGGTATTATCATACCAGCATTGCCGATATTGCAGCAGGCGCTATTGTTCAAGGTCTAGTCAAACACTTTGATCAGATCATAATGCTTGATCAAGATGTTGATTCTTACCCGCATTTTAAATCTTTTGTGAACACGTTCAGGCTCATGATAGAATTAGAAAAGAAAGAGTTCAACACAGACTTTAGAAATAACACCGGCAACAAAACTATCATGTATTGGTATAATTTATTAAACACCAATAAGAGCATGTGTGCGTATCCTTTTATAGGTTTACAAAATGATTACGGGTGGGTCAACTTGTGTCAGAAAAACCCTAAACCATTGACCAAATTAGAATCAATTGTAGATTGGCCCACTGCTCCGGGATTCACTCCTATTAGAAATAACATGATAGCCGGTATACCAATGCCGGACAATTGCAATATTTGTTATCAGCGAGAAGAACTCAGTGGTGAATCTGCTAGACAATTTGAATCACTTGAATGGTTCATACGATTGAGACTAAACAGTGTAGAAGATTTAAAAAGTATAAAAAATCCTGTCTATCTCGAAGTTCGTCCCAGCAACAAATGTAATATCATGTGCCGCATGTGTGATGGCAGATCTAGTCATTTAATACAAAAAGAAAATAAAAAATTTGGTTTTCCGTTAGTCTCGGACCAGTATCATATGCAAGGTACAGTACCTTATGACAAGATAAATTTTGATACACTACAACGTATACATTGGTCCGGCGGTGAAGCAACTGTACAACCTGAATTTTACGCATTCTTAAAGAAATGTATCAAAGAAAAACAAACCAGTTTTGATCTCAGCATCGGCACAAATGGGAAAAAAATCAGCGATACATTACTGGATCTACTGGACCAGTTTCCAAGTGTGACTTTTAGTGTGAGTTTTGATGGTTATAAAAAAGTAAATGACTACATCAGATGGGGCACAGACTTTGACTCTCTAAGAGAAAATTGCTATCGCATACTGGAGAAAGGTCACACTTTGGCATTTCAAACAGTGTTTAGCATGTACAATGCCACACGTATTCATGAGATTTACGAATTTTATGATCAAGATTTTCCTGGGCAAAATGCACTAGTGCAACCTGCTGGTATGTTTGACGAATACCTTGGTCCGTGGCATCATCCATTAAGACAACAAGTATTAGAGTCAATGTATCGTTGCAAAGACACACAAGTGTATTACAACAGCGGACGCAACACCAATAACTTGGTAGACGAAGTTATAGATCGTTACAACACATATGATTACAATCCTGCTATATTGAAACAATTTTTCCATTACAATGATAATTTAGATCGAGCAAGAAATAGTCGGGCAGGTGACTATATTCCTGAATTAGAACAAGCCAGAAAATATTGTTAATAGCAGCCAATCTAGTTGCAGACTAGTACACACCGTGCTATACTAGCACATGGACATTTTACGTGATTTAGATCGAGAACACCAAAAACATAGTAGACCCAGAGAAACCAAAATAATTGATGGTTCTGCGGTGACATTTTCTGACATGGTGGTACATCGATTCCGTATGGGAGACGTAGAGGATCCGGTGTTGTATGCTGCCGAACCCATATGTCAATGGCAACAAACCGAAGCTGGAAAATTTGTAATGGAAAATGCTATAGAATCACCCTGGTGGGTGCGTCATGTAGATCCGACCTCGTATGGATTTGAGTTTGCAATTATAGCGCGGATGAAAGAATCTGACCAAACTTTTTACACATTGAAATATGTTAACACCCAAAGTTGAATTCATAGATGAACAAGACATAGTTTTGCCACCTCCGGTACGCAAGCAAATATGGAATGGTACCAAGTTTGTTCCGTTCTTGCTGTATCGTAGAAAAGGTGCTCCTGATAATGAACGAAGAGAATGGTTATGGAATACGTATGGAGGTCCAGGTGTGTACAAATATGGAAGTCATTGGGATTATTCAGATATCTTCGACGTTACATACATGGACGATAAAGTCTATATGTTTTACACAATGAAATGGGGAGCAAAATGAAAATATTAGTCACAGGCGGACTTGGATTGATCGGGCACAATGTGGTCAAACGACTACAGGCACAATCACACACAGTATCCGTGATTGACAATCGCACCACATACGGAATGATTCCACAGTCTGAACTTGATTATTTGATCGGTGAAAGACTGAAGAAAATAAAGCTATCACCATCACACTTGTATACCCGAGATATCTGTAATAGAGAATCCATCGACGACATATTTGAAATTGAGCAGCCCAATGTAGTGATTCATATGGCGTCATTTCCACGGCAGAAAGTTGTGAATGCTGACCCTGCATGGGGTTCCAGGGTCATGATGGAAGGATTGATCAATGTGCTTGAGAGCGCCAAAAAGCATCATGTGAATCGAGTTGTGTATATTTCCAGCTCAATGGTATACGGTGACTTTGTGGATGATGTTGCTGAGGATGCTGTATGTAGGCCACAGGGACAATATGGAATTATGAAACTTGCAGGAGAACACCTTGTTAAAGACTATACTCGTAGGAGATGTTTTGATCATGTTATACTTAGGCCTAGTGCTGTATATGGTCCCTTGGACGTGGAAGACCGTGTGGTATCAAAATTCATGCTCACAGCAATGCGCGGCGGAGTGCTCCGAGTTAACGGATCAAGCGAAACACTAGACTTCACTTATGTGGATGATGCTGCTGATGGTGTAGTAGCTGCTGCACTTGTGCCTGCTGCTACCAATCAAACGTTCAACATTACAAAAAGCCACAGCGTGAGCTTGTTAGAAGCTGCCAGGATGATTATTGAGATTGTGGGCAAAGGTTCAATTGAATTGCGTGACAAAGATGCAGACTTTCCATCACGTGGTGCATTAAACATTGATCGTGCTAGAGCAGTATTGGGATACAATCCTCAAGTTGATGTTGAAGAAGGTTTTGAGAATTACTATGGCTGGTTGAGTAAATCAAGTTATTTTACAGAACAATTATCAAAGTGATATCGTTTCATATTACTTACTCCTCCAGTTTTTCCGCAATTTGGGCAAACAACTAATTGTTGCGGGCCTGGAGGATTCTTACGAGGACCACGTGGTCCTTTTAGTTTTGCTTTGCGGGCGTCTGCCTCGGCGCCATATTTTTCTTTATATGTTATTCCCTGTAATGGATGAGACCCAGACAAATATTTCTTTTTCATTGTGTTAGATTGTTTAATTTTTGCTGATTCGGAATGTTTGTATCCAGCACGAGATTCCCTCCACTTTTCAATAGTTTCTGCTGATCTTATTTTTCCTTCTGCATATTTGTTTCCTCTATTAAAGTTACTTCGAGCAATACTGGCAGATTTTTTCATTATTTCATATTGTTTTGATGTAGGTCTATGTCTTTGTTGATGGTTATTTGTTGCATTAAACGAGTTAAATGCATAAAACATTTTCCATTGGAATTTACCTATGGGCAACATCTTAGTCAATAACCAATGGCATATAAAATGTTCTCTTGCGGTAAGTGCTACAAGATTAGATGCATCGTTTAAACCACCTAGTGATTTAGGAATAATATGATGTCTTTCAAAATAACCAACCATTGTCCTTGCTTTTGCTCGATCAACTATGTTATAATAGCATTGAGTATATTTGTTCTGTAAATACATAATGTTATTTATCAATCATTCCGTTTATTGGCTATTAAATGTCTAATCTTACCATTCTCTTTACTGGGCTCCAAAGACAGTATAACAATCTCCGTGAGGAGATCTTGGATGCAACTGACATAGTGTTGCGTTCAGGAAATCTCATGGATGGCAACTACACTGCTGAGTTTGAGTCGTGGCTGGCCAAGAAGAATCGTAATGTACATGCAGTAACCTGCCATTCAGGAACACAGGCGCTGGAGATCATTGCCAGTTACTGTGCTGATAACATTCGTGATGCAGGCAAGACTCCCACAGTATTGGTTCCAGCCATGACATACCCTGCCACTGCCAATGCATTCATGCGAGCAGGATGGCAAGTGGAGATTGTGGATACTAACACATATGGATGTATGGATCCTGCATTGATCCGGGATGATCACACTCGCAGTTATGATGCTATCTGTGTGGTAGGCCTATACGGTGCTGCACTAACGCACAAATGGTATGATATGACTGATTGTTTGATTGAGGATGGTGCGCAGCATTGGCTGTCTGACAACTGCAACCGACAAGCCCCTTTTACTGCCATCAGTTTTGATCCTACCAAAAATCTCTCCAACTACGGCAATGGTGGCGCAGTGGTTACTTCAGATTTGTATTTGGCTGAATATGCTCGTAATTGGTGCAACAACGGTAAAGCTGGTGGGCATGCTGTTGCAGGTACAAACAGTCGCATGAGTGAGATTGACTGTGCGCAGATGATGGTTAAAACTCAGCATCTAGATGCTTGGCAACTGCGCCGAAGTCAGATAGCAAGATACTGGATGGCTAGGCTTGAAGAAAAATCCATCCGATGCTTGATTGATGCTACCAACTTTAAGGGCCATGCGTTACAGAAGTTTGTGATCGAAGTAGACAATCAAAGCGAATTGCAACAACGACTTGCTGCTGGTCAAATTGAAACTAAAATACACTACAAGAATCCTTTGCATGAACTAACTGCATATCAAGATTGTAAAGGACCTAACTTGCTGAGTGTGAGTTCAAGTCTAGCACGTCGCTGTGTCTCATTGCCATTCTATCCTGAACTCACTGACCTGGAAACTGACTATATCATTGATTCGGTGTTAGCTGCCGTTTGAAGAACGCATAGCTGGCCAACCACTCCCATTCGTAGCTTTTCTTTAGTTGATCAAAGTCACCGCCTACTTCATCATAGTAGTCTAGGGCATCTTGTGCGCCTGCTGCACTTAGTTCACTGCGGGTGTGTTGATTTGGTGTTAGCCATTGCTGTATACGATATTCATTTTCCACATCAGGCAAGCTGGCTCTCAACTTCAACACTTCTCTAAAGGCTGTACGCCAAGTGCTCCAATCCGATGTGTTATAAGCAGCTATTCCACTCACAATAGGAACCACTTCGTGCGGTGAATCTAGTGTAAAGTCTAATCCAACGCCTGGGTTATCCAATACCAATTGCCGATTGTATGCAATCATGGCCTGATGTCCGTATGTCAATTCATTGCATAGATTTCGAGCATGGAAGATATAGTGCTTGGCTTCTTGCATACGATCAGGTTGCCATGAAAAGTCAAAATCAATATCCACTTCCAGTTTGGCAAACACAGCAAAGAACCAAGGTGTTGTACTGACTCTTGCTGCTGCATGATATGCTGCTGCACGGCCGTTGATACTGTCTACTCGTACAAGTCGATTTTCTTTGGGCAATAAAATCAAACGCTTGAGATTGTGTTCAGCGTTGGATTCTCCGTTGGAGATGAATACAATATCCATGAGTGGATCTTTCAGCATTAACTGTGTTTTGTCAATGTATGGATAATCATACAATTGTGTTTTTATGTATGGTATGGCAGACTTTGGAACAACTACACTGCTGGCTCCTGGATTCAGCGGAACTATAGTCTTGGTTTGCTCTCTCCAAAGTGGCACAGTAACCAAGTTGGTACTTAGATAGTCTGAATTGGTAAACACTGCTAACGGTCCTGCAAAATCTTTAGTTTTAACTGCATCAATGTGACAGTCCTGATCATGTTGGACCACAGGCATGGGTCTACGTGGTATTGAGGTATTGATAAAATTGCAATCATACCATTCTAACAGTGCAAATTGTTCTGCTCTATTTGCAAAAGTTGGAACATGCATAAAGAATGTGTCACCAAACTTTTGATCGTCGCTGGCAAATACATGTAGCATACCAGCTTGCCATTGTTCAGGATGCCACGAAAAATCAAAGTTACTATAGTCGCAGATGCTACTGCATATCCATATAAACTCATATTTAGACCCAATGCTTTTTGCTATGCGTATAAGAGTATCTCTATAGTTGTCAAAATATCGCACACGCCGTGTGGTGTTGGGTATTTGACCAACTGCTCCATCTAAATGATCAATTTCATAAATGGCAGTAGCCACACGATCAGTGTGTATTTTTATTTGATCTACAAATTTGATATCTGTTGCACCTGCCACACGATATTGTGGACCGCCGGTGCGTTGATGTTGTGTACCAAATTGATATATGTAAGCCGGCTCTGTTGTGTCTGGATGCCAAGACCAATCAAATGATTGTGTATCTACTCCTGCAGGAACAGTCCAATGTGTATGGTCATCGAGACGTTGTAGCACGGGTGCAGAACAATAATTTGTATCAGTATAGCCTATCTTAGGCACAAGATATGTGCCTGAATCTTTTTGCCATTGACTGGGCCACACATGTCTTTGATGAGATTGCCATGGCACTGGTTCATAAAGGAAATCAAACCCTGTGTAATCCACTAAGTATGACACCATCCAGAAGAATCTAGTACGTGATAACTCCTGCGCTTGCTCAATTGACTCTACTGATTGTTCATGCAAGAACAATCCTGGTTTGGTTCCAATATAAAATATATCAAACATGATTAGAATTGACGAAATTTACGAAAATACATTTTTGTCGTGGGTTAAACAAAATTTACCTAATACAGCCATCTACTATCACGATACGTTTGGCCGCAGCGACCCCGAAAGCATATTATGTAGAAGTTTTAGTACAGCAAAAGACGAAACTAGTTTCATTTATTTCTTTGATCAAGAACCGTTAATCTTGGGGTATCATCAATCCACTTTTGATAGCGTTAAAGAATGTAACATGATAACTAATGAATATGGCAATAGAGTGAGAAAAAAGGGCATTGTTGTGGTCAGTGAAACTGCCAGTGACAACATGGATTATATATGTAAACAACAAGAATTGCAACCTTTTTATTATTTCTTTCATGGGTGGGCTGTACTAGATTGGTATCGAGGATATAATCGAACTTTTTTAATAACTCCCTGGCAACAGAGACAAATTAAAAAAACGTTCTTTAGTGCAAATCGAATCATTGGCGGACTTAGACAGCATCGAGTATTGATGTTGTATCATTTTGAAAAACTAGGCCTTATGCATAATTGGATAAGTGCTAGTGCAATATGTCCAGCTGAACATATCGATATCAAAGAGATTGCTAATCATTACGTCAACCAGTATCCTGACATTGTTGATGTTATTAGCAAGATAGATCTACCCAAACTATTCCCCGGTGAGGACACGCCTCGAATGAGTAGTTGTTGGTTAGATCAATTTGAACTCTGCGCTGAAAGTTTGGTGTATCATGTGACAGAAACTGTGTATACCGGACGCAGATTACAGCTTACAGAAAAAACATTCAAACCCATAGCACTAGGTATGCCATTTGTACTCACAGCCACGGCAGGCAGTTTAGAATATCTTCGCAGTTATGGGTTTAAAACATTTGGAAATTTTTGGGACGAAAGTTATGATCTTGAAATTGACGATTTTGCCCGAGCTGAAAAAGTAGCTGCGGTATTGAAAAAATTAGATGACTTATCTACCTCTGCAAAACAAGAATTATTCGAAGCATGTTGGCCAATCATTGAACACAATTGGAACTGGTTCTATCAAGGTAACTTTGAATCTGTATTGTGGCAAGAACTGTCAGACATGTTGTATTCAATCAAATTATATTTGGCCCCATGATTTATATAGCAATTGACCATATCCATCCAGTATCACGTAGGCCTATGCCCAATGGAATACCCGAGCATCAGCACGATCAGTTGGATTACATGGATGGTCGACGTTTAGATTTTCCTCGAATTATTTACTATCTCCGCGATTGCAAAATATCTTCTCGTATAATTAGTACCGCCGATGCACCCAATCATGCATGGTATCCAATGGTGTTAGGATGGTTTGACTTTTCACAAGACTATTTTGGTATGATCAGCAATGCTGCTTTTATGCGTATAAAGAAAAAAGAAATGAAACTGGTATTCACTTATCACGAAGGTGACCATCCTGGTTCTATACGCAACCGACTGGATGATCTTTGTCAGCAGTATAACATTGATCCTGAATTAGTATGGTTGATTTCTGGTAATTCCTCCGCAGATCAATATCACAATACTGTGTACTGGCCTGAATTGGAATTCATGTACTGGCGTACTGTTGATCGTGAGTCGGGGGCAAAGTATCATTTGAATACAAGATCACGTGCGTATACTGGACTGTGTAGAATTGACAAACTGTGGCGCAAGGTATTCATGAGTGAGCTGTGGAGTCAGGGATTACACAATCGTGGATACTTTAGTTACAATCAACATCTGTTGGGGAGTGAAGATGATTACTTTGGATGTGCATTAAACAACAATTATCTTGCTGCAAGTCAATCAAGAGTGGATGATTTTATTGCGGCAGGCCCGTTCCGTGTGGACAATCTTGATACTGTTGCCCATAACAAATACAATCTCAACATGACAGAAATGTATTCTGACAGTTATTTTAACATTGTGTTAGAAACCATGATTGATGTAGATGCGTCCAGCGGGCAGTTTGTTACAGAAAAAACATGCAAACCCATATTCAACAATCAATTCTTTGTGGTAGTTAGTTCGGTTGATCACCAAAGACACTTGCGTGATTTAGGATATCGGACCTTTGGCCGTTGTATAGATGAAAGTTATGATTCAATTTCCAACAATCAAGATCGATTTGAAGCTGTGTTAGAATTAACTAAAAAGTTAGCCAGGACCGAGCTAGACCAATTGCATGAGTTATATACGGAGTTGGCTCCCGAGATACAACATAATTCTCAGATATTCATTGAAGGTATGGGGTATCGATTACAAGCTGTAGTAGATCGTATTAACTACAAACAGTAATGCCATACAAACGCTGAAATCTATCTGCATCTGCACGATCATTTACCATTGGTTCTCCACGTATATTCAAGCTGGTGTTTAATAACATAGGACAGCCAGTCATGAAATGCCATTTTTCTAATAGCAATCGAATTCCTGATCTATCTGCCGGAACTGTCTGTACACGACTGGTGCCGTCATGATGAACAATAGCAGGAAATAATTCTGGATTTCTACAAGTGGCTACCACTTGCATGTATCTGCTGTTGCTCCAATGTTTGGGCATATCAAAATATTGATCAACGTATTCTTCAAGGATAACTGGTGCAAATGGTCTAAACTTTTGGCGTCGTTTGATTTCATTCACTTTGTTCTTGATTGAATGTCCTCGTGGATCAGCTAGTAGACTTCTATTGCCTAATGCTCTTGGTCCAAATTCTGCACACCCTGATGCAACACCAACAATGCGATCAGTTAGTAGCCCGTCAAGTATACTGTTAACAGGATACTCACCAACAATGTTGTGCCCGAGAAAAGCAGTATCCCACTTGAGATGGCGGCCCATTCCAAGAGCTGCTGCACCAAGACTATTGCCAGCATCCCCAGGATTAGGCATGATCCAGATGTTTTTATAGAACGCTCCTAGCTGGCTGTTGGCCACACAGTTCAACGCTACTCCGCCTCCATAAACTAGATTACGACTGCGTCCTATCATTCTAGCACGACTGATAATGTTGCGTATCAGTTGCTCTACTAGCAATTGTGCGCTGCAAGCAATATCCATTGGGTCAGCATTGGGCAAGAAGTTATCATCAACTCCAATATGCAAATTTTGCACGAACTGAGAATTATCTTTAGAATTCACCAGTTGCTGCTGCATTTCACGCAGATACTTAGGCTGGCCGTATGCTGCCATTCCCATGAGAATGTATTCTTCGTCTAAGGGTCGGAGTCCTACCCGTCGAGTCATAGCTGAATAAAACAATCCAAGGCTATGTGGATATTGCTGACTCCACAATTTCTTGTACTGGGCACAACCAGTGTCATCATTGTATGCTGCATCCCATATGGACACTGTGTCAAACTCACCAATGGCATCTATCACTACCACTGTGGCATCATCGTACGGACTGGTTTGGAATCCTGCTGCTGCATGGCATAGATGATGTGCATGTGTATGTATACGTGGTCTATTCAAATCATTGTAGGTATTGCCTAGTAATCGATTCCAAGTTGGCCATTGAAATCCTTCTCCGCTACGTAGCTGTCTAAATGCTTTTATCCAGGGACGTTCATAATAGTGATATTCAACTTGGTCCGAATCAACATGTGCTAACGCATCTAAAACTAATTCAAGACATATATCTTTATCGTGTTTTTTTTTGCTATAGCGTTCGCTATGTGCAGCAAACAAAATATCGCCAGAAGAATTCACTACACTGACAGCAGCGTCATGAAATCCAGCTGATATTCCCATGTAGTTCATTTATAGATAAATGGGTCTCTTTTGCGCAGTTCTTTTAATTTTTTACGATAGCGAATCTCAAGGGTAATCTTTGCCCATAAACGTTTTATCCAGTTCATTTTAATTTCCTTATTTGTTGTTGATCATAGTCCGGATCAGTCCAGTTATACTCATATGTAGCGTCTGATTCAGCTGTGCGTATTTTATATACATCTAGATGTGCTGCCAACTGCGTCCATATCTGCCTGTAATCTGTGGTTCCAAAGCTGCGTAGTAGATCCACTTGAGCTATCTTAGGATGGCCTATGGTTAACAATTTATCTTCAGGATCAAACCCATTTTTTACTAACCATTCTCGAAACTCGTTGAGTATTTTAATCTGCCAAGGAAATGTGCCTGGGTCATTGGCCCATTCAATATCAAAATCTCCAGCAGCTTCAGTCTGTGCTCGCATTGCAAGTGTAACTAGTTCTCCTACCCGACTGTCACGTCCTTCATCATTGAATACTTCCCAATGGTGTTTGCCTACTGCTTTATTTACTCCCACATACACGCCGCCTAATTGACGATTAATTGTTTCAATTCCAAACAACTCATAATCCTTGGTATCTAACGTAAATCGTGGAGCCTTGAGCCAACACATTAGCTGCGACGGCCTGCGCCATTCAGGTGCGTCTTTTAGCTTACGCATACTTAATATCAAACTTTCAAGTTCATGACATAACAAATTCAACTGGCGTATATGCCACCGTGTGGTATCATCAGCGGCTGTGTAGTAAGGACTCATTGCTCCTGACACCCCTTGCAGATCTTCAAAGTATCTATGTAATAGATTCATGTGAGCATGGTTGGTCTTGCCATCCTCTGCTATTGTATTAGCCGGACTGTAAGAATCCTGTATAGTATATCCTAAATCTGCTGCATTTACAGCATGAATACTGCGATTAATTTGTGTACACAGATATTCTAATGTCCGAGCACTTTCAGTCCACCCGACCCAACAATAGTTTTTTTCTAAATGATAGTTGTACTCAAGTAGATGATTCAATGATGTCATCCACTTACGTGCAATACTGTTGTGATACACATCAATATACACAGTCAATATGTGATTATTGTTGCCGCGTAAATCTATTTCAATTGAATTGTTAAGCATTGTTCATCCACCATTTCAATACGTCTGGTCTTGATGCCAGGATATCTGTCATTGTTATCCGTTGAGTACGTATTTGTTCTAATTGTAGCACACGAGCACGACCTTGAGCAATACCTTGTTTGTATTCGTTGGGCCATTGTTCTTCAAATGTGGGTCGATTTTTTAATTGTATAAGTACATCTTGCATGGCACCGTGTGTATTGGGTATTAGTTCGTCCAGCCATGGTTCTAATAAGTGTCTTGGCAATGCCAATGGACTCATTACAATTTCAGGACCAAATGAGAAGATAACCTTAGCCAGGATATCTACATTTAATTGTCTAGCAAGTTCTGTAATGTTGGCAATTTCAAACATTCCAGGCAAGGTGAGAGTAAAGTCAATTCTAACTTGACGTGGGTGCTGTTGTATTGCAACTGCGGCATGAAAGTTTTCAAGCCATCGATTATAATCAAGCCCTGTTCTAATGTATTCCCCAATTGCACCTGTACCGTCAAGACTTGCACATATCTGCCAATCTCTAAGTTCAGGAAGAATGTCTCGATAGAGATTGATCCCACGGTATTCCATCCTGGACAAGTTGGTATTATATCTAGCATATACTCTGGGTCCATCTTTTAGTTCTATAATACGTTGCATGTATCGCCAATGCTGTTCGTACATCAATGGCTCGCCGCCAACCCAGTATACTTCTTCTACTCTGTGCTGTTCCACAGCATTACTAAATTCGTGTTCAATTTGACTGTCTTGAAACTTGGAAATTTGTTCTCTAACGTCAGGCTTCATCCAGTTGTTTTTAGGATCAGTCCAGTTGATCATGCTGTGAGTTTTTTGTTCTGTTTCCCATGCACTACTTAACATATCTCCGCAAGTTCTACATTTGAAATTGCACAAATTGCTGAATCTATAATCCCAGCTGACTGGTAATGTATCACAAGTACCATCCTCGTGTGTGGATGACATTAATTCATCATATTTGTGTTTAAATAGGTGCCAAAAGTATGTTCGATAAACATCAGTGTTTAACAACTGATCATTACACACTTCACATTCGGGCAACTTCTCTCCTGCCATCATACGTTTACGCACAGATCGCATGTGATCGTTGTTCCAGTGTTGTTCTAATGTGATAGGTACATATGCACCGGTACCAGATTCAGTATCTATATATTGTGTAAAGTTCTGAGCTGGTTCTCGACTGGCACAACACATACGTCTTTCAGTTTGTGGCGAGAGATATGTATGCACCCACGGTGCTAAACATAAGGTATCAGGTTTTAACATAGCCAAGTATCTCTGACAATTCAGGTGCTAGTTTAGCCAAGTTTTGATTTCTACGGTGATCTAATAGTTGAATCTGAGATCTTGTTTCTTTGCCATCCATTGATTCCCCGTTGTTCATAAAATTAATAATTCGTTCAAAATCTAATCGATATACTTCAGGAGTATCGCACATGCTGAGATAACTTGCAATTTCTTGCTTGGCATCTGCAGGTAGCCTTGATATTGAAAAATACCAAGCATCATGCATTATATTCCAATATACAAAATCAAAAGATTGCTCAATTATCCATTGTGCCACTTGGTCAAGATATCTCACATTGAATACATTTACTGTGGTGCAGCATTGCAACTGTAGATTAGGCAGTTGTTCTCGCAAGGATCTAAATTGATTTAAATTTTGTTCTACTTCTTGCCATACTGCATTACTACGTTGATATTCAAAACGCGGACCAATGTCATCAATGCTGAATGCTACTTCTACAGTTTTAAAGTGTTTCCATAGGTCAGGTCCACGATCAGGAAACAACGTACCATTGGTGTTATAATGTATCTCAACTTGGTCAGCTATGCCACGATTTATTAGACCTTGCAACATATCAAAGTGTTGATCAATCATAAATGGTTCACCGCCAGTGAATTCTATATGTCGTATATCTGTCAGTATCAAATCAATTTGCTGCCAGAAATGGGTATTTTCTCTAGGCCATGCACCTGCTTTCATCATCTTATAAGCATGACTGGATTTTTGTTCTGCTCTGGGCATGAATGAAATCTCTTCTCCGGCAAATTGCGAACTTGACCAAGGTCCGCAAATCCTACATTTGAGATTGCAGATATTGCCCAGTTTGAGATCTAAGAACATTAAAGGTTTTGTATCATGACTCCAGCTATCATCTAGGAGTGTGTGTTTAAGACGATCTAATGTGTGCATACGTTTAGATTTGCGGCCTGACTCTTCTTCGTTCCAACATTTGCGACAAGTTTTAGGCTGTTGTCCCGACAAGAACTCTGTTCGCAACTGACGCATGTGATTGCTATTTTGTATGTCGGCAAAGTCAGCAGTGTCCAATTTGAATTTGTTTCCGTTGTTGTCTAGAATTTCGTCGTCGGCCAAACAGCAAGGCCGTACAGTGCCAACAGGACTGGCTTCCATACTAATCCACGGTAACACACAGAATTTATTGTGGGGTAAGTTCATAATATGTCTAAATAAGAAAATAACAACCGCCAATTGGTAGATCGTCGACGATCCAATTCGTTGAGATACACATGTAATTGTTTTATAGAAAATAGATCATTATGAGAACTTTGCTTTAGCAAACTCTGTAACCCTTGCATGCGTGGAATAGCTTCTCTTTGTGCATCTGTATTTGTGGGCATGGCATTTAATATTTTTTCAAAATCATCTTTCCAAAAATCCCAAGCAAATATTTTGGGATGTTGAAACATGTGTGGCCCGGTATAAAATTGAAAATAGTGTCCAATATGTTTATATTTACTGTAGTGGGTTATTTTGTCAATCAATCCTGGCATGGTTTTTACAGTCATAGCAGTAACAGTCTGATTGACATTGAGTCGTAACCAGTCATCTTGCTGAATTGCCCAGGCAATTCTTTTTTCAAACTTATCTAAATCAAGTCCAGATCTTACATATTCTTGTTCAGGGCCCCAGCAGTCTATGCTGGCTGTGAGATCAAATACTCTTATGTTTCCTTTCATCTGTAATGCATGGATTCGATCCATATAATAATTCCACCATTTGTCAGGAACATTGCAATTACTAAAAATAGAAAATTCTAAATTTGGACTAGGATTGCGTTCTAATATATCCAGTACTGAATTCATCAGCTTGTGTTGTATAAATGTTTCCCCTCCTAGCAAATGCAGACGAATCAGCTGTTGTATGTTTTTTTCTAACCAGGCAAGAAATCGATCAAAGTATTTGTCGGTTGCTGCTGTAGGAACTGATACAATTGGTATTCTTACATTGTCCTGGATAAATTCACCATGCTTGAGATTTTCTTGTTCAATTTTGCTACTCAAAGATCCATTGCAATAAATGCAACTTAGATTACAGGTATTCTGAGCAAATATTTCTACTATGCGAGGTGTCACTGAAATAGCAGTAGGGTCTAACTCAAGTTCAGGAGGAGTAAGTCCGCGTATATCTAAATTATGTTGTCGATCGCTCCACCCACCTGAATTTTCAATCTCCTGGCAATATTCACATCCGCCCGTGGGCCATTTGCCTTCCAGCATGAGTTGACGGTCAGCAAGTTTTTTAGGAATATTATGAAAATTATCAAAATTATCTAGTTCAAACGGTATTGGATCTACACGATGACAACTGGCTGTGGCAAGTTGATTGAGATAGATTGTGCTCCAGGTCCATTTGCTTTGACAAGCTGTGGCAGTTTTGATAGGAAACATTATGCCTTGTTTACGATGCTGTTTAATGTATGCGTCTAGCTCTTGGTGTATCTCTAATTTTTCTCCCCGGGATCCTTGCAAGAAATCAGTATACAACGGCCAATCAGGTCCAGCTATTTCTTTATAATCTGTTTCAGTTATATATAGATGTAGATTTTTTTCCATATATTAATCTATAATAAACTTTGGAGTTCGGGTATAATATCTAACAATTTTTCTGAACGTATATTATCTAGTTCATGAGTCTTGCGCCAAAAAGTATCAATGAGATTAGTGTTGTCTGTGGCCATCATAAAATTAATAGCCGACTCAAATCCCGACGTGGCTCGATTTAGTTTATCTTTTGTGATTAACCATTCTAAGTGTTCTTGATATTTCACCCGCAGACGTTGCTTGTACTTGATAGGAGCAATGTCAATTCGATAATATTCTGGATCTTGCAATATGTTTACATTGAGATCTTGAGGTTTTATGAATCCTCGTTTGACCCAGTCTTGATGGAAATCAGGAAGATGCCATGCATTCATTATGCTAAGAGTGGGGGAGATATAGAAGTCCACTTGTGGACACACTTGCAACATCTCAATCCTATTTTGCTCAACTTGTTTCCAATCTGTACCTTTGCGTATGTATTCAGCATATTTTCCTGAACCATCAAGACTGGCACCTACTGATACGCTATCAAATAGTTTCCAATATTCAAAAACACTTTTACCTTTAAGATCTGTATGTGTGAAGTTTGTGTTGTAAATCAATCTAACCTCAAATCGTTCTCGACGAACAAGTTCGTCCAGGATTTGATAATGTTCTTCCATTAACAAAGGCTCGCCACCGGCAAAGTATATCTGTTCTACATAATCAATGTGCGGCAACAACTGCTCCCATACATCAGTTTCTGTACGCCCTGCATAATTCAATACCTGATTTTGTTTTTTCCATTCGCTGCCGGCCAGTTTGGATTGATCTTGATACCATTGGCTAGAGAAAATATGGCCACAACTACGACATTTGAGATTGCAGAGGTTTGAAAAACGGATATCCCAATATATCATCTCAAATCTATCTAATGTTCCGTTATCTTTTGTTTCTGCAATTCGATTAATTAGATGCCCATGATGTTTATTTGCTGACTTCCTTCCTGAGAAGAATCCAGAAATTTCTTGTTCATAGCATTTAGTACAGGCAGTGCTGCTTTTCTCAGACAACATGTTTACTCTAAGCTGCTTCATTGGGGTGTCATTCCATATTTCTGACATGGTATTAGTTCTTAGATTGCCTACTTGACCTACAGGATCGCTCATGCAGCATGGAAATGCTTGTCCGGTAGGCCAGGCATGCAAATGGGTCCACGGGTACATACAAAATTTTTCACTGTCTGCTAACAAAAATTTCTCACGTTCACTTAATTGATTTAAATTGATCTTGAGTGGATTAGAGGATCCATATTGATATATTTCTTTTTTTCCGGAAGGATGGTGTTTGACAACCACAGGAACATTGGTTCCTTCATCAACATACATACCGGTGATAGGAATAACATCCGAACTAATTTTGGTCACAAACTCAAGTTCTTGATTCAAATTAAGATTGTTGGATAATATGATAATAAAAAAGTTGCTAACATCCACTTTGTTGGCAATTATTTGCAGATTTTTTAAGATAAGACCCACACTGTCATTTTTTACATATATATCGCCACTTTTTTGGATAAACAAGATGCGCTGATTATCGGTGTATTCATCTCTGTGTATTCTTTTAAATTCTGAATCTAACCAAATCTGAGCATATTCATAAGACATGCTATGCCAATGATCAAGTTCAACGACCGCAAGTATATCATGCTGTTTTTTTAATTGATCAATTTGTTCTTGAAATGTCATAATGAGTTGTACCAAGTTTTTAATGCCGGAAATACCATGCCAAAGTCTTTGCCGCGACGTTGATCATATTGTGTATAAAATTGCTTAAAGTCGTTGTGTAACTTAGGCATTTCAAATGATTCACTATGCGGAGTTTTTACCACGTCAAGATAATCAATCAGTCGTTGTAACTGGTTAATTTCATGTTCATGCAAAGATTCACTGTGTTGATTAACCACAAGCCAGGACTCTAATGTGTGTGCATACTGCATACGTAAATTGTCGGGCAATACCAATGGTGATTGAAAACTAGGAAAGCGCAGTATGTTCAATGTAAAACTCAATGCATCGCGCCCATATTCAGTTTTCCATTGCAACATGCATTCTAAAAATTGATCTAATGTATCCAGGCACAATGCATTGATTGTGTTCATTACATGTATACCTCGAAATTTTCCGCTGTCCAACAGTCGTTCTACATTGTTGGCCCAGTCATCCCAGACCAATCCATCTCTAATGTATTCGGCTTGTGCCCCAATGCTTTCATTGGAAGTATATATATCTACCTCGAGACCTTGTATACTGGTCATTAGCCGATCAAGATCTACTGCTGTGCCCAAGTTTGAGTTGATGGCCAATCGTGTGTGACTGCGCCCGGGATTGTTTTTGAACCAGTCAATTAATTTCCAGGTATCACCACTCATCAGTGGCTCGCCTCCGGTTATTCGAAGTTCTTGTAGTGTTTGATGAAGATCCGTTTCCCACCATTTAAAAAATGCTTCAACATAGGGATTAGATTCACCAAACTTATACAGTTGACTAGATTCATGTATATGAGTAAAGTGATTGCGGCCATCACTAACCAACCCTGTGTATGCTCCATGCTTTCGTATATCATTGACCCAGGTACTGCTGAAAGCAGGATTGCAATAACTACAAGCAAACTGGCAAGTGCGGTCAAACGCAATTTCAAGTGTGCGTAAATTGACATCTTGATCAACTGGGGTGTTAAAGGCTTCATTTAATAACTCTATAGGGTAAATTTTACTCTTGTACACACGGTCACTGATGGCATCACGTCCAATGTCTTCGATCTTCCAGCAATATTCACAGCCCGACGGCCGATCACCATGCTGCATTTGATCACGTTCAAATTTCTTTTTTGTGGTGTTATGTAATGCTGATGGATTGTGTTTGATATCATTTACGTTTATAGCATGAGCCGGGGGATGATGACAACTGGTAGTCATGCCACTGCCTAACCAGATGGTAGCATTGTACCATTTGGCTGCACAAAAACTTTCACTTAGATTGTCTAGTACAGTGCGTTTAAAATCTAAATCGTTCACAAGTTATTTTGTATAAAGTTGGAGAAACGGGACGGAAATTCATCACGTATCTGTGGGCCTATATCAGCCATATATTGTTGATTATACTTACTTATTGACTGGGCTGCGACCAGGAATTGATTCAGATCGCTTGAACATAAATCTTCAACCACTTGTGCCATTCGGTCTAACCGATCTTGATTGTTGTCTATTAGATCAAATGATTCGTCAATGAGAGTGTGATAAGTTTTGAATCCCATGTTATGTAGATCTCTATAGAATCCACGATTGGCCACAACCACAAACGGGTGACCCATAGCAATGGGTTTATAAATCTTTTCAGTCCGAAAACTATAAGGATAATCAAATACAGTTTCAGTTACCAAACTAAAATAGGTATCAATGTACGGTTCGGCACGAATGTATACATCGCCCCACTGGTTGTTGAACAGTTCGTGCTTGATAAACGATTGTTGATATTGATCTTTAACACCGTCGAGATATTGTTCTACTTCATATTCAACTGGCAATAGCTGTATCTCGGATGGTCTGCTTAGTAGATCAGTTTGATATGTGTGATGATATGCAGGAGTTGTATCTAGATTGGTCCAAAGTGCATGTTCCAATAAATGCGCATCACGCATCTTTTCTATCATGTATTTTCTGTGAGGACGAGTGCGTCCATTTAAGAATAAAAATTTGTAAGGTTTGTTTAGTTTATGGTATATTTCATCTACACGAGTACCTTGCTCAATATTTTGTTCATAGCCCGAGACTCGATTGAGATAGCAATCGTAAACCAAACAATTGAGTTCAGGTTCCATCTCCCCGCCTCCTATCAACAGTAATTTCCTTTGAGCAACTAGCTCTAGCAGTCCCAGTCGTTGACATTGAAGTTTAAGTACAATCGACCCTTCACTTGGGTTGGCCAACACAGGTAAAAAGAATCCTGTAGTGGCCAATTCTTTTATCTTTATGTAATGTTGATTTACTGTTTGTCTGGCAAAGATTGTGATTGAATTGGCCTGCGGCTCATGCTGATCAAAATCCCAAAATGTATCATCTACTAGATGTTTGATTTCGGGATAAATTTCGCAGGCGGTATCGCAAATGATCTTTCGATTATCTAGCATGTAAACTACACTGTCTCCACCAAGTGATCATTTCTGGAAAGGTGTTTTCAAAGTTTGTACCTCTACGGCGGTCGTGTTCGGTAAAAAATCTATAGAAATCTGCCTGTGCAGTGGGTTGCGGCGGTGCCGACCTCATCCAGGCTATGTCACGTTCAAGACGTTGAACTTCGTAGTCTTTGAACCCGTGAAACGGATCATCAGCAGTTTCAAGATTTGCCAACATAAAGTCTCTGGCCTGTTCTAGTTTTGAAGCATAGCTTTCTGGTAGGGTCTGTAGACTTTGCCAAGCAGGTTGGCGTAGTACAGGCGTGTCAAACCATACACGTTGATATGTTTTACTGTGTGTGCAACGTAGAGCCAGTATCCATTGCATCAGTGGCAAAAATCCTGTTACACTTAGATTGTTCATGGTGACAATAAATGTAAGACTGTTGCGATAAGGAATGTCCGTGAGATATGTTTCTACATTGCGTTGTAATCTTTCAAAATTCAATCCATGACGTATGTATTCAGCTTGAGGTCCTATGCCTGAATCAAGACTCACATACTGCATGAAGTGTTCAATGTTGGTATTACATAGTCGTTGAACATGGTCAAAGTATTTTTGTGATAGTTCGGGCTCTACACTAAAATTTGATGTGACTGCTAAATGCAAATCACTCTTGGGATGTTCTAACACATAATCAAACACTCGATAGGTGTTTCGATCCATCAAAGGCTCACCACCGGTCATGCGAAAGTGTTTGAGTTCTGGATACAGGGTGGGCCACCAGGACCAGAAGGCTTCTACATAAGGGTTGTGATCACGGGCAGGGATAGGCCTGCGATGGCCGCTAAAGTGCTCAGCAGCGTTATGAGGAACCAAAGTAGGAAAGGCGCCGTGGCGTTCAACTTCTTGTTGCCAGCTAGAGCTAAACTGTGGGCTACAATAGCTGCATTTAAGATTGCAAGCATTGTTGAAATTGACTTCCACATACGACGGTACAACATCTTCTTCTCCGGTTGAGTTTTTTATCTGTTCAAAATCTACTGCTGCCCAAGGTTCGCCGGATCTGTAATGACGATCACTCAGCCGGCCAAGATCTTCCATGTTCCAACAATAACTACATTCACTAGGACGTTGTTGTTGCAGCATTATCTTGCGTTGTGCTTTTTTATGCTGGGTATTATGCAAAGCCGCAGGATTGATTGCTATTGCATCAGGATCTATTGAATGCAATGGCGGATGATAGCATGAGTTATTTAACCCTGTGGTAAGATGTAAGCTGACCTGTTTCCATTTGGCCAAACATAATGCCGGACCAAGATCTGCATGCATCTGTTCAGCAGACGATAGAAAATTGCTTTTGCTCACAAGAATTACCAACCTTCTTGCTGACGTATCACATCTATTTCTCTTACCATTACACCACGGTTGTGCCAATTGCTGCGATAATGATGTTTGAAAAATGCACTTGCTTCTACTGTGAGCATGTGCATGGGCAGATCCAATTGTGTATGCAATTCGTTGGCAATGTTGTTGCTCACATGTTCAGGTTGTTCATCTTTTACAGTATTCCATAGTTCTGCTAATGCATCAAAATTTTGTACCTGTAAGTAATCCCAGTTTGTCAGCATGGTCATATATGTGCCTTGTCGGGCGCCAGCTATGGCCCAGTATCCGTAGTCTGCATCTGCTCCCACATTGTGCCAAATAGTAAGATGGTCAAGATTGCGTTGATGCACCCGAGCTTGAAATTCAGTCACAGTGGGTCTGCGACCACGATCTAAGCACATCTTTACACCTTCTCTAAATCCTGCACGCCAAGCATGGAATGCTGATCCATTAGGGTATGTGGTTGAATAGCAGTCATGCATGGACCAGTACAGCGGATCAAAACAAAACTCAACTTGTGTTTCTGTGCGACCGTCGGTGTTTTCATGTGTGTGCATGGCTTGCACATAGGTTCTGGTCCAGGAACTCAATCCACCATTGCCGTACATGAGTCCATTCACATGGTTACGTGCTTTCCATCTAAACACAGCATGTTCATGATCTTCAGTGGGGAATGACAGTGTTTGATTGAAGAATTTTGGATCAGGAAGATTGTCACCATCAATCAAGATAAAACGTTCTGTGGTGCTGGCATCAGCTGCTGCTTTATGGGCAGCATCACTGCCTTTGACCCCATCTACTCGTGTGGCCCAGGGCACCATATTCCTAATTTTAACCCAGTGTTCTTCCTTCTGTGGTTCATCATATGTTAGATAAACGCAATCCAAGTCTGCTATATCAATTTGTGTCAACGACATTTTGTTTTTTCTTCCAATATTGGCCAGGTTGCTGTGCAACCACAACAGTCACATCATTTGAATGGCAAAGTACACCAGACTTGCCGGGTACAAGTTTAGTTATTCTGGTTTGTCGCTGGCGTACTAACTTTCCGTCAACGATCTTGACTGAGTGGTCTTGTAATGCAAACTGCTCAGGAGTGATATCAATATGCTTACCAGGTAAATCTTCATGGCTATAAAATACCGGCTCGCCAACATCATTGTAGTAGAGTCTATAATACACAGGTTTGGGGGCGGGCCACTGAATGTTTTTCCAAACTTCCAAAAATTCTTCTTCAGTCATTGCGCCAATCCTTCTGATGGTAATGCACTGCACCCCACTGTGCTACAGTGTTGATTCTCAACGGATTCAATTCCCATACTAATTCTTTTGTCCAATCGTGTGTTTGAGTCGGAATCATATAGCGTTTCATGTGTACAATACATGGATATGTTGCAAAGGGCATGGTCACACGCTCCGGGCCCATGATCTGTGCTGCCATAGCATATACCAAATCAGTTGATGCAACTTCATCGGGAAATTTTAACAGAGTTTTGTAGCTGGTCCAATGTTCAAAAATCTTTCGAACCAATTGAAAAAACTCTTGTGCAGTTTCACTCACCCTCCAGTATGTTATAGCGTTATAGACGTCTGGTAAGTGGTTGGTATCAAATACTTTTCTGTAAAATCTGCTGTCGGCTGGTTGATCATAAAAGTTTCTAGCACCAGTGGATATCACAACATCCTGATGTTCAAACATAGTCCACCAATGATCTATAGCACTGGCAATGACCATATCTGCTTCCAGTTTGATAGTTTGTCTGAACGGGCTTGCACCAAACACTTGCCAATCATTGGCATAAGGATTGTCACTTGGTAGAAATGCAAAAGTTTTATGATAGTTGAATAGGTCACAATTGTATTCTTCAGCATTGGTTAACAAACAGATTTCAGCATCAGGATGGAAATGACGAATAGACCCAGCCAACTGATTGGCACAAGCAACATAGTCTACTGTGTCAGAGTTTTGTGCAGTAATAACATATCCGCGTTCAGACTGGATTGGCAATGATATCTCCTAGATGTTTCTTACCCATGGCATGAAAGTCCATGCTGTGCCAATCCATCTTTTTTGGTTGACCTTGATCTTGATACTTGATTTCAAAATGATCTGCACCAATCTGAGAGAGCACATGCTCGGGCAGCACACTGGCCAAACTCCAAGGTATGTTGTGTACGGTTAATGTGTGTCCGCTTACTATGCCCAAGGCAATGCTGAGTGCATAATCATTGCGATAATTGGAACCTTGCATGTGATATAAATCTCGGTAGTGTGTCCAGTTTTGTTTGACCATGTTCATACAATCAAAGATGTATTGTGCAGTATTGCTTTTACGGAACATCATCACTGTGGCCCACCACATGGGGAATTTATTCTGCCCAAAATAGTTTAGCCCTTCAAACTGATTGACAGCAGCAACGTCCCAGGCCAGGCGATGACACGCAAAGTCTTGCGACATATCAAGCACATTTTTTAATTCACTACTGCAAACAACATAGTCAGCATCTAGCACTAGGGTTTGATCCCAAGGAGTTAGACTATATGCATCTGTTCGGCCGGCATTGTACCATGTGATAGTTTCTTTGTAATCATCAAAATATCGTATGCCGTCGCTTGCAGGATC